TCTTCCGATCTTAATAGAGTATTATCATACAGTTTACTTTGTACAACTTTAGTAATATTACTTGTTTATTACTTACAAATGAGTCAATGAAAAAGTTATTACTTTTAATACTATTCACATCTTTATCATTTCCACAATCAACTTCTGATAAAGGTATTTTACTGATCAAACATTATGAAGGTTTCAGATCTATTGCTTATAGATGTCCTGCTAATGTTTGGACTATAGGACATGGTCATACTAAAGGTGTTAAATCAGGTATGATTATTAATAAAATACAAGGAGAAATCTTTTTAAAACAAGATTTATTAAGATTTGAATCTCATATTAAAAAGAATGTATATAGAATATTGATTCAAAATCAATTTGATGCATTAGTCTCATTCACATTTAATGTAGGATATAGAATTCAAGGTGAACTTAAACAAGGAATCAATTCAGGGAATACTTCTTTAGTAATTTATAAGTTAAGTTTATACAATAAAGCAAAAGTAAAAGGAATTTATGTTATATTACCTGGATTAGATAAGAGAAGAAAGAGTGAGATAGAATTGTATAAAAATAATATTTTAATTTTAAGATAAAACCATGATAAAGAAATATATTGAGTATACTCCCATAATTTTAACATTATTGATTATTGTTTATATAATTGTACTTAATGCTAAGATAGGAAGCTTAGAACAAAAATTAATAGATGTTACTATACAAAATAAAAAAGAATTAATTCAAGAGATTGTGAAATCTGTAAAATCAAGAACTGATTCAGTTATAATAATAGAACATTCTATTAAATATTTAGAATCTAAAAAACAAGAGATTAAAAATGAAGTTATTCATACTAATGATAATGACTCTCTTATTGCTTTGTATAAGAAGTATAGGTCAAATTTATAGTTTAGATTCTACTCACTTTGTTATTGAGAAAGAAGAATTTAAGCATATTATACAAATTAATATAGAGAAAAATTATCAAGATTCTACAATTCAAAAAAGATCACTTGAGGTTGATATTTTAAGAAGAATTGTAATTGATAAAGATGGTATTATAAAACTTCAAGATGATACTATAAACATTCTTAAAACTCAACATGAAGAATTAAAACCTCCTTTCTATGATCATTTCTATATAGGTGTTGGTACTACTATTCTAGTTTATCTTACTTACAAATTATTATCTAAATAAGTGGAATATGGAATGTCCTAGATGTGGATCTGTAAATTTGGTAAAATGGGGTAAACATAAATGGGGACAAAGATATAAATGTAAAGATTGTAAAAAATATCAAACATTTCAAGGTTCTGATCTTGAATTGCTTGAAGAGAATGTAAAATTAGCAAAAGCAAAACAAAGATACCAAGATACAAATAGGATTGAAAGAAAATCATTTAGGGAATATGCAAGAATAGAGAATGCAATAACTGAGTATGATAAAGAAATCATTACATTACTAAAAGAAAAAGATTTTTCTAAAGAAGTACTTTCACATAACGTTGACAGTAAAGCTGCTGCTGTCTTCCACTCTTCTGATTTACATCTGAATGAGTTAGTAGAAATGGCTATAAACACATTTGATTTTGAAGTAGCTAGTAAAAGATTACAAATGGATGTTGACATTTCAAGAAAGATTTATAAAGCATTTAATGTTAGTAATGTTTTAGTAGCATTAACAGGAGATATACTAAACAGTGATAGAAGACTTGATGAGTTATTGAATCAAGCCACTAATAGAGCAAAAGCTTCAATTTTAGCAGTAGATTTGATAAAGTCTGTTATTTTAGACTTAAGTAAAGATTTTAATGTTAGTGTTGCTTGTGTTACTGGTAATGAGTCTAGAATGAAAGATGAAATAGGTTGGAGTAATATTTCATTAACTGATAATTATGATTTTAATATATTTGCTATGTTAAAATATCTATTTAGTGGAAGTGATGTTATCTTTTCTGAATCTGGTGATTTTGGAGAACAAATCGTCAATGTAGGGGGTAAAAACTTTTTACTTTTACATGGTAATGAGAATGCTTTACAAAGCAATGTTGAAAAAGGTATTATTCAAATTTGTGGTAAGATTTCTGCTAAAAGGGGTATTCAGATACATTATGTTATTTTTGGTCATTTACATTATGCAAGAGTTGGTGATCATTTTGCAAGAGGTAGTTCTTTAGTGGGTGCTAACGCATATTCTGATGGAGCATTAGAATTAATATCAAGAGCAAGTCAAAATAGTTATATAGTGACAGAAACTGGTCAAATACATTCAATTGTTGTAGATCTTCAAGATGCTTCAAAATACCCAGGATATCCATTTGATAAATCTTTAGAAGCATATAATCCAAAGTCTGCTAGTAAGAATAAAGAAAGAAAAGTAATTTTTGAAGTAGTAATATGAAAAAAACATTATTTCCAAACTGGGTTAAAATTGTTATAGTTGTTTTAAGTTTGATTCTAGAATTCACATTCTCAACTATACCCGTCTTAACTATATCATTATTTTTAATTATTGCTTTTTGTCAAAATGTTGCTTTTAGTATAGTCTCAAGATCAAGAAATAGAGATAATATTGATTACCATATAATTTCTGCAATCTTTTCAAATGGTATTTGGTTTTTAACTTTTAGACTATTAGTATTAAATGATATGAATATTGCTTTATTTATACCTTACTGTATCGGTACTGTTGCTGGAAGTGTTTGGGGAGTTAAAATTTCAATGAAGATAGAAACATTTCTCGGTGCAACTTCAGACTCACATATTAAAAAAGAAATCAAATAAAATCCTCTCGATAGAATTTTATTTGATACCATTTATTATACTTTTATAATTATAAAGAGCCTATTGAATGAACAAAACAAAACAAAATGAAGTGAAAGATAAATCTTTTATTATAATTAATTCGATTTCAGTAATCAATTCTGAAGATTCTTCTTCAAAGAAAGCTGAAATTATTGCAATGATATCTGGGTGGAATGCTAATGGACTTTATTTTTCAAAAGATATAATAAAAGAAGTAGCTAATGCTATAATGGAGAAACCTAAATTATTTGTTAGGCATGATCCATATGCTCCTTTTGGTAGAGACCCTTTAGAATGGGCTGCTACTTTTGAATCTGCAGAATATGAAGAGATTAAAGGTATAGGTCAAATAAGATGTGTTATTAATTTCACAGATAATCCTAAGACTGCTTGGTTATTTACTGAAATTCAAAAAGATCCAAAAAATGTTCATTTATCTACTCATTTAAGAGGTATTGGTGAAGAAGAAGGTGAAGCAGAAGGTAGAAAAGGATTTGTATTTAAAATGTTAACTTCTTATCAATCTACTGATTTTGTATCATATGGAGCAGCAGGTGGAATTGCTATTAAAACATTAAATGCTTTAAGTGAGAATGTTGATTTACTTGAAGCAATCGAAAACGATCCAACAATACTCGAAAGTTTTAAAGACAAAAATTTTATTAAATCATTAAATAACTTAAAAGAAGGTCAAGGAGAAAACCCAATGAAAATAGAAGATATAAAATCAATACTTGATTTTAAAACTGGATGTCCTGATATTTACAATGCATTAGTTACTGAAATAAAAAATTCATTTAATACTGATGTTCAATTGACAGCTTTAAATACTAAAGTTACTGAATTGGATAAGAAGATTACTGAATTAACTACTGCAAATACTGAATTAACTACTGCAAATACTGGTCTTAAAACATCTGTTGATACTGTTAATGCTTCAAATGCAACTTTAAAAACAGAAAATGATGAATTGAAGAATAAAGTTGATGCATTTGAAGCTAAAGAGAAATTAGAAAATTGGAAGAAAGAAGTTGATACAGAAATCACAAATAGTAATATTCCTGCTCCTGTATTAACTGATCATTTTAAAGCTACTTTATATGGTAAAACTAAAATTGAAGATGTTAAAAAAGACATTGAAGATCGTTTAGCTATTTGCAATGCTATTGCTCCAACTGGTATTCAAGTTGGTGGAGCTCCAAAAGGCACAAACACAAATTCTAATACTACAAAGATTACTGATGATGAATTTGTTTCTAGTATGAAAGAGTAAATTTTAAAGAATTAATTTAATAATAAAATAAAGAGGTAAAAATCAATGATAGTAAAGGTAAGAAAAGATGGTAATCCACTTCTTGATTTAGCAGAGCTCCCTGGACAAACTGCTGGAGCTTGGGAAGTGGGTCAATTACTTTCTTATGAATCTGGTGATGCTGTAAAACTTGATGCTAATGCTGAAGATGCATCATTTTGCGGGATCTCACTTGATAAGAAGGTTGCTAATGTTACTTATCCAAATATTGTAGTTCTTACAAGATGTATTGCAGAGGCTGATGTTGCAAGTGCTGCTTACACATTTGGACAAGAGTTAATGTATGATGAAGATAATGATGTTTTGGTTGCCGCAAATGGTACTTCTACTATTTGTTGGTCATGGCAAGACACAGATGGTGCAAGTGTTACCAAACTGAAAGTTAAGTTTGATGTAATGCAATTAGGTAAACTTTTCCCAGTATCAGCATAAGGAGAACATAAAATGAAAAAAGGTGTAATCGTTCAAATGTTTAATTCTCTTCTTGGTGAAGCTGGAAATGATGCAAAGAAAGCTGGTATTATGTTAGCAAAGAAAATTGAAGGATTCTTAAGTTCACCAGATTCTGATAAGAATCATCTTGAATCTAAAGACTTTAATTTTGCTCAACTTGCTCATGAATTAATACCTAACCTTGAAGATTATAGAGGTGATCCCGATGCAGTAAATGTTACAAATGCTGTTAGATCATCTCAATTTCCTACAATTTCTAAAGTTGTCATTCACAATGAGATACTAAAAGCATATCAATTATATCAGGAAGGTCTTGATGATCTTGTTTCAGAAGGTAATGCTCAGAGAACTACTGAGGATACTATTGCAGGATTTACCGAACAAGAATCATTAGAGATGAGACTTGAAGGTATGGCTTACGAAGAGACTAACTTCGGTGAGAAGGATATCTCAGTTCGTATGGCAGATTTTGGTAGAATGATCAGTATTACCAGGGAAGCATTATATAATGATAGAACTGGTCAGTTGTTAAATAATGCAAAGAAAGTCGGTGAAAAAGGTGGTCAACACAGAGGTAAAATGATTGTTCAGACCATTGAATGTTTACCTCGTACAGCTTTTAAAGAAGCAACTGGTGGAAGTAAAGCTTTTGTTTATAAAGGTACAGCTTATCAGTATAGTGATTTTTATAATGCTTCTACTCACGTCACTATTGATGGAAGAGTAAATGCTAACTTAAAAACATCTAATCCTTTAGGGAATTATACTAATATTCAAGCATCATTGTCTTTATTTGATAAAATGAAAGACTCACAAGGTGATGAGATAGTTATTGTACCTAATACAATATTGGTTCCATCTGAACTTGAAGTTGCTGCATTCCAGATTCTTAATACTGCTAGTTATGTTCCAGTAGGTCCTACTACAACTGGATTAACTGAGTCAGGTAATTTGATTCCTGTTCATACTGCTAACCCTTATGGTCAAGGTGGATTAGCTTCATTTAAAGTTAAGAAGAGTAGATATATGTCAAGTACTTCTACTTGGTATATGGGTGATTTTGCTAATCAGTTAATTTGGTTATGGGTTTATAAACCAGCAACAGCTGCTTTGGCTGCATCTGCTGAGAAAGCATTCACAAATAATATAGTTTTGACATACAAATTCTCTTATCATGGTGGTTGTGGTCATAGTGATTATGTTAATATTGCAAAGAATACTGCATAAGATCTTTTCATAGCTCCTCCTTAGAGGCCATTGAGGATAAAAACTCTCTGGCCTCTTTTAGCATCACAACTATATTTTACTAAACAATAAATCTTAAAATTCACTATGAAAAACCTAATAACTTCTTGGATTGACATAATCAACACAGTACCTCAATATTTTAATGCAAATACAGGTATTTTGTTAAACACCACTAAAGGTGATATTTTTTCAATCATTCAAGAAGAAGAATCAATTGTTAGAAGTTTATTGGCTCCTTGTTATGGTACAACATTAGATGGAAACTCTTTAATAAAAACTAAATGTATTTCTATAAATAAGTATCCAGATTTTCAATTTTTATTAAATAGTATCAATTTTAGTATCACTAATAAATCTACTCAAAATTATAGAATTGAGTTTACAGGTTTAACAACATTTGAGATAACTTCTGATTATGACGGAATATTTACAGGTAATACTTTAAATAATTGTGTTATGACAGATATCACAATTAAGAAAGAGGCTTGGGGTAATTATAATTTTAATCCTGGTGATATTTTATTTTTAACTACTTATTATTATGATCCAACTTTAATATCAATTGTAACAAAATTAGCATCTGCAAAATTATTAGAAACTTCTTATATTACAGGAAATCCAGGTTCTTCTCCTCATGCAGAAATTCTTAGGAAACAAGGTCAAGGTTTGATAAATAAACTTATTGATGATACTAATGGTCAAATGCTTTCAATCTCAAGAGTTTCAAGAGGTTCTAACTATCAAGCAGTTGATTATTCTATTGATAGTTATGGTAATGACATAACAGAATATTCGAATTAAACCAAAGTATAATTTGGTCTTTTTATAATTTCTTTTAAACATAGTATAATATGTTATCTGAAAGTAACTTAACTTCTACTGCTGGATTATTAAAAGCTTTAGAATTTAACATCATCGAAAATAAAAAAAGTCAAAGAGAATTAAAAGATCTAGCATTGATAAATGTAGGTTTACCTAAAAATATAAATACTTATCCTTACCTAACAATATTCCCTACAAAAGAAACTATAAGAAGAACGTATACTGGTGGAATTAGTGATGTAATAAGAACGTTTAGATTTTCTGTTACAAGTTATACTAATAATGCTAAAACATCTATAGGTCAATCATCTGGAATTGTGAACAACTTAAAGAATCTATTTGAAAAGAAAAGATCTTCTTATTTTTGGAAAATCAAATCACTAAATACAGGTGAAACAATAATTTCTGATGTTGCTATAAAAGATATTGTTTCAAGTAATCCTATTAATCTAAAAGATAATTTCTTTATTACTACTTACATAGATATTGATTTTTTAACTCATAGTAAAATCAATTCTATTAGTAATTTTCATCCATCTGAATTAACAGAAACTAATCCAAAAGAATTAACTAAAATAACAAATGATATTTTAGAGAAATATAAAGATTCTGTTTTAAATGAAGTTAAAATGTTTAGGTATGGAATAATAGAACCATTAAATAATAGTAAATTTCCATTAGTATCAACTGTAATGGGTAATTCAAATATTACTCAAGAGTTATCCAGTGTTGATACTTATAAAGCAAATTTAACTATTTTATTGTTCAATGAAACATTTAGTTTTCAGTATAGTATATACCAAAATTTAGATATTATTGATAAAATACGTTCTGTTATTTATGGAAATAGATATTTTTTAAATAAATGTTATGATTATAAAATTGGAGATATAACTTATAATATTCATGAATGGAATGGTCAAATGTTATACGTATCTCAATTAGATATTGAAACAAAAAGTTATGAAAAATTAGGATAAATAATATGAAAGTTAAATTAATTAATGAAAGTACTGGTTTTGGATTTAATTCTGTTGTAGCAGAATGGTTAGCCCAGAACATTGAGAATGGTTTACTTATTAACAAAATTCCAACAGGTGAGATTATTGATATTCCAGATAAAATTGCTTTAAATTGTCATAATCTTGTTAATGTTGAAACTGGTGAAATTGCAAGTAAATTTTATTCTTTAACTATTAATTTAGAAGATTTAAAAAAATATAAAATTCAACATGAAGAATTAAAACCTCTTGAGAAATTAATAACATTAAAAAGAATTAATAAAAACAAAATAGGAGAAAAATAAATGAGAAATAATTGGGAAGATGTTTACGCTCTTGAGATATTCCCTTCAGGTACAACTTTAACACAGATTGTAGCTGGAGATCCAGTATTTGATGGAGTAACAACTAAAGGTGTTAGAGGTATTGTAGGCAATGCTTCTAAATGTATTTATAACTTAATTCCTGAAGGAGAACATCCTACAATAAAAGCTTCTACGGGGTTAGTTCAAAGTGATTTAGCAATAGGTAAATCATTAGATAATGTAGCATCATACACAGCTGTTACAAAAAAACCTGACAATCAAACATTTAATGTTTTGTATAATGCAAATAATTTATCTGCATTCTTTAAATTATTCTTTCAATCAGGAATTTCAATTGCAGCTGGGACTACTAATACTGCTCTTCAAATAATGACTTGTACTCCTTATCTCGATTCTGCACCAGTTCAGTATGGTAATTATATAAGATTTATGCAAAATTCTGGAGAAAGTGACGAAGTTGATGAAGTATTTAAAGGTATTATTGTTAAGAAAATAACTCTGAAAAGTGAAGAAGGTGGAATTGTTAATGGTGATGTTGAATTGATGGGTGCTGGATTCGACCAAGGTTCATTTGCTGGAGCAGCAAGTACTGGTAAATTAGCAAAATGTCAACCATTTGATCCTATTATTCCTTTAAGATTTGAAGATTTAACAGTTGTATTAGGGACTTCTACAATTTCTATTCCTAAATTTGAATTAACATTTGAAAATAATGCTATTGCTCATTATTATAATGAAACAGCAGCAAAGATTATAGCATTAGGTAAACTCCAAGTTTCTGGCACAATGAGTATTCCTTGGAATGATACTTCAAGTGAAGGTAAGAATAAACAAATTACCGATTATATTGCAAATCTTGACAAGAGCTTAAGACTCATTTGGGGTAATCCATTGGGTTCAGGTTCTTTAGAAGTTGATGTTTTAGCAGCTGATGCTAAGAATTTAATTTCTAATAATTATCTTGCAATAGATCTTAATATAAAAATTACTGATTATAATATGTCAGATATTGATGGCTTACCTATGATAGATATCACATTCAGTTCTGTACAAGATGAAGATGATACTAATGGTACTGTTACAGTTAGATTAGGTTATGCTATTGCTAATAATTCTTGGTCATAAAAACTTATAAACTATCTAAAAAGGAGATATAAATGATAAAAGGTATAAATAAAAAATCTATTCAATATGTTTTAGAGGATGATAGAAATTCACCTCTAGATCAGCAAACTGTTTTTAGTATAAGACCAAAAACAGGTCATGATTCAAATCAAACTCTACAAAGATATGCTGCAGCAGCTAAAGAAGGTAGAGGTGGAAAAAGAGAAATTAATGTTAATAAACTCGATTCTGCAGATGTTGAAGAGTTCTTAAATATTGTTGAGAAAGTTGAAAATTATGGATTCCCTGAAGGGAATAAATTCTATAATGATGGTCAACCTCAAACTTTTGAAGGGTCAGAAAAAGAAAAGATGATTGAAGTAGTCAATACTTTATCTTCTGATTATCTTCAAGAAGTCTTTGAGGCTGCTAATAATCTTAGTAGATTAAAGGAAGGCCAAAAAAAAGGCTTCAGCTCTTAACATGGTTCTTTCTTTTTAAGAATGAGAAAAAAGAACTTAGAACTGGTTATGATTGTTCTTTATGTACAAATGAAAAAAATCAATGGTTTAAAAAGAGAGCATGTTTCCACCAAGATTATGGTCAAGAAATATACTCTCTTGAATTTCCAGTCATTGATGAAGAAAGTAGAAGACCAACTGGGAGTGTTATTCAGGTTGTTAATTTAGAAGATGTTCTTGAATGGCTTTATGATTTAAATGAAAAATATTATCCTGATACATCTCCTTTTGAACTTCTAAGAAGATTCTTCCCATCTGGAAAAAAAGAAATATGTCTTACAGCTTTTGTAACTTTCGATTTAGGTTCTTTGATAGATTTAGAAGATAGTTGTTTTAGTTATCATTGTTTACCTTATGAAGGCGGATTATTGGATCAGCCTTTATATTTAATAGAAGCTTTTAATGTTATACGTTCAGAAAAGAATAAATATGATAATAAAAAGTTTGAAGATGGATTAAAAGATATTAAAAGTAATACTGGAAATGTTCCAGTAATTACTCCACCAAAAAGAAGATAATGAATAAAAGAAAACTCATATTAAGGCTTAATTTTAAAAATGGAAATTATGAAGAATCTTCTAAAAAAGAATTAGAACAGATTTTTTCAAATATTAAACAAGAATTTGATAAAAAGCAACAATCTATTATAAATACAGTCTCAAACGGGCCAAGTTTAGATAAGACATTCAGAGTTTTTACAAATAATTTCATCAAAAAGGTAAAATCACGATTCTATAGGACTCCTATAGAATGGCCTGCATTAAAACCAATGACAATAAAAGAGAGAAAATATCAAAAAAATCCTGAATTGTTTGAAAGAGAAATTTATAAATTTTGGCCTAGATATAAGAAAGACGAATTCCCTTCAATGGGATTTCCTAATACAATGTTAGGAGCTGCAACAGATGTTACTCCATCTTTATTAAGATCTGGAGCACTTTCAAGATGTTTTAATATTTACTATGATAGGAAAAAAGCTCAAAAGAAAGTGACAGGGAATACTTTTGTTATTCAAAGATATAGAACTTTAAGAAGTGAAATTAAAAGATTTCCTTATGCTAGTTTACAATTCCTCGGTGGAATTGGAACTGTATTTGGGTTAAAAAAGACAACAAATAAAAGTGATGGGTCAGAAGGGAAACAGATTTACATTCCTATACCACATGCATTTTTAAACACTATTAAATCAAATAGAAAAGTATTAGAAGAAGGTGGATTTAGAATTGAAGAAAGTAAAGTGAATGTTCCTCCAAGAAATCCATTCTTTTTTGATAAAGATGATATTAATCTTTTTAATAATTTACTTGTAAGATTAAGTTCTGATATAAGTAATGACTTAAAAAGTTCAGTATCAGGTATGAATAATTCATCATCTGTAAATCTTCAAGTTTAAGGTTTAGAAATGACAACAAAAGAATCAATGAAATATGAATTCTTATTTGAAGGTAAAGGTAACTTTTCTGATGTATCAAAAAAGATAACTGACTTAAAAAATAAAATCAAACAAACTATTAATGAAAACTTTAAACTTGAGAAAATGGGTTCTAAAAGTGGAAGTCATTCTAGTACAAGTATGTTTCTTGGCTCATCAGAAAAATATAAGGATGATAAAGCAAAACAAGATTATATATTAAAAACTGAACAAATGAGAGGTTCTACTACTGGATTTAGACATGAAGTTGGTAGTTTAAGAAATATATTATTATTGTATGCATTTGCATTGGGGGGAGTTGTTTCTGCTTTTAAAGGATTTTTTGAGATTGTAGTGACAACAGATAATGCAATGAAGTCTTTAAGATCAGTTGCTGCTAATACAGGTTTAGCATTTGAAAGACTTCAAACATTAACTACAGGATTTGAAGATAAAGGCATAATGTCCATAGGTGGAAGTTCTGCTGCAGTAAAGAATCTTTCAGCGACAAAACTTTCAATTTCTGAAACAACCGATGTATTGAATGCATTAACTGATGCAGCAGCATTCAATAGACAAGGTACTTTAGGTTGGGAAGAATCAGTTGTTGGTGCAACCCAAGGTATTAAAAACTTTAATTCCATTATGGTAGATAACGCAGGTATAACGAAGAACATTTCTGTGATGTCGAGAGAGTATGCTAATACTATTGGTAAAACTGTTGGGAAATTATTAGAAACTGAGAAGAGGCAAGCATTAGTAAATGGAATTATTTCTGAAGCAGCAATTTTTGCAGGAGATGCACAAAGAGCAATGAGTTCTTATCAGGGACAAATTTCAAAGTTTAATATTGAAGTTTTGAAAATGAAAAGAGTCATGGGTAATATGATTGCTCCTGATATTGTTGATATGATAGAACAAATCTTTAAATATTTAAATTCATTCGATCCTGAAAAAATAAGAACTGGATTAACAACTGTTTTAACTATAGCAAAGAATTTATTAGGAATAGTTTTGTTATTATCCAATACGCTCATGAATTTCTTAAATATACTCAATTTTGTAGGTGGTTCATCAATAATTCCTTTATTAACTCAATTTGCCTTATTTTTAACTATTGGGAAAAAATTAACTGGCTATTTTTCTGGTTTGAGAGAAAAGTTTAATTTCAAAGGTGCAGAAGCAAGTTTTATGAGTAATAAAGGTCAATTATTATATCTTGCTACTACTCAAAAAGTTGTTTCAACTGAAAAACAAGGTCTTGATCTTGCAAGACAAAAATATACTATACAACAAGTGATGGGAAATATTTTAAAAAGAGATGCTGAGGTTCAAGGAACATCTAATGCATTTATAAAAGAAGGGATTAACTTAAGATTAAAAGAATTAAGTGTATTAGCTAAACAAGGTGATATGCAAGCTAAACTTGAAATTATGAGAATTAAAGAACAAGCTCGTTTATCGGGGTTTGGAATTGCTAAATCTAATTTTAGTGATAAGTCTGGTACAAATTATAGAATAGTTGAACCTGGGGGTAAAGCTCCAGCAGGATTTTCAACTAAAGGTCAAAAAGGAATATTACCTTCAGAAGGAGTTTATGCTAATTTGGGATTAGGGCAAAAATTAGCAGTAAACTTTTCAAAGATTACATCTGAGATTAAAATAAGTGGTATCGCTTTTAAAGAATTTTGGAATAATACTCAAGGTTTACTTATTAAAGCTACAGGAAGAGTTGATAATTTTAGTAAAGCATGGGCATCTGCAAAAGTGGGAATGGTATCATTTGGTAATGCAGCTAAAATAGTTTTATCAGGTGTATTTAGTATGATAACATCATTGTTATCATACATAATGGTTATTGTATTAGTTTATGAATTAATCTCCAGTGTATTCACAAAAATTAAAGAAAAAAATAAGGCTTTAGAAGAAGCTTATAAGAATTTAAAGATTGAACAGAAAAGTATTTATGAATTAAATAAAAAAACTTTACAATTAAGTAATCAAATGTTCAATTCTAATTTTACATTAGGGTATTTATATTCTAAAAATGGTGATGTATTATCAGTTGTACAAGATAAACTTGAAACTAACAATGAATCACTTAAAGATGCTATTGCTTTATATGGTGAAATGATAAAGAAAGGTGAATCAGGTGAGATATTAACAAATCAATTAGACAGGATTACATCATTAAGAGAGAAAGAAAATGAGTATATAAATGAAATACAAACAAGAATAGATAGTTTTAAAGAAAGCCTTTCCAACACAATAAGTATGTTTGCTGAATTAGCAAGTGAAGGAGCTGGAGCTTGGGGTTCAGTATTTACTTCATTAGATAAATTTTATGAACAAAAGAATGATTTATTAAGAGATAGTCAAAATATCAATGCTATGGGAGTTGAGAATTTATATTTTAATGCTCAAAAATTATTAACTGAAAGATATTATAATGAAGTACAAAAAGTTACTTTAGAAGGTGAAAAGAAAATTTCTCAAATAATTGCTCAATCTCAAGAACAAAGATTAAAAGGTCAAATAGATTCATTTGCTACTCAATTATTAAATATTAAACAGAGTTATGAAAATCAAAAAAGAGAAATTCAGTTTCAATTAAGAAGTTTAGCTCTTGAAAAAGCTAATTTATTAAACTCTATTAAAACAAAAGAAATAGAATTAACATTACGACAAATTGAATTAGAAGATCAATTAGGACAGACTAGAGCTCAAGCAGCAAGAAATCAGTTTGATGTATTAAGTTCTAAATCGGGGTTAACTAATGAAATATTCTCTAGAATGTTTTCAAAGAATCAAGACTTCTTTGGTGGAACATTAATGAAAATTAATGTTGGAGATTCAAAGATTCCTCAATGGGTTGAAATTCAAGAAAAACAAGTAGATGAAGGATTTGATAAGTTAAGAAGTACAATAGTTTCTAAAGGTATTGTTATACAAAAAGATCTTGATGCATTCTTAAAAAACTTTAAAGACTTCTCACTATCAGAAGAACAATTAAATAATATGGCCCCTGAACAAATTATAGACCATATTTCTGAATTAAGTAAACAAAGATTCCAAAATTTAGATTTTATAAGTTCAAATAAAAATTGGTTTTTAAAAAGTTTTGATACAATTAAAGATTCCGATATTAGAAATAAGATTAAAGAAAAATATGCTCAAATATTTGATACTATGACTACAGAATTATCTGGAAAATTAAAATATTATCAAGATTTAACTAATCAGATTTTATCTATGAAAAATCTTAAAGATGTTAAGAATGAATTTGCTAAGATAAATAAAGAAGCTATTGGATTAGCAAATGAAACTCAAGGTGCAACTAATAAACTTTTATCAGAGGTTAGTAAAGCAGAAGTCAAAGAATTGGCTATGATGTTCTACAACCTAAATAATCTAAACAAAGAAACTATTACATATAATAAAAATATTGGAATTCTTCAAGGCTCAAATAGTGATTATAATGGAGTTTTAAAACAAGGAATAGATTTAATTGATAAAGTAGCTGATTCATATTTAAATAGTAATATTGCTATTGAAGAGAATAGACGTACATTAAAAGACTCATTAACAGGACTATCTCAATCATTTGGTGGAGAGATTCCTCTTATGAAAGAATTTAATGGTATATTTAAAGAACTTGGTTTAAACATTGAATTGAAAAATATAGATGAGTTTGTTGATTATATTAGTAAAATTGAAGTTCAAAAATCTCAACTAAATGGATTAAACGTACTAACTTCTGAATTAATTAGAATTTCCAATGAGTTACCAGGTGTTTCAAGAGAATTAAGGATATTTGATTATTTAACAAAAGCTGGATTCAGTACCTCTGAGATTCAAAATTATACTGAATCCGTAATGCAACTTGATGATTTTTTAAAGAAATTAAAGTTTACTTATGATGAATTAGGTCCTAGTTCAAAAGGAGCAATAAAGATTTTAACTACAGATTTTGTTAATAAGATAAGAAAATCATCATCAGAAGTTATTACTGAAACAGGTAAGATTGTTACAGAGGTTAAAGCTGCTCAAGCAGAATATTCTGGAAAATATGAATCATTCTTTGATAATATGTTTGGAGTTCCAAAAGATAAGCTTAACTCAATCAAAGCTGAAATGTCTCAAGCTGTTAAAACTATTCAAGACCAAATTAATATTACAAAATCTAATAAACTTAGTTACGGGTATCTTACATTAAATTCAGCTGATCCTGAAGTATTAAAAGCATTTGATGATAAGATAAAAAACTTAACAGATCAGCAAAAATCTACATTAGATAAATTCATTGTTCAAGCAAAAACAGAATGGCAAGATTACTTTAATTGGATCTCTGAAAATTTTGAGAAAATGGGATATGATATAGGTGATACATTATTCAATCAATTACCCGAATTAGCTAGAGATAAAGAAGACTTTTTGAAAGAACAAGAAGATTTATTTAGAAAAGGTGAAATAGATGAAATGGAACATGGAAGAAGAGTATTAGAGATTAACAAGTACTTTTCTGACCAAGTCAATAATGCTTGGAAAAAAGCAATGGGTTCAATTTTATCTAATTTTGCTCAAATGATTTCTCAAGTAATCCAACAATCTGTTATTAATAATATTGTTAATAAAATAGGTGACAAAGGCTTATTCAGTGGTATTGGTAATTTATTTAGTTTAGATGCTTTAGGTGGAATGGCTTTATCTGCAGGAATAGGATTTGGATTATCAGCTTTAGAAAATGCATTTGCATCACATGACGAAGCACCTACATTTGAGTCTCCAGAAAAAGATAAACTTGAGAAATTTGGAGGTGGAATAAAAGCTGAAGATCTTGAGATTCACATCTCACCTACATTTATTATTGAGGGTGAACAAATTTTTATAGGGTCAGGATCTGTTGTTGAGTTTGTTGATGAGGCTACTAGTTTAATGAAAAATTCAATACAACAAGCTATTGATAATAGAGAAATTGATTTATCAGCAATTAAGAGAGTATAATATATGAACCAAGGACATTCATTTCAACTTGGAGTTGCAGTACAATTAAGGAATAATCATTTTACATTAGGTAAAATTATAAAAGGTCAATTAACAGAGGGTTTAATACCTAATGCAATTCAAATGAAATATTCTAATGTTTTATATCCAGGATTTAATAATAATGTACAAGCAAGAGACTCTGTTCTTTTAGGGCCTTCAAGTCATTCATCTTCAGTAGGTGAAAGTGAACATGTTGAAGTTTCTGGAGTTGAACCTTGGAACTCTTCAGTATATAAAATTCAATTTAAATTCAAGAATAATAAATATACATATAATGTTGGTGATTTATTTACTGTTTATAGTACAGGATTAGCAGGAGGTTGGGAAATCCCATTAACTTCTATAGACTACATACAAGCTGAAGGTATTGTTACTGGTTTAGTTTCAGTTCAAGAAATAATGGGATTTAATTTAACAACAGGTACACTGGGAGTTAATCAATATAAAGCATATGGTTCAAATCCATCAGGTTATTTTAGGTGTAAAGTAGATTCAAATAATTGGGCTTATGGAATAGATTTAATAAACTCTCAATTAGAGTATATTATTAATCCATTGAATAGTGGATTAATAGATTTTGCAGTAAAAGATGTAACTCAAACTTCTTCTACAATATATGTTCAAAAAGGAACTTGGCATAAAGGGGGATGGAGAAAAGAAAATTCTCAAAGATTAAGAATTAAACTCTGGGAGAACATTCCAGATTTAACTTTATTAAAACAACCTATTCTGTCTCAAGGTACATACACATCAAGTGATTTAGCAAGAAAATCAATGTTAATTCCTTATCAGTATTATAGGATTGGTGGAAAAATCTTTTTACAAAATATTAATTCTTCTAAACAATATAACACTGATTATAACTTACATTTGAAACTTTGTAATAATGAAAATTATAGAAGTACAGATGAAATAATATCTGTTGATATGTTAGATGGAAATCCTAATAACGTAGGCAAATGGTTTGAGTTCTCAACATTAAGTTTACTTAAATCAGGAGTTTCTAATACAAGTGCTCCATCTTTATTTGTTTCACTTGAAAATAAAATGAGTGGTTCTTCTTATGTAGGTGATGTTGTTTTATATATAGATGAGTTATGGGTTGAACATGCAGGAGGAATTAATAATGCTCAAACAGACGGTTGTTTAGATTTTGAAAGATATAGTGTTTGGCCTGAACAAGGAAGTTTAGAGTTTTCTAAAATACAATCATCAAATTCTCAAAATTTGTATTTCAATGATGAGAAAATCTTATTTAAAGCTAGATTGAATTATGTAAATCAAGCATTTTGGGATCAATTAGAAATACTTTTAGACTGGCAAAAAAGAGGATACTATTTAAACTTCCATTCTTACATAAATGATATGCCTTATGTGATAACAGGAAAATTAAATATTAAAGATATTAAAAAAGATTCATGGGATTTAACTATTAGAAGTTTTACTATGGAATTTCAAGAGGTATAAATGGGTTCTACTGTTAGTATTCAACAATTTAGAGAAGCTATTCTTGATGTATTAGGTTATAATCCTAGAAAAGAAAGGTATACCCATGATCATCAATCTGCAGGACTATTTAATGCTTCAGGTGAAAAAATTGCAAAAATTAATGTAAAATTTTTCATACAAGAAGATGGTGGATCTTGGGATGATTTAATTAAACCTGAATTTATATGGGATTTTAAAAAAATAAATGCTGGATATGTTATTGATGATGGAAAAAATACTACTCATTTAGATTTAAAAGCAAATAGTGCAAAAGAAACTTCTGATGGGATTTATTTTATAGGCCATCAGCGTTCTTATTTAGAATCAAGATCACTTTTTAATTTTAATTCTTTGGATAGAACTTATATTTTATTTAATGCTTGGTTTACTCCACAATACAATACCCTATCTAATCCAGGTCAAATAATATCAATTCAAGATTCACTTGGTAATATTTATTTTAGTGTATCTCTTGTTAATAGAAGTACTACAGAATATATCATAGAATGTACTGATTATATAGGAAGTACAAAATCTATTAGAGATATAGGAGAAACTCTCTTATTTAACTTTAAACAAAATATCCAAATCTATTACTGTTCTAATACTATTAAAGTCTATTTAAATGGTAATTTAATATGTAATTTTAGTGGGGGTTTATTAAATTTTGAAAATCCTTCTCTGGTTAATTTTGGTCAGTATTATAGAGGAGAGATAAGTTATATCACAATGAATTTTAACAGTACTGAGATTTTAACACCTATTATACAAAAAATGTTTAAATTCAAATATCCATTACCTAGACAAAAAGAGTATGTAGATTTATCAGAAATATTCGAAACTAATGGTAAGAATCTTTTTATTGAAGCAAAAAGTATCTCAAAAGCTATTGAATCAATTAAAGGTCACTTATATATGAAAACTAATTCAATAAAATTAAGGAATTAAAATGTCAAAAACAGTTTTTATTTGTAGAGATGAATATGGTAATCCTATTATTGATACTATTTCTGTAACATTAGTATCTAATCCTGGTGGGGTTGTTTATACAAGTATTTTAAGTCCAGTTACAGGTAATAATAATGGGTTAAGAATTTTTACAGATGTTACTGCAGGGGATTATGATTTAAAATATGATGGTACAATACAACAGGATTTAAGTCCAGCTTATATTCCAGGACCAATAACTGCTACTCCTGATATAGATCCTGGAAGTATTGGGGCTACTGAATTAGCAAATAATGCTGTTACAGAAGATAAAATTGCTGATGATTCAATTTCTGATGGTAAACTTAAATCTGATTCAGTAACTGAGAACAAAATTTCTAATGCCGCAGTCACAGGTAATAAGATTGCTGATGGGGCAATCTTAAAAGTTAAATTAGGTAATAATGTATTTTCTTCAAGAATGACAGATTTAGGTAATGGTTTTGAAGTTAAAGTTGATGATTTAACAATATCATATAATGCTTCAAATGAGTTACAAATTAAACCAGGTTCAATCAGTACAGATAAAATTGCAGACTTAGGAATTACTTCAGATAAACTTGTTAATAATAGTGTTATAACAAATAAAATAAATAACTATGCAGTTACATCAATAAAGATAGGTACTTCAGCAATAATTGCTGAGAAAATTGCTAACCAAGCAGTAACAAGTGAAAAAATTCAAGATTTATCAATAACTGCTGATAAAATGGATCCTGAATTAGTTGCCTCTTTAAGATTAGAAGTTAATAGATCACCGTTGAATTTTGCTTGGGTAAGTCCTACATTTGCAGAAACAGGTGATGATCCATATTTTTCTGATTTGCAAAGTGCAATAAATTATTTACAAGGGTCAGAATACGGAGGTACTGGAGTTATTTATTTATACCCAGGGACTTACTTAGGTCCATTCACAATTTCTGGAGATATATCAATTATAGGTTTTGGAAGATCTAAGTCTATACTACAATTGACACCAACAACTATCAATAAAACTCTTATAAATATGGATGAATCTTTTAATGTTAATTTGTCATTACAAAATTTAAGAGTACAAGTACTATCTGGATTTTCAGCATATGCAACTCCTATAAGTTTAATAAGAAAATTAGGTGATCTTGAGAGTACATTATCAATAGATAATTGTATATTAAGTGTAACAGGATATTCAGGAGGAAGTTCTGGTTTACATGCTTATTGTTTATATGCAAAAGATCTAAATGGTGAAATTACTAATAGTAGATTATTTGCTCAAGGAGGAACTGGAAGTTCTCAAGGGGGAAATGGAATTAATCTTTATGTGAGTCAACAATATCAAGAAACTATTTTAAATCTTACAAATTGTGATTTACAAGCATTAAAAGGGTCTCCTAATGGTAAAGGTTATAATTATAAAAAAGATAATAAAGAAGTAAAGATTTATTTTAATGGTTGTCGATTAAGTAGTAGTGATAATAATTTAGAATCTGTTCAAACTGAAGTAACTCCTAATACTTCACTAATTAATACTATTTACTCAACAGGTATTAGTAGTAATATAATGAATACATATTTCCATAATTCAATTAAAACTAATGCTGCTATAGAGGATTAAATGAGAGAATTAGATGAAAGAATAATACCTTATAATGATGGAACTGCTAGTGAACTATTTAGAGGAATAGATAAAAGTAATATTTCTAATTTTTGGAATGAGCCTTTCCCAGAAGATTTAGTTACAGAAAATGGTAATATAGCTAATTTTAATAAAACTTATAATAAAAAACAAACTTCTTTATTTAATAGAAAGTGTTCAATAAAATTAGAAGTAGGATTATCTAATGGGAATATTGAAGAGCATAATATAGGTAATTTTATCATATCTGGTTTAGAAGATGATGATGATGATTCAGTTCAATTAAAATTAGAAGATTTAGTTAAATCATTAACATCAATTTCTGCTGAAAAAGTTAAATCTGGTTATCAATGGTATAGAAATATTCCATTAAAGATTTTAGTTGAAGAGTTAATTAAAACTAAATACTTTGATGTAAGGAATGGTGAAATACCTCGAGATTTTATTATAGAAGGATCAAGATTAGCAAATTTCAATAGTGAATTAATTCTATCAACTCTAGGAAAACCTCCCGGATTTTCTAGATTGTATACATCATTTGAAAATCAATTAACAAAAACTAGAGTTATCTGTAAAGCTAATATTGATGGTAATGGTGAGAAATTATATCTAGGGATAGATAATCAATTATGGTATTATGATGAATTAGTAGGGATATATGTTCACATAGATAATATATTTGGAAGTTTTCCAGAAAAAACATTTAATATAAAAAAATTATGGTTTAATAATGAGTCTGAGATTGTTGATAGAGCTATATATGGAATTGCTATACCAGATGAAGAGCTTGTTAACAGTGAAATGGGAGATATAGATCTTAACATTCAATATAGTTGTCCTATAGGGAATGAGTTTATAATATTTAAAGCTACAAATGATGCAATCACAGTATTATTTGATTCTTCTAATAATTCACATTTTAATAATACACCGGGATTTAAATCTAAATTATTTACAGGAGAATACCATATAGTTCCTCCATTTTTTAAAGGTGTAAAATCAACTTATGAGAAATGGAGAACTATTAATACTGCTATTGAAGTTAATGCATTGCAAGAAGTATTAAAAGAAATAAGTCATCAAGCTATGTCTAATATTGGTATGTTTAATGGAATTGGGACAATCATGAGTGAAGCTGGAGTTACTTATTATCCAGGTTTTTCTGAAAATATTACTATTCCATTTGTTCAAAGTGTTGGTTTTATTTGTAATAAAAATCCTATGTCTATTATGCCTACTTGGGGAGAAGGATTAAAATATAGTAGAGAGAGATTAAAATTTGGTATTAATGAATATTGGGAAGAAGGTTCTTGGTTAAACAGTGATATTCTTTTATTACATTCAAGACCTAGAACTATTATTTATATGGATAAAACTTTAAACAAAATTAATCAAAAGTTTGATAGAGATAATTATGATTCTAAAGTTAATTTTATAATTTCAACTACATCATACACAAATAAACCTGATAGTGATAGATTATTTGATAGTTTATTCCCAGCAATTGATTATGATACTACAAATAAATTACTAAGATCTGATAACTTTGGTTATAAATTCCATCCAGGATATTTTAGTTGGTATGATGAAAGTATAATATATAATAAGAATCCTTATTATACAACAAATGATTGGAAAAATATTGCTTGGCCTTGGTTAAAATATACTTCCGGTCAATCAGGGTGTAATGCTTATTTACCTAATTATGGTAATAAAGGTGGAATTTTCATGGTTATGTTTGATAAAACTGATAAAAATGGAAATTCAATTAGTTATGAGAAAAATCAAATTCCTTATGATTTTCATAGAAGATGTATTACTCAAGAAGATATCACAGATTATTCTTTAAGTAATGCAAATTTAACAGATGCTGATCCAAGAGAAATAAGATTTAGATACTTTGTATTTGATTTAGAAACATTAACTTTTGATGAAAAAACATCATTAAAAACATCACTAGTAAGAACTACAAATTCTCAAATTTATCCTATGCAACCTACATGTATTGCTGTTGATATAGACAATAATGATATATATTTAGGATTGACAAGCTTTACTAATAAAAATAGTTACTATGATGGATACCCTTTTCATTATTCTCATATAAATAAATTAACTATTACAAAATCAACCATAGCATCTACTAATATTTATACAACTGATGATGATATTTTTACAGAAATGCAGGTTATAAGTAATGGTACTACTAAAAGATTACTTATTTCTGGGTATAATAAATCTAAAGTAATAAAAGAGGAATCAGGTGGAGTTGTAATAGATAAATGTTTTTTTCTTGCTACACATGATTTAATAAATAACGCATTAAATTTATTAATAATTCAACAAAGTAATTACAGTTTATATCAATATAAAAATTTAACTAAAAGTTTAGATTTTAATAAAAGTTTATATGTATTAACACCTAAAGACAGAGATGAAAGAAGTAATGGTTGTGATTTATATAAATTAACATTTAATGATTTATTTGAATGTGAATCTTTTGAATCTTTAGGTGACATTGAACAGATTGTTTCAAAAGACTCAAATGTATTATCTAATTTAGAATTAATCAAATATAATAATGCTCAAGAAACTATTTTTGGAACATCAAGTGGATATTATAATTCTCCTATCAATAAAATTGATAGTAAAAATCATTTATGGAAATATGATGCATTTATTGCAGGTATTATAGAATTAGCCGATATGAGTGGATTAAAAGTCTGGGATGCAATATCAAGTTTAGCTGAAGGTTTTAATCATTTAACAGGATTCTCTGGAGAATCATTTTTCTTTGTACCTAAATCAATATCAAGTGAACCTGATATTATTTTTGATTTAGATCTAGACACTGTAATTTCTTGTAAAAAAACACAAGACTCAGAAGTTAAAAATATTTTAAGAGTAGTACCTAATAGAGTTTCAAAAGGTGATGTAACATGGGAAATTATTTTAGCTAATAACGAGGCTCCTGCTAATCCTTTAACTGGTGAGATTCTAGTTGATGAAGGAAGAGAAAATCTTGAACTTGATATGAAAGTTAGACAAGATGATGATTTAACAAAAGATATCATACTACAAGTAATTGAGAAAGGTATCATACCTTATGGAAGTACATCTACTAATTTAAGAATGGGTTATTTAATCTACAACACAGTCATTGAAAGTAAAACAGTAAAAAATATTGGTGAGTATGATACAGAAATTTATTTACCATCTTTTTTTGGAACTAATGTTGAGGAACAATTAGGGATAGGAGATGTAATTGCTGTTAGTATTGAAGATGATAATGAAGAACAAATAACTCAAATTTATAGAGAAATAAAAGAAGTAGACTTTTCAAGAAATATTGTTGTTATTAATGAAGCATTTCATAGAGAGATCGAAGCTTATACTCCTTTATCAATTTATAGATCATTTATTACAAATCCTTCTAGTCCTTTAAGAAATAATTCTTGGAGTAATCAGGGTGTTACTTATTTAATAGATGGAATTTTTAATACAGGAGAAGATGGAACATATGTTGAGGTTTCATCTATTCAACATTTAAGTGTAAATACTGTTGTTAAGTTTGGTAATTTAAATAGTGAATATAAAATCATAAACAAAAGAACAACTTCTGATCATAAAAATTATATATACATAGAATTTTATAATGGTTCAAATACATTTCCATCAGGTGATCTTGCGAACACTGTGGTAAGAGCGTTTTGGGTACCTATGGTTAATCAATTAAATGAAGTAGGTGGGTCTAAAGTTTTTGTTGGTTTCACAGAAGAGAGTAGAGGATCATTTTGGGTAAATTCAAAAGGCTCAGATAAGATAGAAATAAAATGTCCTGGTTTAAAAGTGGAACAAGATTCAAAATCAACATTAACATTAGTAGATAATGATTCCTTGAATATATATGGAGAATTTGAAGATTCTATAGATGATAACAGATTTATTTCAATCAATTTATTAGAACATTTAACTAGAACTCAGCTTAATTGGTCATCAAAACCTAAGTATTCATTTAAAATCACTGATGTTATTCAAGGTATGAATAGAGGAGGAGAATACTACAATATCCCTCAAATTTCTGTTATGAATACAAAAGATAGAAGATTATATAAGGTAAGACTTGTAAGCAAGAAGAGGTTTGCAAGATATCCAGGTTATTATGTAGATACTTACATAACCTCTCATGATTTTAATTTATCAACATTTAGGCAGGATTTAAGTCTACGAGCTTTAGACCCATATTGATTTTATAATATTTATCTATCATAAAATCAACAGCTTTCATAACATGAAGAGCATTTATTTTTTCTAAACATGGTGATAATTGAGTTTTAGTTAATTGAGCTAAATTACAAGGCATAAATCCATGTTGAAAACAATTACCATTCTCATTCTTACTATAAGGGCAATTTGTTTGAGAATCTATCCCAATTGCTCTTTCATAATATTCCATTCTTAATACAGAAGGGAATGGCCCAAATAATCCTATTACTGGAATGCCATGATATCCTGCAAAATGTAAAATCCCTGAATCTGGGCCTATTAAGATATGAGGAGGTTTAATTTGTAATAAATAATTCATTGTTTGATTTAAATCATTTGAAAGATAAGGATTGATTAAAAGATTTGGACTATATCTGTTAATCATAACACCAGTTTCTCTTATATCTTTCTCATCAGATTTAGTACCTAAAATAGTTAACTCATATTTATCAGGGTCAAGTCTTACCCCTATTTCCCACCAAAGATTTGGATGAATATTTCTTATTATAGAACCTGAAGAGAATTGAATTACAATATGAAACTTTGTATTTCTATTTTGTTTAACAGGTAAATTCGAATATAAAACATCCCTTTTAATTCCATCAAAAAATGATTCTGCTATATCATAAGCATTGGTTATTTCTGCATCTAAATTATTCTCAATAAAATCTTCAAAGAAAATAATTCTATCATACTTACTTAATTCACAAAGTTCTATAGGATCAGTAATTTTATGATCAATACAATCAGAAATATCTAAAATTGGGAGATTATGATTCATAGTACAAAATGTAATTTCAATACTTGGGTTTACTCTTTTAATAGCTGAAAGGTATGGTAATATGAAAAGTATATCACCTATTCCTCCAGGTCTATAGATTAAAAGACTCTTTGCTTCTATTAAAGGTTTTTGAATTTGATTAAGACTGTGAATTTTTTCTAATGATTTTATTTTAGGTTGATACATCGTCTTTAAGCTAACTGATATACTTTCATTAATCAAATATTCTCTATCTTTTTTGATATTATAAATAAACCCAGTTCCGGGATTTTGTATAATAGTGTCTTCTGACACTACAATTGAATACATATTCATATTGATTGAACTCCTTCTTCTTTAGAATAATGAGTAAATAAAATTTCAGATTCTTCAAGATTGACTTCATGTAATCTTTCAGTTACTAATTCATTGTATGTTGCTTTAGATTTGTTAGGTAATAATTCAACTAATGTTTCAATCATTATTTGATTCTCCCAATTAGTATTACCTATTGGTTTGTTTACTAATTGTGGTTTTACAGATAGACTCATAGTATCTCCTTAAAATAAGTTTCGGTTGCTTTATGTTTTTTCAAAATTCTTAATAACATTGAATTGTGAATCTTTATGAATGGTTTTTCCATCCCAGGTCTAGATTCAAGTATTCCCCAGATATTGGATTTAGTTCCTTGATATAAAATCATTCTATAACCTGTTTGAATAGATTTAATACCTTTTCTTAAACATTCAAGATCATTTAAACAAAGTTTTATATCTTTAAAAAAATCATCAGTAAAAATTGGACTTCCAATATTATCTCTTTCTACAAATTCTTCTTTTTGTTCTGGTTTTACAAATAAACCATGTTCTAATTTAATTTGAGTAGAATCAGCAATTTTAATATCAGTTACAATATCATTATTTACTTCTAATATACCAGTTATATCTTTTTCATTGCCTACATCAACAAGATTCTCACTTTTTATAGTATTGTTGATAATAGCTTCAGGTTTAACAATTTTAGATTCTTTAATTTTTGAAGCTTTCTTTTCCTCTTTATTCTTTTTTATTAACATTGGTGATGATAACATTTAATTCTCCTTATGAATTTGTAGTTTTTAAATTTGGAATTTATCAATTACAATCATAAAAACTCTTGTGTAAAATCTTAAGATTCTCTATGATTTAAATTTTTATCAATTTTATTGTATCAACTTGATTGTTGAATTATTGTTTTTTCTTATAACTTTTATTATATACTCAAATGAGTTCATAAGATCATTATTGTGAGAAATAACAAATTTCAATCCAGTAATTGATTTTAGTAAATTAAACAACATTTCTACGCCAGAAGCATCTAACCCATCTAAAACCTCATCCCATAGAGTAAATCCTATGTTGATATTAGAATCTAAAGCTATATCTCTTAATGCTAATCCGGCAGCAATACCTATTCTTGTTGATTGACCTTGACTAAATAACTTTAATGGGAATGTTTCCCCTGAATCCTCTGTTATATTTAAACTCAAACCATTGGAATCTACATTTACTTTATATTCAACATTAATATTAGTTCCCATTTTTTCAAGGTTATCATTAGTAGCAAATTCTAATTGAGGTTCTATGTCTAATAATTCAGTATTTTTAATCTTTTTATAACCCTTAGACCAGTAATCATACAATTCTTTTTTAGACTTTAATTCATCTAAAGTTTTTTCATAATTCTTTATTTGGTTTAAGTAATCATTTTGATTTTTGATAGTATTGTTATAGTTAGTTATCATAAATTTATAAGAATTTATGTCAGAGTATATGGATTCCAAATCTTCATCGATTAAAGGATTATTATCAACTTGTTTCTCTAATTTATGTAAAACATCTTGTATCTCAAGAAATTCTTTCAATACTGTAGAATATTCTTCAAAATTATCATAAAATACACAATCACCTTCATCTCCTGCAATTTGTATATCTTTTATAATATAATATAAGCCATCTTCATTTAAATATAAATAACTAAAATTCTCATTCTCTAATTTAAGTTTTAAATCATTTTGTTTATTTTTTAACGTTGTTTGTAAACTTGTTAATTCTAATTGCTTAGTATACATTTTTTGTTTTTCATCTTTAAGCTTTCGTTTATCTTCATTTATCTTAGTTATTTCTTTATCAAGTAAATCTTTTTCACCTATTAATTTTTTATATTTATTTTGTTTAGTTTTTATTTCTTTATCAGATAACTTCTTATTATGAGGTATCAATAGATTATTATTTAGTGTTAATTCAGCTTTACAACATGGGCATTCTAAAGTAGATGTTAACTCTAATTGTTCAATTGAAAAAGTTAAAGACTCAAGATCAGAATTAATTTTATTAAGAGTTTTATTAATCTCATCTGCTTTAGTCTCTAAAACTTGAATTTCTAAATCTTTTTTAGAAATATCTAAAACTTCAAAATTATTTATTTTTTCTTGAACAGTTTTAATTTCACAATTTAAAGTATTAATACTTTCTGTAAATGATTCTAAACTTTCAATAAATGAATCTATAGTTGTTTTGATATTTTCAAGTTCTTTTTCTTTTAATTTATACTCAGAATCTTTAGAATTATACTCATTCTTTAATTCTAAGAATGCAGAAATTTGTTTAACTTTTTCTTCTAATTCTTTTATTTTAATAGAACATTCTTCATTCTTTTTCAGTAATAATTTTTCATCAAATGTTTCATCTACAAATTGTTTTGTAGCTTCTATTTGAGAATTTGTCTTTTCAATATCTTCTTTAGTAGTTTTTAAATCTTTTGAAGTTTCATCTACTGCTCCATCCCATATTTCTAATTTTTTGAATCTAGAAACTATTTCCATTCTTTTAGAATCAGAACAATTTTTAGATGCAAACTCTTTTGTTAACTCTCCTGAAAAATAAAAACTGTTTAAGAAATCATTAAAATAAACTTTCTTTTTCCCACCAATTCCTATTAATGAAAAGAATTTATCCTTTTTTACAGAATCTGTATTTCCTTTATATTCATTATCATTAATCCATAAATTGAATGATTTTGAAGATTTAGTTTTGATATTTTGGATTCTAACTTTTTCACCTGTATTTAGTGTTACTTGTCCTTCTACAAATGCACGTTTACACTTTCTGTTTATAACATCATCTTTTGATACTTCTGATCCTTCAACCTGAACAGGAATCATATCAAAAAATAACCATGCAAGTATATTAAGGAAACTTGATTTTCCCGATGCATTTGAAACATATCCACCATTAGAATCTAAGTTTTCACCAAGAACACCAACAAGGGCATCTTCTGGTAATTGAGAAAGATCTATCTCTTGTCTATCTCTAAATAATAAAAATCCTTCTACTATTAGTTTTGTTAATTTCATAATATTGTATTTCTTATTTCCATTAAAATTTCACCTAATTTATTTTTTCCAACTCCGTGTGACATTCCCCAATAAGTATCACCCCACCAATTACCTTCAATTAAAATTGAATTACCTGTTTTTAGTAGTAATTCCTTTAGTTCTTTATTTCTAGTGAATTTATCTTTGCAAATTACAAACATAATTTGATCTTTTATTACTTCCCAATCATCTCTTAAATATAAGCTTCTACCTAATGCTTTAGCATTACTGGGTTTCATTAAAGTAAATGGTGTTCTTAAAATCATATTTTTAGTTTTAGCAGATTGAAATGCTGCTTCATTATTAGTATATAATAGTCCTTCATACATAACAGGAGCTAAATAAAAATTACTCAAGAATCTATAAGGTCCTTCAAATCTATCTATTATCATTACATCTCTTTAATTTTAAGAATATCAATATTAAATTTTTCCATTATTTGAACTGCAGTATAGTAATTATTTTTACCTAAATTAAATTGTTCATAAGCATCTTCATATACTATTATATATAAATCTTCAAATCCAGTTTTAATTATATGTATAAGTTCAGGACAAAATTCCCCTTCACAGAATTGAAATGTTCTACAATTACTTTTTATTTCAGTTAACATTTTACATCTCCAAGAATTTTTGTTCTACTCGTTTATAAATTTGAATACCATAATCTATATATCCTTGAGGTTTTCCATTAGCAAATTCTTTTATCTTTTCATATCTATTAGTATGGGATTTTATATACTCAATATTACTCGTTTCATCTTTGACAATTTCTGTTTTAGGTATGATCTTTAAAGGTTTGTATTCTTTGAATACATCAATAATAGTAGATTTATTATCTACAAGCCAATTCTTAGAACCTTTGATTCTAAGTTTAAATACTGATCCTTCAGGTATTGTATTCTTCTCTAAATATTCTCCAACTTCTTCAACAGTATCTTCATTAATATTAAACTCATAAAATGATCTTTTTTCAAGTGTATGAAATATTAATTTATTTTTGGTATAATCATAAATTCCAAATCCTTTTTCTATACCTATTTCAGAAAAGTCTTTGATTGCAGGTGAACCTATATACCATATATTCTTCTTTATTTTTTGATATTTGTGGTAATGAGAAAGTCCTACAAATCTATATTTAGAAAATATTATTGGAGATAATCCTTTTCCTGTAATATGTTCAGTTGATGTTACTGCTCCATTAATTTCAAGATGTCCAAGTACAATTAAATTCTCATCAGCATTTTCAGTAATCAATTCTGTTAATCCTTCAATATCATTATTCCAAGGAATAAATAAGATCTTATCTTTATATATCATTGGTTCATCTGCAATTATAAGTTCTTTATATTCTAATTGATTAAGTATAGCCTGTTCTGTTAAAAATGAATGAGAAACTTGTATGCCATCATGGTTTCCAGGAATAATAATAATTGGGAAGTATTTAAGATAAGGTAATAATACTTCATAGAAATGTGATTTTAATTTCTCATTAGGATTCATCTTATCAAATATATCACCAAGGAATGCAAATAAATCAACACCTTCTAATTTTGATATAGACAATGCTTCTTTGATACCATCAAACTTATCAAGAGTCCTAATTGAGAACCCAGTGGATGAGTCGAGATTGGAATATGGATCTTGAACTTGAAGATGTATATCACCTATAAATCCTATTTTCATTGTCCATTCTCAAATTGTCTAACATAATCTCTTGCTGCTATCAAATAAGAATTATGAGATCCTATGGGTAAATCTTGTTCAGTTGGATAAAGTTCTTTTATATATTCTCTTGCAATCTTTACAGCATCTATTACTCTTTTCTGTTTTACTAATTTTTTTATTTCTTCGTTAATAATACCCTCTTTTATGACTTTTTCAACTTTATCTGCATAAGGTTCATCTGATTTGCAAATGAAATAAAGATTCTGTTCTATTACAGGAGTAAGAGCTGTTACAGCATCTTCAAGTTTAATAACTTCAGATTCTAAATTTAATTCTCTTATTTTTTCATTATTATAAAGATCTTTTCTTGGAATAACTAAATACTTATCTTTTTGATTAAAAAGTTTACTCATGGTTTTCTTCCTCAATTTTTTGAATTAATTTACTTCCAGCTTTTAAAGGGTCTTTTTTTACAAATGGGTGGCATTTATCACAAATAATACTATTATGGATAATATCTGCTGTTTTTTCAAAACCACAAAATGAACATTTATATAAACCTGCCTCATCTGTTATATCTTTTATTTTCACCATATATGCAATAGTCGTCATATTACTTTTGTCCTTCTTTTCTTACGTTTAAGTCCTTTTTCTTTTAATCTTTTTTCTTTCATTTCAAATCTTTGTTTTACATATTCTTGCCCCATTTGCATTATTTTAATTTGAGCACATCCTAAACATATAGCATCAGCTGTATTTTCATCTTTAGGTTTCAATTCTAAATTGAATGTTTCATTGACATAAAATATAGTAACATGCTTTATGTTAATTAACCCTTTTTCTTTTTTTCTCTTTAATCTTTTATTATAAGCTTTTACTTCATCATCAACTTTAATATTTAGTAACTTTCTCCATTCAGAAGTATCAATATATTTAATTGGTAAACGATTATTTATAAGTTGTGTACATAATGAGAAATGTAACCATTCAAGTATTTTTTGAGTAGCTCTATTCATAGAACGATTAGTTTGTTCTATAATAATTAATGTCTCAATCATTGGATTAATTTCTAACAAAATCTGTTTCATTAATTTATTAATAAAACTTATTACTTTATAATACATATCATACGGATGGTCATTCCCAAGAGGATCATTTTGTTTGAGTTTATCAGTTTTCTCTTTTCCAAAAATAGTATAATAATGTATGAGTTTATATTGATTTGTTTCATCAATATCAAAAACTGCAATTCCTGTGTTTAAACTTAAATCAATAGAAATTAATCTCATTTTAATAAATACTCCCAATTTTGAGGTATTTCATGAGGATCAATACAATATTCAGGATATTTAATTTTTTCTTTTACTTCAGTAGATTTTTCTCTTTTTCTTCCTTTTCTCTTGAATTGTATACGATTTTTATGGATCATATTTCCAGTAGTGATCACTTTATACTTCCCAAATAAGATTTTATTAGTATCTGCATATTGTGATATAATTGCACCACCTAAACTTCTATAATTTTTATTTTCAGTTAATCCTAAATTAATTAAATATTTAGCAACATCATAAGAAGAACCCACAAAAGGTTCTTCTTCGTTGTTGATGTCCATTAATTTAATTTCTTTACTATCTTTATTGTTTATATAAATCATTTCTTTTTGAATTTAACTCCTTTAACAGTGTTAGAATCTATTTCTTGTCCAGAGATATCTTCAACTTCTTTTTCACTACCATCAAGTTCTACAATCAAACCAGAACGTAGCATTTTAAATTCAGCAGATCTTCCAGGAGGAGCAACTTTATTTTTATCAGCTTTAATACTTATTATTTTAAAATCAGGACTACCAAATGCATCTTTCTTTTGAGATTGTTTTTTATAAGTCATTCTTAACCTAATTGATGCATCAAATTTTCCAGCTTCACCTCCCGATACAGATGTAGCATCACCCCATGTCACACCTGGTTTTATTTTCATATGATTTATCATCAAAAGAGTTGTACATTTATCTTGAAGTTTATGTAAATGTTCTTCAAGTACTCCCCCAATTTTATAGATTTTATCAGATCTTATTAAATCTCCCTTATTGTAATCACCATTCTTTTTCATTGTTCCTGGAGGTCCAATATAATAACCAGAACGTAATCTTTTGTAAAAGTCTGTTAACATTTTTGCTTGTGCATAATTTTCATATTGTGAAAAATTTGCTTGATCATATCCTACTGTAGCTGCAGTATCAGGTAATATAGCAGCTTGTGAATCTATTACATACAAATCAACAATATTTAAAGCAAAAGTTAACATTGCTTGATACAAAGCATCATCTCCTGATGCTGTATCCATCATATTTAACATTTTTCTATCTAAATTCATACTATCCGTATATTCAGGTCCAGGAAATGTTCCTTCTCTATCATCCCAATTAGTTATCAAACCTTCTCTCTGGTAATCACCTACAATATTAATAGCTAATGTTGTTTTACCAACTGATGGAGGAGCATATAATTCAATAGTTCTACCTCTTGGTATTCCTCCACAACCAAGAACTATATCATTTAAACTTGGCAAATGAGTAGGAACTATTTCTACAGGAGCTATTTCATCTGCAGTTTTTATACCCGGAAAATATTTCTTTATATCACTATTATCAGTGTAGTCATTCATTATTAGAACCTCTTAACTTTTAATTTTGATAAACCACTTTTTCCAGGTACTGGAGTTTCTTTAACAGTAGTTTTAACTTCTTCTTTCGGTTCTTCTGAAGTTGTGGTTTCTTCTTGTTCTTCAGTTACTTTTTGTTCTTCAACTTTCTTTTTACCGAATGTAACACTTGATTTTACTCCAGGAGTTTGAGCAGCCTGTCTTGGTTCATTTACTTCACCATTTGCAGAAAAATGAACAGTCTTTAACCCAAGTTCATGAAGACCTTGCTCAAATTGAGGAGTCTGTGGGAACTTATAAGCTCCTGTAGAAGGAGTAATTGCAGAAAGATTAATTGGATATTTAACTAACTTTTCAATGATTTCAGTTTCAGATAATGGTTTAATTACTTCTTCTAAATCAATTGTGCATTCATCAATTGCATCAATTAATTCTTGAGGAAATACCATTTCTCTACCTGATTGCATTAAAGTAGCATATAATTCAGGATTATTTTTAATTTGATTAAGATCTTCAGGTAATTCGTCATCACTTGATGCAATACCAAGTTGTAAGATTATAGATTCAAAATCGAGATTTAACCATTCAGCAGGAATTTTAGCTCTAAATTGATTATCACCATAAGCAGTAGCTTCATATTTAGTTCCAAATCTTGCAGGTTTTCCCTTTTCAACAGTCTTTTCAATGTTAATATCATACATCCACATTAAACCGTTTTCAAGACATTCTGGGTCTTTTAAATCTAATTTAGTTTCTAATTTAATGATACTTTTTTTAACACTAGTTGGGGCTTTTAAAGGTTTAATTTTAAAATCACTTTTACCTAAAACATTAGAAGCAAGATAAATCCAATTTGTTTGAGGTTTAAAACCACAATCAGGTTTTTCTTCACCGAGGTCAATTCTTGTTTTTAATTCAAAATTATAAAGTGATTCAACAATACCTGTACTTTCAAGAATATTTAATGCTACAAAAGATGCTTTTTGTTTCTTTTGTTCATCTTCGACAATAACAGGTACAAAGACAACTATTTGTTTTTGAGGACCTTGAAGAATCCTAAAAAGATTAGGACCTTCTTTCAATTCATGCATATCTTCCATAACATTGGTTGATTGCATTGCTTTTCTTTGACTATCACTAGTTCCGACTTTCATTGTTTTCTCCTTTTAAGTGTTTAAAACATCTTTGATTAAATTCCAACATTCTTCTTTATGATCCCATTTATATAATTTATGATCAGTTCCATCTTGTTTATGAATGAATATATAAATATTATTTATGTTTATATCTATTCTTTCCATTTCTTCTAACAAAATTTCAGGATCTTGTTGTAATAAACTTTCTAAATCTTTTGTAGGACCGTCAAGACCACTAAATTCATTAATTTCTCTACAAACTGCTATTGAAAAAGTTTTTTCTCTAATAATAGGCCCTATTCCAGGTTTATATTTTCCAGGATACACTCCCATTATTTCTTCCTTTTATAAAATGGACAAGAATTACAACTAACTAATTTTGCCCCAGTTGCTGCATATTGAGTAATATATTCATCTTCATTGCAATAAAAAATTTCAGTATTTTCACCTTTTAATTTATCAACAAACATATGAATACAGTCTTTATTTAATTTTGTAGCAGAAATATAAAAAGGAACAGCTACAGTTTCATTACATTTTTCAATAAAATTAAAATATCTTTCAATATTAAACAAGATTTTAAATCTTTCAACTCTTTCAAGATCTTTGATTAAATCATATGGCATTTTCGTATCCTTTATTACCTTTAACTTGTTGTCTTCTATCTAACCATGCTTTTAATATCCAAATTCTTTGCGATAATATCTCATCAAATTCTTTTAAAAACTCTGTTTGTAAACTTAACTCATTAATATAATCTGTTTTTTCAGTATACATTTGCATATTTTTTGATATAACTTTATTAAATATATCTTTTTCTTTTAAAGCTGGAAATTGTCTTCTTATTTCATCAGATTGATTTGATATAAATACTTTTAATTTTGTTTCTTCAAACCTCTTAGTTTTTTCTAAATCAATTCTTGTTGACAAGAATGTTGTTCTATATGCTGAACCATCAACTAATGAATCATTAATATCTTTATCACTTAATTCATCAATTGGTTTATTAAATTTAACTAAAGGCTCTAAATCAAGTTTATACTGTCTTGAACCTATATACAACATACGTTCAAATATATTCTCAGAGGCCCATAAATTTTCTATACTTATTGAGCTTTCTTCATCATTATTGTTATTATTTATTCTTCCAATTTTCATAAATTCAATTTTTATTGTTTACAAATATAGTACTTCATTTATTTCTTATATGTCTATTTGATTAGTTTTAGCCAATGTTTAAAAAGTTGAGGACCTAGAAAGTTATTAACAAAGTATCCTATCTTTTTATATTTTTTAATACTTGGTTTTTTAACTACAATAAATTCTCTTTTTCCATCTGCATCATTACTAAATGTATACCATAGCATACTGTTTAAATCAAATAAAAGAAATGGGATTTTATAAACTCTACAATATTCTAAAAACCACATATCAGGAGAAACTAAATCACCTATATCAGAATTACAAGAAGATAAACAAACACCTACTTCTGACTCTCTTAAAACCATAGCAATTCTTCTAATAATTGAGTTTCTTACTTCATTGATAGATGGGAAATTATCACAAGTTATTTGAATTGATGACATTACTTGATTAACTGAACCCATGTCCAAAGGGCTCACAATCCTTTTCTCTACTGATGGTATATCTTTAACTGTTTGGTTAGCATCAATGATTTGTATAAGTTTGACATCTTTTTTCTCTTCAATGAAATCAAAGAATTTATTATCAAAGTAAGTGTTATTTGTACAAGTTAAATATTGAGTACCTAAGAATAGATTATTATAAATTCTAAACTCATTAGCTGTAACAGTTACCATCTCTTCAAGTTTTTTATCAATCCCATAATTTATAAGAACATCAGTTCCAGTAATATCACACCCAATTAATAATAATCTTATATTGTTAATTATATCATTGTAGAATAAAGATTCATGCTTTTTATTAATGCTTTCAAGTTTATCAGCATTTTCTTTTGATGAGAAGAAAATATTAATAATCATAGGTCGTTGAGATTCTTTAGCAATATCATTGTAAATATTTAATGCTAATATCTCTAATTCAAATTCAGAATTAAAAGTATGATACGTTCTGAATGTTTGATATTTTGATGTAGATTTGTCTTTTATCATTATACCATAAGCACCTCTTTTTTCAAAGTCTTTTGATATAACTCCTTGAACATAAATATTGATATTTGATAAGTCTAGATTACTTAAATCATACATGGTTTTAACCTTCAATTAAAGGAATTTCTGGATGATTAACTCTGTATGAGTTTAAGACTGTATCAACAATCCATTCTTCAAAATAACCATGGTCATCATTTTGAGCAAGATTAAACATTTCAAGTCTTGTTCCTTTCTTGAAATATTTTATAAATCGTCCATCTTTATATTCTTCAACTTTATTATCTTTAACCCATTGTTTTAAAGGTTCTAATTCATATGCTATTGCAACAACATTAGGTATTTTCTTACTAGTATTAGCCATGTGATTTAATCTTAAACTATAAATCTTTATTTGAGTTACTTGTCTTGTTTCCATGTTTAATCCTCATAAGCTTCTTTTTGTAATTCTTCAATATTTTCTTTAATATAATCAGATAATCCTTGAAATCCTTCATCTTCAAACTTATTATCAAATCCTCTGAATTTTACTCTAGCTGGATACGTATTTATTATATGTCCATCTTCATCAGTGTTACATATTATAGCCCATCCAAATAAATGAAGTGATCTATTAACCCACCATAATAATTTTGATTCTCTGAATTCTTCCCATGATTTTTCAAAAACCATTCGTTCTGACATTTTATATCTCCTTTTATGTGTTTAATTCTTTATTATAAAACCAATTAGCTACCCACAAATTTCCTATAGTATCAAGTCTACACTTTGATTTAGGTATCCATTTTTCATCATAATTCCATTTTATTTGAATAGCCAATTCTGTTTCAAATAAAACTATTGATGTATTATCTAAAATCTTTTTATAATTAAAAACATCATGAGGTAATATATCAATATTCAAGTTTACAACTGGTACATTTGGAATTTTATTAGCCATTTAATTACCCCACCTTTCTTTGAATACTTCAAATTCGGAATCAATTTTAACTTTTATTATATTAGAAATATCTATCTTTCTTTCAATACCATCGGGATGAATTGAGAATGTTTTAGATGTCATTAGTTTAGGCGTAATTTCTTTTATCAATTCTAATTCATGTTCAGGTGATTCACCGTCAGCTTCATCATGTACTGTTATCAGGGGCCAACTTTCAAGATTATTATCCCTACAATAATCATATATTTTGATAAAACCCCATTGAGCAATATCGCTTGCTGTACCTTGTATTTGAGCGTTAATTCCGGCTCTTACAGCTTCTTCTCTAAAATATTTTTTATCACTAAATGCATCTGGTAGAATTCTACGTCTTCCAAATTTAGAATCTATCCAACCATTACAAAGAATATGTTCTTTCATCTCAAGTTGATATTCTTTAGTTCTTTCAAATTCTGACCAAAACCATTCAGAATGTCTTTGTGCATCTTGCATTGTTATTTTAGGTTCATCCCTTTCTAATTTCTCATTTACCTTTTCTACCTTAGTCTGATCACTCCCCAGATACATCCCTCCAAAATTACATAATTTAGTTAATTTTCTGTTTCTTTTCATTTGAAAATCAGTAGGATCATATTCAAGTTCTTTACCATTATAAAATACTTCTTTACAACCTCTCCAATGGATATCAATATTATTATCTATATAATAAAGCATTATGGGGTCTTGTGCATAATCTGCCATGATTCTCATTTCAACTTGACTTTCATCACAACTCCAGAATCTCCAACCAGGTCTTGCTGTAAATACTCCACGTATGTTAGCAGTTTTAGTTTTTTTAGGCATATTTTGCAAATTAGGCCTTGAAGACAACCTTCCACTGACTGCTCCATGTAAGAGATAACTCGTATGAACAAAACCATCTGGGTCCATTCTTGAATGCATTTTCTTACCTCTAAGGTAAGTAGAAATCATTTTTTGTTTTTTCTTATAATCTAATAATGCAGCTATTAAATCTAATTCGCCTTTAAATTTATCTGGATGTTTTTCAAATTCTTCTCGTAGTCTTTTAATATGGTCTTGATCAGTACTTGCATAATCTGATGTTTGAGGTTGACCTTTTTCTTTTGTTTTAAATATAGGCCAACCAAGCTCAACAAACAATAATTCTTGTAATTGAACTGGGGAATTGAGATTGATTGTTCTTTGAAAAGTACTAAAGAACTCTTCTTCAATCTCTCTTAATTCTTTAGTATACTCATTAGCAATCTTTTCAGCATATTCTCTATCAAAGTATACCCCTCTTAATTCTGCCATTGTATAAACATGTTGTAATGGCATATAAAGATTATCCAATAAGAATTTGTTATCCAAGTAACAATTCTTTGCTCCTTGATAATTCTTTTTCTCTTCTTCAATCTCAGTAGCTAAATCTTCCCATAATCTAAGTGTTGCATCAGTATCTTTAGGGCCATATATACTCAATGTTGAAAGAGGAATGTCTGCATAATTTTCTACATCTTTTTTATCTTTTGTTAATAATCCATAAACAGATTGTTTATAACCTCTTAAATCAGGATATCTAACATCTGAGTTATATTCCAAACTATTTGGTACATTTTCATTTAATAGATAACTCATCAACATTGTGTCAGCAACAATATTATTAGGATGTATATCTAATTGCTTTATTAAGAACTGATTATCGAATTTAACATTTTGATTACATTTCTCAATTTCTGGATTTTCTAACAATGTTTTCATTCTACCAACAACATATTCAGTAGCTGTAGGTCCTAACCAGAAATAAAATTCATCTTTATCAAATGTTCCTAAATTATTAGTTTGTAAATATGATTCCCATTCTTTTTTTCTTTCATCATCAAAATCTTTTCCTTTAACCCATAGAGGTAAGTAAATACCTGTATTTCTTTCACAAGAAAAACTAATACCTATGATTATATCCTCTCTCCATTCTTCAAAGATTACTTTTTTACCAAGTCTTTTCCTTTCAATTATTTCTTTCATCATTTGATATTTATTACCAGTAGTCTCAATATCATATACAAGTTTTTTACCTTGCATCAGATAATCAATGACACCGTCAAATTCTTCAATAGTTTCTATTAAAATATAATCATTTTCTTTTTTAATATTTGTAGGTGAGTAATTTTTAATAAACTCTAAATCTTGTTCGAAAGGTAATATTAATTCTTCATTATTATATAAAGCACCTGGATGATAAGTTACAAAAATATCACAAGGATATTTTGTCATTGAATGTACTTGATTTCTTAATGAATCTATTTTATCTTTTTTACCAAACATAGCTTCTACAACAGTTTTACCAAGAAGTATTATCTTTGGAGGTTTTACTTTAAAAAGTTCATTTGTTTTTAAGATAGACTGAAGTATTAACTCAAGATTATCTGAACAACATTTAATATCTTTTTTATTAGGTGTCTTGTTTTCAGAATTTCTACAGAGTGTGATTGCTGTATAAAAGAAATTAGTAATTCCTGTTTTTTCAATCTTTTCAAGAAATGTTTTTGAATCTCTTCCCCCAAGAATATTCTGATAATCTGTTCCTTTATCAGAAATAAAAATATATTCTATGTATTTATCCCATTGACCTTCTGACACATCTTTAAACTTACCTTCATATATAAATTCTGGATTATAACAACTACAATTTATACAATTATTATAAACTAGGTCAATCCCAAGTTTATCCATGAAACTCCTAAATTATTTTAAATTTGATTTGCAAATATAATACATCTAATATTTTGTATTATAGAGGTAGTCCGAAATTTATTGCTTTTCTTTGTTTGAATAGTTCTCCATCTTTGTCAAAAAATCTCATATTCTTTTGATGAAGATCATCTCCTGGAACACCAAGATGAGCATGGAAATCATGTCTAATTAAACAAGTTCCAAAAAATGTTTGTTTTTTAAGTTTATTTGCTACTTCCATAAATTCATTGTCACACCAAAACCCTTTGTATTCTGGGTAATAAATGTAACCAAATCTATCAAAGTATTTTCTACCTATAATCGGTAATGTATTAAGATCAGTTCTGAATCCATCAAAGTACCACAAAACTCCATCAGTATCAGGATAAAAATGTTGCATATCACTTCTAATTTGCTCATCATAGCCAATGTATACTGGAGTCATATCATCAGATGCTAATAAAACAATATCAAAATCTTTATAAAAAACTCCAGCATTCATAGCATTAATCTTACAAGTATTATTATAAAATTGGATATCACAATAACTACCAAATTCACTAATATATCTAATTTTATTAATGATATCACTGTTATTCATTGTTTTATCATCAATATCACAAATAATATGAAATGATGTGTTTTTGTGGTCTTGGATTAAATCTTGATATTTTTGTAACATTTTTAAGAATTTTTCAGGTCTTTCTCTTGTGGGGAATTGAATTAAGACTTTTAATTTTGACATTGTAATACCTCTTCTAATAAAAATTTCATTCTTTTATAATAAGTATGTTGTTTTGAAAAATTATAACCATTATTAGCTACCTCATATATATAATCAAGATGATTCTTACAATAATTAAGTTTTTCCATAAGATCATTTTTTGATTCATAACTTAAATAATCTATTTCATCTCTGAATCCTAATTCTTGATATTGTTTATCATAATTAGTTAATAAAACAGTACTGCATCCCAATGTTTCAAAACTTCTATAATTAATATCATTTGAGATATTTTTATTAAAATGAATACGATAAGAATTTATAGCTCTTACCATGTCTTTTCCTAATACCCATATATCTTTTTTTAATAAATATTTCGACTCTATTACATTGAACCATTCTTCTCTATTTAATACACTACCACAAAATCCTATAAAATACCCTTTGATATTCATAGGATAAATCAATTCATCATCAAAACAATTTGGAAACCAAATTGTACGTATAGAATTCGAAGTTATACAATAATTTTTATTAGCTTGTAACATTGTGTGATATTTTCCACGTTTAAATTCTTGATTATAAATTTCAATTCCTCTCACATGTGCATCAATACACCATAATAATTTAATAGGTTTGGAATATTGACTTAAATCTGGTACCCATCCAGAGTCGTAATTTTCAAGATTTATAATAACATCATAACTATTAAAATTGGGAATCTGGTTAAAATTATGATGACCTTTACCCCAAACATCACAACTTTGTCCTAATTTAATTAATGCTCTTTGTGCAGAGAAACATTCTCTAAATTCCCTATTTGAATCATGAATCCCATTCTCTTGAATAATTAAAAATTTAAGCATATTGGTCCTCTGTATAAGCTGAAAAAGTATTCTCATTTTCATTTTTATGAATAGCAATATCATACCCATAACGTGCAAACATTTCAGGATTTAAAACTGAAATATGTTCTTCAAATGGGTTACCGTCTAGCGAACCTTGTGGATGTTCTCCTATAGGCATTTGATATATTACTATTTTTTTAGCTTTTCTTTCAATGTCACCATTGATATTTAAAAAATCAAACCAAGTAATATGTTCTGGACCATGTAACCAAATAACAGCATCATAGTTAAATTCTATCAGATCAATATTTTTAACATCTATATGGTGTACAGTTTTCACAAATTTAAAGATATCTCTACAATTATCTCCCCAAACTTCTAATACAGAAAATTCTCCCCCAATACTTTCTATATAATTTTGAATACTTCTGTCAGAATCGTGTCTGTACCCAATATTGAGTACAGACTTTACCTCCAATTCTTTAAATTTATCAATAACGAACTTTATTTGTTCAAGCATTTTACTCCTAAGATTTTTTTTAATTTTTAACTATAGCACTTTTACCAAAATATTGAAAGTTTAATGTTTTATTGTCATATATCACATTATCATAAACAAACTTTGAAGGGAAAACTGTAATATTAAAACAAGGAGCTCCAAGATACCCAATTCTCATATGTGTTTGAGGAGAATCTTTATACCCCTCAAAATAATCAAAATCGATCTTAATATCATAACTATAATCATTGATTTCTAATCCTAATCCACAACCTTCAATCATTCCTCTAAAACTTGATCCTTGAGTTTTAGTTGCTGAAATACCGATAGGACATTTTTCAATGTCAAGATTAGCTCTCATTGCATTAAGCATATGTCCTTTAAAACCTATTTTACAATCTTTTATAAATGCTTTCACATTAGATACTTGTCCTTTTAAATCCATTCCAGTTTCTGCTCCTGAAATGTATATATTTTCAAAATTAAATCTATGATACCCATTAGGACGATTAACGGGATTAGATTTGATACCCGTAAAAACAGCTTTTGAATCACTTTTTATAATAGCAAAATTTCTAATATTCCAGTATTCTCCAGCATTCTTATCATATTTTATAGGATCTGTATTAGGTATAACTAAATCAGTAGCAATATGTTCTATTACTGGACTTCCATCAGTTATCCCTTTAACTTGCAATACAGTTCCATAATCCCAACCAGCATCTTCACCTATTATAGGAACTTCTGTTTTTATACCACCTTTAATTATTGGGTATTTACCATTAAACAATTTTACTATTTGATGATCTTCTCTTGCTTTATAGCAAGCATCTTGTATTAAACTAGAACAATCACCATTCCTTGGTCTAACCCAGTATACAGAGTCTTCTGGAATATCTGGAATACTCTCTTTCAATTCTTGTAGTGATTTTGCAATGTTAGTAAAATCAGTTTCATAACCTTGAACTTTTTCTTGAAATTCTTTTATAGAATTGTCTATTTGTTCAAACTTATTATTGAGATCTTCTCCTAGTGACATAATATTTCCCTTTATAATAATTTATAATTAAGTACTTGTCTATAATTCTTTACATCGTTACAAAATTTTGCATATAACTCCTTCCAATTTGGTTTTTGAATATCAAATATCCAGTGTAATGTTTTTATATGTGGATCATTTAAATTAATTTTATTAACATCATGGTAAGATTTTTGAAATGTAGATATTATTGGTTTAATATTGCCATAAACTAACTTATCATAATTATAAGCATTATATTCTTTATCACAAGTATGAATCCAATTAAATTCAAATGCATTTAAAGCATCTAATGCGTCTTGTGTATAAGTATTAAAAGCAGGAATAAAATGGTCTCTATTGAATTTATTGACTTTAGACATTATATTAAAACTATGCTCAATTCTATGTTCTATTTCATGTTGAGATAAATCTTCAAATTCACCTCCATTAGGCCAAGTATTGATTATATCATCCCATCCAAATGCATGATCAAATTTATGATTAAATCCATGCATAACAATTTGTCCAACTTTAACTATTGAATTAAATAACTCTATATCTAATTCGTCTATTAATAATGGACTTACTCCTAGTAAATAAGGAACTTGATTTGATTCAAATATACTTAAAACTTCTGTAATTCTTTCTCTACACCAATTATGATTATAACCAGGATACCCATAAGGATAATCATCAATTCTAATAACCTGTATTCCTTCACGAACAAAATTATTTACTTCCATTTAATTCCTTATAAAAATTTAAAAAATTGCATTATATGTAATAGTCCACCACGTTCGCCATTTATGTCATAAGATTGATATCTATCTTCTTCATATATAAGTTTAGATGAAAATTCTCCAAAATCTATAATTTTAAGCTTTCTATCTGTCATGTTATATAATATATTACTTTCATTCAAATCACCATGAACTATATTTCTTGAAAGTAAATCAATAATCATCTTACTTAGTTCAGAAATTATCCATAATTTATCTATAAGAGACAATACATATCCACAACTTTCTAAAGAAATATAACTATCTGGTATTAATTCTGTAAATATTTCAATATGGTTATAAAAATCAGAGGCTTCTAAGAATTTAGGTACATAATCAATACCTTTTAATTCTTTTAAAAAATCTATTTCTTTATAACCTCTTAAACGATCATTATCTACTTTACAAAATGCTTGTCTTTTTTCAGATTTATAATATTTACGATCTTTATTTATAGTTGTTGTATTAGGTATAAACTCAATAAATAAAGGATCATTTTTAACACTTATCATTGATTTTTTCTCCATAATCTTAATACATTGTGGTATACACCATTTAATTCATGTACATTAGGTCTATTATTAGCTATAATCTGAGTATAATCTTTTAAAATTTTAGAATTCCATTGTTCATAATGATCATGCATACTTATATAAGGTACTTCATATTCTGCAGCAAGACCTAATTCAAAATTCATACAATCACTTGAATGGTCTGAATCATGAAAAAACAAATCAACTTGGTCATCTTTATAGATTTCATCAAAAACATCATATAAAACATTAAAGGTATAATCTTTGATAAGTGTCCATCTATCTTTTAAAACTTTAAAAACTCTTTCTCCAGGTTCACCTATTGTTAGTTTATGAGACCCATCTGTAGAATTTTTACCAGAATCTATTGTTATAAGTTTACCTTTATTATTACGAAACATTCCATATAAAATTGCTTGAGTAGAAGCTCCATTTTGACATCCAGTTTCAATTACTATTTTAGGTTTTATTAATCTTGTTAATACATATAAAGGAAGATTATAAAATGAAAAAGAATCTCCAGGTCTTAACTCTTTACAAAATAATACTCCTTTATCTATTTCTTCATTGATAATATCAGAAGCTCCCAATTTTATAACTTCTTCAATAAAATCAGGCTGTAAATAATCTTTTATAATATCTTCCATTATACCCTCTTTTTAATTAATACTATTAAAATAATAATAAAAAGTTAATGTAATTATGATACCGAATGCAATCAGTATAAGTCCTCTTAAAAACCAATTATCTTCCATTATATCCTCTTTTTTGAATATTCTTCATTAGTAAAACAAATCCATAAAGGTCTTCCAATTCTATCTGGGGCATTTATTCCTGGATCAGTGTTTTCTAGACGTTCAACTTTATAAAATACATCTTTAAGTAAAGATTCATAAAATACATCTTTTCCATTTCTAATATCATCTGAATGTCCTTCAACTATTACAACACCATCCGTTATTTCATTAATTTCTTTTAATATTAATTTTTGATTATTAAAATTTTCAATAATTGACAATAATAATACTACATTAAATCTAACATTATGAAAAACTTCTTTTGTCGATATATGATTAATATCTACATTCATAAAATTATATCTTAATTGAGGATATAATTCTTTTGACAATTCAATATAATCTTTATCAGAATCTATTCCGTAAACATTTTTGAATCCTAAAATATATTGATTAACAAAACAACCAAGATTACTTCCTATATCAATTAAGATATTATTAGGGATATTATAAGTATTGATTACATTATTAATTAAATTAATTCTACTTTGTGAATCTCTTAACCCTTCAAATACTATCCCTTCTATTTTAATTGTTTGATAAGGCATATAAAACTTCTTATTTTTGTATTCAAAAGTTTTGTTATCTACCCATCTTCCTTGTAATTTAGAAAGTATGTTTATTATCTTATTATCTATCATAACTAAAGCATCCTTTAATGGTTGAATAAAATTCTTTTCTCTATTGTTATTTTCATCAAAAATATCACCTACAAACTCAAAGTCTCTCCTTTCTGTAGGAAAGGGTTTTGGATTAGAGTTGTAAAAATCAAAATCACTATGTTCAATAGTTTCATCTTTAATAGATGCATATAAATTAGAAAGTAAATCCTGGTCAGCTTGTTTATAATCTTCCTTCTTTGCATTTATAAAAAATTTTATATATTTATACAAAGCTCCATTTTTAACTCCCCACATCCCGGCCATTATCAAAGCCGTATGCCAAGGGTGGTCTCTCATTATATGGAAATCTTTATCAGATTTTAACCATTCATCAACAGCAGCTTTTTCTCTTAAAGAAAGTCTTGAATCTGTGTCTCTAAAAATAACAATTTCTGCTTCATGTTTAAATGCAGCATTAAATCTCCATATTGTTGATGACCAATTTCCTAATTCTTCCATTTCAATAACATCAACATTATCAAAAGATTTTAACTCATCAATTACATGTTTATAAATTTCTCCAACATAAAATAAACATCTCCAATCGGGGTATATCTCTTTAGCTAATTTAGCATTTTCGATAGCACCTTGTGTGTATTTTTTATCTATTCCCCACAAAGAGAAACTTATTACTTTTTCTTTGTATGCTATATAGTTAAGATTTAAATATTTATTATATTGTAAATAATCAATAATTCGTTTTTTTAGAAAAAAGAGAGCACCTGTTGGATTTAATGCCCAATCACCATTTTCATGAAGATTGCAATGCATTCCTCCATAACCGTAATGATCAACATAACTAGTTCTACTAATAATAACTTTATTATTATATAATTCTCCTACTCGCCAATCAAATCCCCCGTGTTTAGCTATTAACTTTCCACCATGTGTATTTGAGTCATCAAGCACTCTTTTTACCATTTCTCTGTCAAGAAATATAGAAATTCCGGGAAGATACTCTCTTATAACTTCAAATTGTTCAGTATCATCAACTGTGAAATGAGTATGACAATTACTGTTATATAAACTTATTGGAACGTTCCACTTATCATGTAATAAGATTGCCATGTCTTCCCAGTTTGTATCATGGAAAGCATCATTATCAGTTAAATAAAGAAACTCATATTCTGAATTATAAAAATCTTTAAAATGTTGTAATCTTTGTTCTTCAATTCCTTTATTTTTACTAATACTTACATGATCAGAAAATTGTTTTAACCAAGTTTCATCATATTCAGTAGATCCATCATCATAAATAAAGATATCACTTTCATTTGATACTTGTTTTAATTGATTCAAACAAAGTTCTGTAATTTTCTTTCTATTGTAAGTTGTTACTGCAATATAAATCTTTTTCAATTATTTTCCTTTTCTTTTTATTTTAGTAGCTCTTATACCTTTATTTTTTGCTTTATCCCATAATGGTTTAAATGTTTTATTTGATAAATGAATAAGTCCAGACTCTCTTCCTTCTTGAATTAGCATTACATTAGTTAATTCTTTTATAATAGATTTCAATTCTGATTTCTTCATTTTTTATCCTTATATTTGAATCATGGGAACTTGGACTTCCATCATAAGCTTATCTCTTGCTTCATCTTTTATATATTTATTCAAATAAAATATTTTCTTAACATTAAATGTTATTAAAAGTTTATAACAATTAATACATGGTGGATGAGTTATATAACAAGTTAAAGAATCATATTTTCTTTGAAGATTAGAAACAGCTGCAACTTCACCATGAGCACATCTTATACAATGATTATCATGCATTAAACAACCAACATCATCACAATGTTGAGTTTTTGAGGCAGATGAATTATAACCTATAGCTGCTATTCGATTTTTATCATCAACAAGAACACAACCTACTTTTAATCTAATACAAGTTGCACGTTGTGAAGCTAATGTTGCTATTCCCATAAATAATTCTTCTCTAGAAATACGTTTATTAACTTTCTTTTTAGGCATTATATCTCCAATAATTTATTAAAAACTTCTTCAGGTAATTTTACTTTTTTGTAATAATTATTCATTTTAAAATTTAAATACTCAGAATTACTGTATACATCTTCAATTAAATCTAAATCATTTTCATTTAATTTATTCTTAAAATCAGGAAAAACTTCACAAAATAAAGCAAGTTGAGTTTCTCTTGAAAATGCAACAAATTTCTTACTTACATTTTTATTTTTTACCTTTTTATATAATGTGTCAATATTGATTTTAAAATGATTCAATAGGTTTTTATCTAAACAATCAGGTGATTCAGATTGTTTGATTATTTCAATAATTTCTTCTCTTGTATAAATCTCTTTGATAACAGTGAATCCATCATAATTCTCTAAGTCATTCAAATCACCATCTTTTTTTAAATAAGAATCTGGGTCTTCTCCGTCAGGTAATAATAATACTTCAAATGGTAATCCTATTTTAATAAATTCTTTTGCATTTCTTTTTATAGCAATTAAGCCTGCATTATCACCATCATACATCATTAACCATAATGGTGCTAAACTTTTAAGTTTCAATACTTGTTCTTGTTTTAAACTCAATCCAATAGACCCTACAGAATTTTTAAAATCATAACAATGCATAGTTATTATGTCAAATTGACCTTCAATTAAAAATCCATATCCTTTTTCTTTTATTGACTTTGAAGCTTTATTTAATCCAAAAAGATATCTACTTTTAGAAAAATAGAAATTGTCTTGAGTATTAACATATTTAGGATTAAACTCTTTATAAATAGTTCTACCGCTAAAACCTATAGTCCCGATAAGATCATTAAGGGGAATTGTTACTCTATCAAACAATGAACTCATATAAGTTTCAACAGGAGTATTTTTATTCATTATTTGAAGTAATCCAAGTTCAACTAATTCATTTTTATAATGTTGAAACTCTTTATATAAATCAAATGAACCACCAGAATAACCTAATTCCCAAAAATCAACTATTTCTTTATTATAACCTCTTTGATTAAATAAATAATCTGATGATTCATCTACTCTTGATACAAAATACTCTTTGATATTTTGAAGGATGTTTAAATATGTTTCACCTTCAAGATGAATACCTAATTTTTTAGCAAGATATCTAACTGCTTCATCCTTTGTAAGATTATGCATTTTTGCTATAAAATCAAATACATCTCCTTTAAAATCACAACCAAAGCATTTAAAATATTGTTCTTTTGTATTCACTAAAAAAGAAGGATCTTTGTCAATATGTACGGGACAAACACCTTTGAGATTATCATCATTCTTAAAAGATAAATTAACATATTCAGATATTATATCTTCTATCTTAATTTGATTTTTAATTTCTAATAGATTCATATTTATGAAAGTTCACCTTTAATAGCTTCTTGTAATTCTTCATTATCTCTTACTGCAGTAAACAATTCAGAAATCGTTATAAAACTTCCAATTTCTTTAAACCATTTTTCATTTATGAAGATATCTACTGTATATAAATCACACTTTGCTATATCATGATAATATGGTTTAATTTTTAATGTTATTTCCATTTTTTATACTTATTTTAATTTTTTAATATTACAAATATAAATCTTCATTTAATAAATATGGATAAAAGAAACTAACCATTTTATAAATTCATACCCAAGTATAGAAATAATTGCTATTACAATTATAATTATGATTAAGTCGATGAGTTTAAATTCCGGAAACATTATTTCTCCTTATTTTTAGATTTACAATGTATACCATCATCAGTAGGCCCAAAATGAGCATTTGAGTGATTTGATACTTCAAATTCTATCATACAAAGATTTGCAACATCTACCAAATATTCTAAATTTCCTGTTTTTTGAAAATTTTCAAGTCTTTCAATACATGAACCTATTCTATCCCATTTCATTCCTTGATTTATACGCCAATCATTATATCTTAATGTTCCCATAATCACACGATTAGTCATTAACTCAATAAATCTTTTACTCATTAGAGTTTCTTTTAAAACTGGAGCATCAGGCATAAACTCTCTTTTCTCTTCTTCTTGTTCACATTTCCATAACCATAAATTATGTAAAAAGAATGCCTCATTACCCAAAGGTTTCTTTAAGCAATTTTTATTTTCCATTTTTACTCCGATTTATTCAGAAAGTAATTGATGTTTGTCTACTGATTGTAAGTATTCTTTGGCTTGTTTTAATATATATTCTCCTACTTGAGGAACAATACTTTTACCTATTTGATCTGCTACTCCATTTTCACTCCCAAAGAATTGAAAATCAAGTGGATACCCCATTAAGCAAGCATTTTCTCTATTAGTAAGAGTTCTATTTTCTGTTGGATGAATATATCTTGTAGAACTTCCCATTATTACTGGAGCAGGTTTATCAAGTGCAAGTCTTCTTTGTTGAGAACCGGAATACATTGATTCTCCAGTTCTTAATCTTGACATCTTTTCAATTTGTTCATCAGAATGTTTTGGGAATTTATCATTATATAAAACACAACCTTCACTCCTAACTTTTTCTAACATTTCAAATGCAGATCTGATAGTTAATTGACCTCGTTTGTCTTCTAAAGGTGGTTTTAAAAAGAATCTGAATGGGTATAAACTACCAATAACAAATAATCTATCTCGTACTTGAGCAATTCCAACTTCAGTAGGGTTAATTCTGTGTTCTTCAATATAATAATCAGGAAGTTCAATTTCTTTCTTACTTATCATATGTTTTAAAACTGTTCCACCTGCAGTGGCTTCAAATCTTAAATAATTTCTGACACTTGGTAAGTTTTCTAATATAAATATTATAGGTTTTCTATCTATAATTTCTTGTACAAATTGAACATATTCAAATTCATCAAAGTCTTTAGTTTGAACATTAACAACATTTTTACTACTTCTACCTGCAGAACTAATTTCACCACAAGATGGACTTCCCCAAACAATATCAGCTTTCATATTGTAGAACGCTTTCAATTGTTGAGACCACATAGTATCTGGGAAATTAAAACGATGTGTCTTAATATTAAAGTATTTTCTAGGTTCAATTGCCCATAAAGTTTTTAAACCTACATTTCTTGCTGCTAATAAAGAGGCTCCCGCTCCGCCAAAAATTACTCCAAATGTTATGATCTTTTCCATTATTTATAATCGTATTCTAATGAGTTGTGTAAAAAGTTAATTTCAGGAATAGATAATTCATAATTAATATTTGAACTGATATAAAATTCTATGACTTCAAGAAATGCAATCGATTGTTCTATCAATAAAATTTCTTCTTTGATTTTATTTCTTACTTCTTCTTTTAATTCTTTACTTAAATTTCCTTTTTCAGTATCAATTATAAGATTTTCCTTTCTATCAATACTTGCTTTTAATTTTCCTATTTTTGAAGTTGAAAGAGATTGAATTTGACTACCAGAAATATTGATTTTTAATGATTCAAACATAAACACCTCATTATTTGTTTTCCTAATTCTTCAGCAACTGGAGGAGAAATACTTTTGCCTATTAAATCTAAAGAATCATTTTCTTTTCCTATAAATTCAAAATCTAAAGGAAATCCTTGAAAAGTTGCACATTCTCTTACATTTAAGACTCTTGGTTCAAATGGATGTACATATCTTGTACAATGAGAAGTAATTGTAGGGCATACTTTTTGAGGGTTTAATTTCCTATTATTCTGACCACCATAAAACGATTCACCATATTTTAAATTTTTGAAACCTTCCATTCTTTCTTTTGAATGGTGTGGATTTTCATCATTATATAATGGAGGTTTAAAATTTAAATCTCTTATTTCTCTTTCATTATCCAAAGTTTCTAATACTTCATTTACACTTTTAACATGGTAGTTAATAGGCATCTTAAAAGTAAAATTATATTTCTTCTTATATAAAATTACGTAAATCCTGTTTCTTTGTTGTGGAACTCCAAAAAAATAACTATTGAGATTTAAAAATTCAGAATTGTATTCTCCATATTCAATAAATGCTTCAGTAGGTAAATGGATTACTCTATCTTTTTGAAACGAAAAGAATTTTTCTATTTTTGTTAGATATTCAATAATTATAAACTCAGCATTTCTTGATAATAATTTTCTTAAAGATTTAATAAAATCAAAATCATCAATTGTAAAGGTTTTCAATTCACTACGATCTTCTCGTTTCATTCCTAATGATGATAGCTGTGCACAAGACGGAGAAGAAATCAAAACATCAATTTTCATATTATCAAATTCATCAAAATCATCTGAGATATTTATGTTAGGAAAATGGTATTCCCAAGTTTTAATATTTTTATAGAAAAAATCTCTATCATCTAATATAAATGAAGGTTCAAATCCAGCTTGTTTCAATCCAAGAATATTACCTATACCAGAAGAAATTCCACCACAAGTTTTATTCATTTAATTCCTCTCATACATTCAGTTTTATCAATTTTAGCTTGAGTTAAAACCTTTTTAACATAATCTTGTGTTAAAACAGTTTTAGTATCTATTTTAATTATAGGTGCTTCATTCATAATTAAATAATCAACTGTTTTCATATAAATCTTTTGAATTTCTAATATTTCTTCAAATGTAAATAATCTTTCACCTCTAGTTTCAAATCTTGATTTTAAAACATTTTCATCTGAACAATAAGTAATAAAAACTTGAACATCTTTATTTAATTCTTTATTGAAAAGGTATTTATAAACATAATCAATATCTGTATCTCTATTAAAGAATTTAGAATAAACCAAAGATGAAATTAATCCTCTATCTAGTACAAAATCATATTGTTTAGCTAAAGGAAATATTGAATCAAAGAAAAATCTTGTGATCACTTCAATTTGATTCTCATTTAATTTCTCACGTTTATCTAATTTTAAGATATCTAATCTTTTTTTAATAACAGGGATACATTTAATATCAGAAATCATTTTTGCTAAAGTTGATTTCCCCGATAAATCAACTCCGTCTACTATTATTAACATTCTTTTTTTCTCCTACTTCTGTTGAAAAATCTTTAATAAAAATAATTGAATCATTTGTAATTTTAAACCAATCTTTCAAATCTGGGTATTCATCATCCATTATTGATTTAATTATTTTTAACATATTACTTCTACCAATTTGATTATGTCCTTGAAAATGGTCATAAACACATATACATCCATTAGGATTCCTTATAGCCATTTCAATAAATGTTATAGCTAATAATTTGGATCTTCCTTCTCCTATATGTTCAGTAGGATCTAATAACCATCTTATTGATTGTATATGTTGTTTTTGAGTTAATGTTAATTTATCCGGGTCTTTATCAATAGATAATATCTCATTAATATCATTTAATTTTCGAACTAATGTATTTGAATTTATAGACATAAAATACTCCTTTTATTTTAAAAACATTATATTAAATATAATACTACTTATAATTTAATAACATTAAAATCTAATAAATTTTTTGAGTTTATCGACCAGTCATCTAAAAGTTTATCCTTTTTTAGGTATGCATGTAGTATTGCAAAATAATAACTTTTAGCAAAATTACTACTAAATTCTTTATCATTTATACCTAGTTCACTAACTTCATAATTAGGTACTTCGCACAAATCAATTAGGTCATCTATCAACTCAACATCTTTTTTAGTAAATGATCCATCATCTTCAAAAAATATCCAATCTTGTTTTATTAGTTTTGTGATAGTATTCTTTACTGAACCGGTAACATCTCTTTTCTTTTGATAGTATATTTCAGGTACAAAATGAAAATAACTACCTAATTTTAAATTAGTTTCTGAAGCAACATATCTTTGTAATAATGTATGGTGAAAAACATCATAAGGTAATAAATTCATAACATCATTAACTCTCATATTAACATACACATCAAGTTCACCATTTCTGTTCATAAACTGTATTGTTAGTGTACAAGGTCTTCTTGGATAAAGATCTCTAGTCATAAGATATTTATCATCCCATATATTTAGAATACATTCAGAATATCCTTTTTTAAGACGTTTTATAATAACAGGTAATTGAGAATTATAAACATCTCCATAACTATAACAAAATCCTTCAAAATCTTCTTCTTCATTTTTTAATTTTTTTGCCCAATTAGGTCTAAATTGATAAGCTGTTCCTGGATTATTTCTACTTTCTTTTTGAGAAAGACGATTAACTCCTTCTACAAAACACCAAGACCAATTCTTTCTAATAGATATTAAAGAATTACAAGGATTTGTTAATTCAAAAAATACTCCTGGGTAACTCTTAAATTTTCCTACAATTTGTCCTGTTGATTCAAGAGTTTCTAAGATTTTTAAATATATATTATAAAAATTATTTTCTTTAAGAATTAACATAATCAACCCAATTTGGATACATTTTTTGAAATTCTTCATGTAAAGGAATCATCAATTCCCTCATTTGAGGATGTGCAGCATTAGATGTTCTCATATAAAAAATCCATTGCCATTCTTTCAGATTAGTAGTAACAACAATTTCCGTTTTTATATGGTGACTCAATTTACCTCTAGCTTGTTGAGGTTGAAGACCATAATTTATAGCATTTAAATATCTTGATTCATTAATTGCACAATCAAAGAAGAATTCTTTATCAATATCAGAACTAAACTCAAAATTTCTTTTTTCACCTTCATGATATTCATGTTCAGATATGTTAACCCAAGGAGGTATTATATAAGTTAATTGATTTCCAAATTTATCTTTACTATAATTACAATATCTTGTACTTTCTTGTGAGAATGCAATATTGTTACGATGTCTTACAAGTTCATGAGTAACTCCTCTATCACAAACAAAATTAACAGAAACACATTCATGAATTAACTTCTCATCAAATGTTAAAAGTTCAGTATTGTTGAGTTCAAAGAATAAGGTTTGATTATCTTTTTCATATGTATGTTTAATTACCGGAAAAGGTTCTTTGTTTATTAAATCTTTAAAAAATAATGAGTATTTATTAATTAAATAATAATACAATTCTAAAAACATAAAATTATCTTCTATGTCATTTACTTGTTTAATATAATTAAAAACATCAATAATTAAATTTCTAAATGCTCTTACATTTCCTGAGACAAAACATCTATGATAACTATGGGCTTTATCTCTTGAGAGTTTTAAATATTTTGTTGACATTCCATCATTGAATGTAATAAACCATTTATAGAATGCTGAATTAGTTATTGCAAAAATAAGATTATGATGTTCAAGAACTGAATAATGATTTCTTTCTTTTATTTTACTTATAAACTTAATATAACTATCATCAGTAATTAAACATTCAGATTGATAACAAACCCTTCCGCAATTTTCTATTTTTTTATAAGGGTTATCTTCTTTTATAATTTCAAAATAAGGTTTTATTAATCTCATGTTTATTCCTCATCATTTTCATCTTCTTCATCTTGAACTAAATATTCTGGCCATTTACCAGAACTTTCATATTCTCTGACACAATCAATTGCATACTGTTCTATTTGTTTTTTCAAATCTCCTGCAGGTATGAGTTTAGATGAATTTACATTAAAACTAGCATTAGTATTGATCTTTTTATTGTCTAAAGACTCAGATGTTATTATAATTGATATTAAACATTTATCCATTAAATTAGCTCCTTTTTAATTAATAATTACTTTCTTGTCGAAATTGATTTACTCTTGATTTTTGATAATACATATTAAGAATTTCAATAGGTTTCATTTTTAAAAATAAGATGTTAAGATATTTAATAAAAGCTTTTGATAAAAACGATTGATACTTGACAATATCTGTTGAAACATGAGTACATTTCCATGGTTTTATTTTTAAACAATTCATAGTTTTACCAAGGATTTTTATAAAATCTCTCAATTCTATATCAAGAGTTTCATCATCTAATAATTGAGCATCAAGATATTTATCATAAGGTTTAAAATCACAAAAAACTTCAGCATCTATACTTGATAATAAACAAAGTTCAACAATAAAATGTAAACCGTCCATCATTTCTTCTTTATAGTGTACTTCATCATGAAAATCATCTAAAGCTTCTAAAGCCTCACCAATTTCTTCAACAATTCTCCAAGCAAAATTCTTCAATAAATTCTGATCTTTACCATTATCTATATTACAAAATAAATTCTCTGGATAATAAAATCCATTTTTAACTTCAATAGGTGCATATTTTATCGCTAATTCATGTTGACGTTTAAAGATCAGAGGAATTAGATCGATGGTATCTTTTTCAGAAAATTCTGTGGTATAATCATTAATATTCATTTAGTTTATTCCTTTTATAAAATTGTTTGAAGTTTACTGGGAATCATTGTAGATTTTAATGAGTGCAATGATGATATAAATCCGTCATTTCTTAAACTATCTATTAAATCTTTACTATTAATAGCTTTAATTTCATATTCAAAAAGTTTATTATTAAGTAAATACAAATTAGGTTTTGGTAGAATTAATTCATCGTCTTCAATAGATTTAATTCTATTATCATGATTTTTTAAATCAATCAGTCTTATATTTCTTTTAACATTTTCAATTTCAGTAGGATACATTGATTCTAATGTTTTTAATGGTTCAATTTCACCATTGATGAATCTACATGTTTTAACTTCACCAAATCCTTTTATTCCTTTAATATTATCTGATGTGTCACCTAATATAGATAAGTACAAAATAAACTGTTCTTTTGAAACTCCATATTTAGTTTTAATCATATCTTCATCATACTTAATTAAACCATCTTTTGGATGGGGTCTTAAAACTTTTATATTATTTTCATCAGAAATTAGTTGTAATAGATCTTTATCATTTGATATAATTGTAATATCTTTTTGAAATCGTCTTACAAGATACTCAATACAATCATCAGCTTCATATTCATCCTTTCTTATTTGAGGTATTCCAATTAAAGTACATAAATCTTTTACATTATGAAAACACTCAATCATTTCTTCATTAATTTCTTTTCGCTTTTCTTTGTATTGGGGGTATTCTTTTCTTCTCCAATTTTTATCTTTACTACCTTCCCAAGCAATTATGAATTTATCTGTAACTCTTGCATAAGAAATTAACATATTAAAAAATCCATAAATACCACCTGTGTGTATTCCTTTTGAAGATTTGAATTTTGAGAATACGTGATACGCTCTATATGCTAAATTAGCACCATCTATAAGACAAATATTAGACATTTATTTCCATATTATTGTGTTAGATTCATTAAGTATAACTTTATTATTTTGAACGAGTTCTTTAACAACATTTTTAACTCGTATTCGAGATGATTTTCCTACTTCAGAATAGCCAAATTCTTTATCTACAGCTTCTATAACAGTTTTTGTAGTTATTGGGGATTTTTGTTGAATATAATTTATTATCCAATCTTTTCTAGATTCTTTTGAAGTTTTCTTTTTATATTTTTTAATCTTATAATCTTCAGTTATTTTATATTCTTCCATTGTTTTCATGTACTGATCATATGTAATTTCTAGTAATTCTTCTCTAGATTCAATATCATTTGGAATTGTCATTCCAAATTCTTCTTTTACTAATTGTTTTACTTCTTCTAATGAAGCATCAGATTCTACTAAAACCTTTCTAAAACTCTCTTTTGGTATAATATTCATATTTAGTCAAAATTAGTGGGAAAAAATTTTATACAAAAATAAATCATCATTGAATTAATTTCTCTTGTTCTCTTTGTTTCTCATATTGTACTTCTTTTATATCTAAGTATACATCTTTAGCTAAATTCCAATTTGGATCATCAGATTCTTCAAGTCTTTCAACTTCTCTTTCTATTAAAGTCATTAACCATTTAGTAAATGATTTAAAATTTATAAATTTAATATATATTGTAAAAGTTTGAAACATATCAATATGTTGATTTGATATGTATGCTTTAACTGAAGCATTTCTTCCATGTTTATAAAAGATATTACTTCCAGGAATCCTAGTATCTTTTATACCATATCTTTTCATTACATCTTTATATTTATACTCTCTCATATTTATCCATTCTTTTAATACCATTACTATTAGGACTACCTTCATTAAAATTTATATAAAACCATCCAGTTTTTACTAATAATTTATGATACCATCTAATTATATATCTTCCATCATATCTAGGACCTAAATGTATATAATTTTTATCAAGTTTCATAACATTGTAATTCGGATCTACATTTGTTAAAATTTTACATTGATTAGTAGATAAACGATTTAACTGTATTATTCTCAAACCTGGGAAATACTCTTCTTTCATACTTGAATCAAATAAGTATCCTGGATGGATCATATAAATCTTTTTATGTTTCTTTTTAACCATTTAAAACCTCTTCTAGTTTATTTTTTATTGATACTAAATTATTTACCATAAAGATTTCTGAATGTTTAACTGATTGATAAATTTTTAACCTTTCTTTTGATTGTTTTCTAAAATATCCTACTTTTGTTTTCCATTGATCTGTGATATTATCTTTAAATTTATGTATACCGTCATCATCATAAAAATCAAATATAAAAAGTTTATTTTTTCCTGTGGAATAGTCTATTCTTTTTCCTCGTCCAGTCTCTTGTTTAATTCTACCTTCAGCTTTTATACCTCCAGCTCTTATAACACAATCAATATTAGGGATATCTACACCTTCTTTAGAAACTGTTGTAAGTAATACTTTAATCTTACCAGATTTTAAATCATTATAAATTTTTTCTCTTTGATTATCTGATTTAGTTCTTTTAGTATCACCTGTAATAAACTGATAACCAGAATTTGAAAATAGAGTCTTTAATTGAATTTGTTTACTATCCATCATTACAAGTGTTGAAAGATTTAATTCTTCAAATATTTTAGCTACTTTAAGGATTATATCATTTCTTTCACAATTTTCTAATAATCCTTGAAATCCTTCATGATAATCAGAATTGTATTTGTGGTTTAATTGATATAAAAATATATAACTTTTACTTAATCTTCCTTTTGAAATTAAAGTATCTTCTTTAATTTCATCAATCATATTACCTGTTATAGCTCTTAAGATTAATTCATTATCACCTGGTGTAGCTGTAAATCCATATCTATAGTATGCATTACAATTCATAGCTACTTTAAAGTAACCATTTGGTGTGTATAGTTTAGAAGTTTTATCTTGTTTAATACCAGCATGATGTCCTTCATCTAAAAATAAATTATCAAATTGATTAAACCAGTAATTTTGTTTTAACCTATCAAAATTAGTATTCAAAGTACTAATACTTGCAACAAAAATAAAATGATCTTTATCAACATTAACAATACTTTGGTTTCCTACAATTTCAATAACTTTTTGATTTGTAGCTTTTTGAATCTCTTTTGAAACTTGAGAAACTAAATCAATTGATGGTTCTATTATTAGAGATGATCCACCTAATTCACCTAGTAAACTTATTAAAATAGCAGTTTTTCCAGCCCCAGTAGCAGCTTTGAAATATCCTCTTTCACATTCTAATCCTTTAAGAATCACTCTTACTTGGTCAGAATCTAAATCAAATGTAAATCCATAATCAATCCCTTCACTTTCTGGTTTTATTCTTTTGTCTTCAACTTCAATGTCATCTTCATTTATAAAATTAAGTTTGTCAAGTATATTCCAAAGTAAACCTGTTGGAAAATGATTTGAATTATACAATGCATATTCTTTATTAACAGCATGAGAAGCTCCTGCATATCTTTGAAATGTTAAGAACTTATGAAGACATTCATGGTTTATTACTTGAATTATCCTTGAGGCTTCTCCAACTCCACATTTATTTGAAAATTCAAAATTAGTATAATAATTATATAAAACGAATTTGATTTTCATTATGCTTTAATACAAAGTAATGGTAGTAATCCAGTTAATGACCACCAAGAACCACTGCTAATAAAAAATACACTTGTTAATAAAACTGCTCCTACAATTAAACAAATGTCAATAAGTTTATATAATTCTTCTTTACCAGAAATGTTGTGGTGATAAATATGAATCATTTCTTCATCATTTGTTTCATTAAGATTACTATCAATCAACTTACCTGTATTATTGACAGGTTCTCCTCCTAAAAATTCTTCCATAGAATCTGCAAAAGTTTTTTCTCTTTGTTGATTTTTATCCATTATACCTCCTTGGATTTTAGCATTTCTAATTATAACACCGTCTTCAGATGGCTTTTTAAAAAATGTATCATCAACTTCAATATCTTTTTCCATTTTATACCTTTATTTAATGTTTAAAAATTATTACAAAATTAATACTTCTTTAATCCTTAAATAAGGCATCTAGGATTTCTTTATCAAGTTTATTATTTGACACTGTTTTGATTATTTTAACTAATTTTGCAATACCATTTCTACGTTTAGCTCCTAATATTTTAGCAATAGTTGTTCTTGAAGCATCGGGGAATGCTAATCTAAGTTGAAAAGTTTTTCCAGCTCTTTTACTTACACTAAAAATTATATCATGTAATCTGTGTATATCTTCTATAAATCTTTCATCAATTTTAATTTCACCACTGTCGAAAACATATTCTTCAAGATTCTCAATTTCTAAATTAGGATCCATTCTTGAATTACAAGTATTTTTTCCTTCTTTATCTGTTTTATTTATCTCTCTTATTACTCCTTGTTTAACTATGTGGTATACCCAACCTAAAGCATTGTCCCATCTATTCTGGTCGAATTTGAGTATAGCTTTCCAGAATGATTCAAATGCTATAATTTCAATATCACTTTCTTCAAATACTCCATGTTTATCATGAAAGTTTTTCAATCCAAAATATTTTTTTATCTTTTTAAAATAAAACTGTAATTCACAATCACTTGGGGATTTTTTATAATTCTCAATAAAAAGTAATAAATCTTCATTAGTTATTAGGTTTTTCATCTTTCTTTACCTTTTTAAACTCAACTTGTCTCATTTGAGTATTGATAATTTTTAAACATTGTGGATTGATATTTAATGCAACGTTTACTTGAGGCCCGTTACTTTGCTTTGCTATGTTAACTTCTATTGCATAATTTAATAATGTAGTATCATAAAAATTTGGATAATGTAATAACATTACTATTCTAGCAAATTCTTCATAAGCTCCAGAATCTTTTAATTCCCATAATGATGGACGAGGATCTTTTTTCTTTTCACTATTTCTGTTAATTTGTACTAATAAACAATAATGTTGTTTAAACTCTTTTGCCATTGTTAAATACCTAACAAGAGTTGCACTTACTTTTTGTGCTTTAAATTCTGGAGAATCACCTACTCCTTTTAATCTATCAAATAAATCAAAGAATACAACTTTTACTCCCTTTTTAGCTAACATCCTCAATTCGTTTCTCATTTGATTTTCAGATTTATTTGTACCTTCAAGTAAATGGTAATTCCATTTAGATTGAATCTCCCAAGCATTTTTTAACTTTTCTAAACGGTTATCAGATTTTAACCAAGAATGACTACCAACAATTTCTTTTATAGGAATACCAGAAATGATTGAATCAATACGGTCCGATTCTACTTCCATAGTTTGTTCAAGAGCATAACTTGCAACACCAGTTCCGAGGTTACACATATTAGTAATTAGATTCCCTTTAACAAGTGAATTATGAACTAATATATTATTAGCAATGAAATTTGAATTTTTTAATAATGTTAAATCATATGTATCATCAATATCAGTTAAATCTATAGATTTAATAGGTAAAAATATAAAATCAGATTCTATTAATGCTATTAAATCTTCATTAATACTTAAATCTTTTAAAGATTTCCAACCTGTTTTAGTTAAAAATAAATGATTATTAGATGCTTCTATTTGATATCCTATCTTAGATAAAACTATTTTATACAATTGTTTTTTTCCAGAATCAATCTTATCAATTACTCTATCTAATTCAAGTTTATCATCATTGTTTTTAGTCCAAATTAAATCTCCTACTTTAATATTTCTCAATTCAATTAATCCATGATTTGTATTGATTAATGAATTCCCTTTTAAACATTTCCCGTTACTTGGACGGCCAGCAACAATTGATATTTCACCTTCTTCAAATTTATAAGTAAGATTATCATCAATCTCTTTAATTCCACAATAAATTGAAGTTTTTGATTTCCTATCTTCTAAAGTCTTTATCCTGAAATCAGTATAAGTATCACCCGTAATATATTTTTCATCTAAAATTGATGATGAATTCTCTAATTTGAAATCTTTTATTAATTGTTGGTAAGGATCTGGGTCATTTTTTAATTTTTTGATAAGAGATTGGCATTCATCTATTGTTTTTCTTCTATCATGCCTATCAATAAGAAGTTCAATAAGACTGTCAAGTTTTTCTGGTATGAAATATTTATCTTCAATTGATATAATCTCATCTAAAGATAATACATCCCCTATTAGTGATAATTCACTTTTAACAGTATAAGCATTAACATCTAAATTCTTTTCAACTAAATTAGAAATTGCAATAAAACAAGTTCTAAAATCAGGTTGACTAAAATGATCATCTGTTAATTGAGAGAGTATTTTTTGTCTAGCTTCATCAAAAGATATACTTAAACCTATAACTAATTGCTCATTTATTCTATCATTACTTATATTCAAACGTTTATTTCCTCAAACTTATCATTAATGTATTATATTCTAAGAAGTTTTTTATAATAACTGGGGCTAATTTGATTGATTCTTTATAAGATATATTAATAATAATGAGTTTAGTTCTCATTGATAACGTATCTAATAAATAAATAAACTCTCTCTTCTGATCATCTGTAAATAAACCAAAATCAACATAATCTAATAAAACAATATCTATATCAGTAAATGATTTTAGTAAATTAAAATCTTTAATACAAGAAATTCTTAATGCTCTTGTATTAATTTTATTATTCTCTATTAATTCAGAAACTAAAATGTTAAACAAACAATTACCTTGAACTATATTACCTTCAATTCCTATTACTTTATAGTTTTGATTAGGAAATTCATCCACAACTATACTGAGTTTATCTATTGCTTGTTGTGATATTAAATCTGGATTAAATTCTATATCGCAATATTTCATTCCCCATTGATTAAACCTAAATGTTAATTCTTCTTTTGTCATATAAATTTGATACCTTGTTCTTCTTTTGATTCAAGTGTTATATTATTATTTGTAAGGTATTTAATAAAATGTCTATTTAAAGCACCTATATTAGTTACATACTTTTTCCAATATCCGTCATTAAGTAACCAATCAATTCCTGACTTTATTACTTCCATATTATAATCACCGTATGATTTAACAAAACTTAAAGCATTATTATCTTCATATTTACGTTGTCTAGAGTTTAATACAGTACCGTATAAACTATTCATAACAGAATAGAAATATTCTAATACAGATTGTGCTTTTCTCCTATCTTTCTGTCTTTGTAATTTTTTGTTGATTTGTTCTTCGGATAAAACCTGTTTTGGCGGGATTAATATTTGTTTGTTAATGTTTGTATTATAATTCATACAATCTCCATCATATAAACCTAACGGAGTATACAATTCAACTATTAATATATCTATAATTTCTTGGTCACAAATAAGATGTGAATTAAGTAGTCTTATTGAAGTTTTTGATAAATCTGTAATGTTCATATTAAAAGATTTACTATTGAAACTTATAAATATATCTGATTCTTTTAAATAAGATACATCTATAATTTCTAAATCCCATAAGATCTTAAGTGATGTATATATTTCTTGATCAGAAATTGATAACAAAGATTTCATTTTATCAAAACTAAACTTAAGATTCTTAAGAGATAAAACAAATAAATAATTTAGGATTTTGTGGTCATTTGTTGATAACTTTGACAATAAAGATACATTCATTTTTATTTTTTTGTTAAATGGATAAAATTGATTTGCAAAATTAAACAATCAGTATACCATCAAACTATGAATGAAGAAGAAGTTAAAAAGATCTTAGAAGAATTAAATTTTGAATTAAATACCCCAAAATTCTTAAATTGGCTTTATGAGACAGGTAATATAAAAGTCTTGAAAGATTCAGTAGAAAATTTATTGTATTTATTAATTAGTTATAAGGAAAACAAATAAGTGGAAAAAGAAATAAAGATCAGTTCTAATGGTGGAAAAACTCCAGAAGATTTGCTTAAAGAATGGTCTGCTAACCAAACAGAATTAGTAGTAAATACTTTTGTGAATAATACCAATGGTTTATGTGGATTATTCATAAGCAAAAAAGGTGATATGAATCAGATCATCGATATTTATATTAAGAACGATCCTCCACAACTGCCATCACCGAGGTGAATGTATACGGATCATTTCGGGGGATATAAGATGTCTCTTTTAACCTAATAAGATTCATTTTATATTCAAAAATCAAAGATCACTTATATTTGTAAGTGCCTACGGGAATAATATAGTATTAAAGAATATGTCTATAAGGAATCCATTGAATCCAAGATAAATTGATATATTATTAATTTGTATATTACAATTTATATTATATAAAAATTTAAATGTTATAAAGTATAAATCATATCCAAAAGAATAAATTAATAATGATCACATATACCATGTCCACCTCAAAATACCTTCACGGCTGCTCATCACAAATGAATTAAAGAAGAATTAATTTTGATTTGTTCAAAAAATAAATAATTGAAAAAAGAAACACTCACTTAATCTAATAGGAGTTTTATTATGGCAAAAGTTAAAGTTAATAATCCAAAAGAAATAAAAAATCAAGCATCTTTATCAATCCCTGGGATTGATTTAACCAATGAAGATCTGAAACAATTCAAGGCTAAACTTATTGATGGCCTTATTGACAAGATACTTGACACTACAGTTATTGAAAATGCAGTAAGTAATATTATTTCTGATCTTAATATAAATATCAATATTCCTACAATTAATATTCCTATTGAAAAAGTACAAAAAACAGTTGAAAAATTATTAATAGATGATTTGAAAATGAATCCCGAAAATTACGTAAACAGTAATTCACTTTCAAAAGGTCTTTCTATAAAAATAGTAGCTAAAGATTAAAAAGAGGTAAAAGATTTATGCCAAAAGTAAATAAAAGAGTTGCTAGAAAAGATTATCCTGAATTTGGGATTCTTAAAGGTGAAGAATATTACAATTGGGCTTTTAATTATGGTCCTAAGTTTAAAAGCAAAACTCCTCCTACAAGAAGTCAACTAACTCAAAGTAGTTTCTTAAAGAATCTTTATGATATCCAAGATGGATTGGATAAAAGATTTAAAGATACTACTTATGACTCATTTGATAGTGATCTTCAAGAATTAGTTGATGATATAACTTCTTTAAAAGATGAATGTGAAAATAGTCTTGACAATATACCAGAACAATTAAGAGAAGCTCCTGCAGGTAGTACTTTACAAGAAAGAATTGATGCACTTGAAGAATGGATATCAGAATTAGAAGGAGTACAAATTGAAGAACTTGATGAAGAAAATCCTGATAATAAACAAGATGAAGCATTAACAAATGCAATAGAAGAAGCTTTATCAACAACATGTAACTTATAAAAAGAGACTAGAATGATTAATTATTGTACTATAGAAGAAATAGAATCTTATTTTACAAAAACATGTATTGAATTATTACAAAAATGCAAAGATCCTGGGTACATAGTTCTTGGTAAGAATATTTATAATATGTTTTGTACTAAAAAAGAAAGATTAGTTGACCATTTAGATATAAATGGAATGACATTAGAAGTTGTATTACTATTTGGTGATGATGTAGTTGATTATTTTGAAGTTTGTTTAAGATATCCAAGTTCAAATTTTATAGAAAGGAATTAAAATGAAAAATAAATTTGAACCAAATATATGGGTTATAATAATAAGTTTAATTTTAACAATAGTGTTTGGGGTTTTATCATTTCCTTTAATTAAAAAACTTTTTATTTGGGGATATCAATAAAACAAGAGGTATTAAAATGAGTCTTATTTATTGTTTAGTAAAAAATAATGGGAAAATCATTGCTTCTGAAGAAGATGATAAAGTTAATTATCATATAAGACATAGTGCATTAAAAGGTAATTGGAATTTAGTTGTTGATTTACAAGATGTAATAATCTACCATTGTCAAGATACTGATTATTTTATTATAAATGATTGTGGATTATCAACTATTTATGAATTAAAAGGATATAAATAGTTATGGATATTAAAACTTGGTTAAAGACAAATGAGAAAGAACTTGATTACATAAATGAAAATGTAGGATTGGCTATTGATGATAATAGTAGAGAACTCCGCAAGATATACTGGAATAACGGAAGACATGTTGCCGTAAACTATTGTGGAGGAGGAATTGAAATATATCATATTTATGTAAATGGGGTTAGACTAATAGAACTGTATCACAAGTATCATTCTGCAAAACAGTTCTTTTATTTAAAAGTAAACAGAAATGGAAAAGAAATTGAAGAATATTATGATACAGTCACTGATAAATGTATGTTTGAAATAAATTTTGATAAAATGAAAATATTATTAGACGAATGGTTAAAGTTTATGGTTACAAAATGTAAACTGAGAGAACGTATTAAAAAAGCACAAGATGAGTATAATGAAAAAGAAAAGAAAAAACAACATCAAATTAAATATGAAAAAGAATTAAAAGTAATCAATAAGTATATACTATAGGATATTAATGAGACAAACTATGATTTTTGAATGGGAAAAAAATTGGAATAAAAGAGATGAAGATAATTTAAAACATTCAATAGATTTAATGAAAAAAAGTTTAAAAAAGAATCAAAAAAGGAAATTAATGAATATAGGAACTAAATCATTATTATTTGGGGCACATCAATTTGTCATTCATCCAATCTTTGTATTAATTGCTTGGATTAAACTTTATGGATTTCCTTGGGATTTTCGTATTTGGATTGCAATAATTATACATGATTGGGGATATTGGGGTAAACCTAATATGGATGGTAAAGAAGGTGATACACATCCATTGTTTGCTGCAAAGATTATGTATAAACTCTTTGGATGGAAATGGCATGATTTTTGTCTTTACCATTCAAGGTATTATGCTAAAAAGGATAATAGTATACCATCAAAATTATGTATGGCAGATAAATTTAGTAATTATTATATTAATGGTAAACTTTATTTATTTTTGGTTAACCTTACAGGTGAAATTAAAGAGTATATGGATTTATCAAAGAAAAGAGAAGGTTCAAGTGAACAAATAAATAAGTATGAAAGTATGAACCTAAATTCTGAAGATCAGGTTTTATGGTTCAAAGGTGTACAGTCTTATTTATATAGATGGGTCATGAAACATAAAGATTGTGATAAATCTGATACTTGGACACCAGAATTATAATTTTATTTCAAAAACTCGTAAGACTTTGTTCTTTATATATTATTATATAAAACAATTTCTTTATTTATTAAACTAATAGAAAGGAGACATAAAAATGTCAGAAGAAGCAAAAGCCCCAGTAGTTGAGAAGACGGCAACATTAGCAGATCAGCAATTTGAATTAATCACAAACGTTATTAACGAAGATCTTGCAAAAGATTTTGAGAAATTCTTCGATAAGAATCAGAAAGCTGCTTCAAGACGTATAAATCGTGCAATGACCGATTTAAGAAAAGTAACAAAGTCAATTAAACTTGCTATTAAAGAACATAAAGCTTCAATGGTGAAAGTTACAGAATAAACTTTTGGTCTAAAAGACGATCGGTGAGACAACTAAGATAGGGAGTTTTTTAAAGATTTCTCCCTATTTTGGTGTGAAAGGAACAATTATATTTGTAAATAAAAACAAATTGAAATTTGAACTTTTTAATTAAGGAATAAAATGGTATTTCCTAAAAATATTACTTATTTAAATATATCTATTACTAATCAATGTAATTTTAAATGTTCTTATTGTTATAAAAATAATAAATCAAAAGAACAATCAATTGATATGAGTTTTGATGATTTAGATAAAATTTTAAAAGCTTTATCCTTGAACAGTGATAGAAAATTACCTTTAACATGTTTTATTTCTGGAGGAGAACCTCTTTTAACAGATCATTTGAGTTTAATTACTCTTATAAATAAATATAATAAAATTAAATTTCAAATATCCACTAATGGGTCTATAAAGATAGAAGATTATTTTATAAATGGTCTTATCAATAAAAATATATCTTGGGTATTATCTTATGATGGGGTAATGTGTAATCAACGTATGGGGTTTGATAAAATTACATTTAATCATAATATAGATATTTTAACTAATAATGAATTTCATGTTCATTTAAATCCAACTTATAACCATAATAATATCAAAAACATGGTTCATATTTATTATGAAGAATTAATAAATACAAATAAGTACATAACTTATGGTTGGAATTTAGCTAAAGCAGTAACAACAGCTTTCCCAGATAATTACTATAAAGAATTTACTGATGCAATGTTTTTTATATTAAACGATATTTCTGAAAGAAAATATAAGTATGTACCTTTATATATAAAAGGATTAATAGGTTTAAAACTTGTAGGTAGTTTATCTCCTCATTGTTATCATAAATATCGTAATATTATTGATGTTTATGGGAATATTTATAGGTGTAATATTATAAGTCAAAATACTGATTTTAGACATGGTAATATTCATGATGATTTATATTATAACTATATAAACTACAATTATAAATTTAATCTAAAACTTAATAAAGTAGAAGATTTCATAAATAATTATAGACATGATTTTGATTGTAAATTGATATGTACATTGCATCCAAAAGTTTATACTATTTTAGATACTTTAATTGATGAATTTATAATAAAAGCACCTAGTAATGTATCATTAGATTCTATAAGTTTTTACAATAAATGTTATCCAACTGGATTTTGTTTAGGTACAAATATGAATGCACCAGCATTTAATTTTAATTTATAAAAAGGAGTAAAATGGAGAATAGTTTTATAAAAATAGCAGAATGTTTCAATAAAATAAAAGAAACATCTTCAAGTAATGAGAAGAAAAAAATCTTAGAAAGTTTTTCTGGATCAATTTCTGATATAAAGATCATATTATCATTAACATATGATCCGTATATTATGTATTATGTAAATAAAGTAGATCTTGAGAATTTTAATGATCATGCATTGTTTTTAGGTGAATTTGATGTTGATGCTCTTTTAGATTATCTAGGGCCTCTTACTGAAAGGAAGATTTCTGGACATGATGCATTAAATCATGTTTGTAGGATTTATAATTTACTTCCCGTTAAGTTTCAACCATATTTAGAAAAGATTTTATGTAAAGATTTAAAAATAGGTCTTGCAACGGGTTTAATCAATCAAGTATTTCCTGGTTTGATTCCAGAATTTGACTTAGCACTCTGTGAGAGATTTAAGAAAATCAAATTGAATCAAATTAAATACCCAGTCTATGTTGAACCTAAAATTGATGGGACTCGTGCATTAGCTTTTGTTTATGAAGATCATGTTGAAATAAAAGCAAGATCGGGTATTAAGTTTGAAAATTTTAAAGTAATAGAACAAGAATTATTAGCAATTTCTGCTTTTATTGGGTATGTACTTGATGGAGAAATACAAGATGTTGATTTTCAAACTACAATGAATAATGCTCGTAGAGTACATGATGCTCAAGCAGACAATGCAATATTTAAAATCTGGGATAAACTCTCAATAACTGAGTTTATGTTAAAACAATGTAAGTCATCACTTGAAGAAAGAAAACATGATTTAAGAGATATTTTTAATTATGTTAGTAATAATATCTCTTTTTATCATTTGGAGTTAATCCCTTATGATATATGTGATTCATTTGAAGAAATACTGAAAGAATTTGAATATTGGAAATTTGAGAAAGGTGAAGAAGGAGTTGTTGTAAAAGATCCACATTCAAAATATCCCTTTAAAAGAGACAGAGTTTGGTGGAAATTCAAGATTAGAGACTATTCTGAAGTAAAAGGTGATAAATCTAAATGTGAATGTTCTGCTCAGATTTTAGATTATTATAAAGGTGAACAAGGTACTAAATACGAAAATTCATTAGGTGGTTTTGTTTGTAAAACTGTAATAAATGGGGAAAATGTATACTTTAATGTTGGTGGTGGTTTTTCAGATGAACAAAGAGAAGATTTTATTAAAAGACCTCAAGATATAATAGAATATTTTCCAATAATAGATGTTAGTTATGAGGAGGTTACTAAAAATAAAAAAGGGACTTTGTCTTTACGACATCCAATCTTTCTTAGAATTAGAGAAGACTTAAACTCTATTGATGAATAAATTTAAGGAATAAAAAAGAATAATTATATTTGTAATTCAAATAAAATTTAATTATTTTTAATAAAAATTTAAAGGGTAATATGGGAGTATTTTACATTATTATAATATTTGTAATTATCTCATTAATTCTTGAGTTTTGTTATGCTTTATTTTTATTAAGTTTATTTTTATTAAGTTTATTTTTAATTATAAGGATTGGTCAATCTATATGGAGAAAGTTAAAATTTTAGGATTCTGTGATGGTCAACCCATAGGAACAATATATCATTTATCAAATAGTTATATTTTATTTAATATTAAAGATGATAATAAAGGAAATTTCAATAGTGATGATATCATAAATATAAAACTGTCTAGTCCCCATTTAGAGTTTTTATATGAAAGTAATTATCAAAAAATAGAAGATATAGAAAAGATGTTTAATTATGAGGTTGTTTATAATAAATCATTAATAGAAAAAGAGGTAATATTTAATTCAAATGATATAATTGATGATGGTTTATTATTTGATATAGCTTCAAGATGGATGGCAGATCCTGAGAAATTTTATGTAAATTAAAGAAAGGAAAATTAGATCTATGTTAGGAAGTATTAAATTATTAGGGTTACTTATTATTAATAATAAAATTAGTTTAAAAAGTTTAATTTTGTGGTATAATATTACAAAGAAACTTTTGATTTTAAGATTGAAATTTAATTATAATTAATGAAAACAAAGATTGTTTATATTTGCAATGTGTTATTTTTCTATTTATTAAAACAATTCAATCAATAAATTAAGGAGAACCTAAAATGAGTAATGGTGTTAGTGCTTTGAAAAAATTAAAAAAATCACCTAAAACTACAGAAGATGCTGCAACTGTAAAAACAGAAGCACCTGTAAAGACTGATGTTCCAGCTGCTGCTTTGGCTGCAACAAATGGTGGTGAAAAAACAAAGAAAGGTTCTGGGTTAATTCCACGAACGAAAGATCCTGAAAAAGCAAAACTTGAAGCTGATACTCAAGCTGCTATTACAGAATTATTAAAAGCTTCAAAAGATGGTTTAATGGCTACTGATCTTCGATTAAAACTCTGGCCTACTCTTGCAGAAGATGAAGTTAAAGAAACTGAAAGATTCATTCGTCAGCAATGTAGAGCAATGGGTTGTGATTCAGTTCCTATTGAAGGCAGCCGTAAGGTAAAATACACATTACCTAAAAAGTAAAATAAGAAAGTCAAATATATAAGAAAGGGCAATTCTCATTGCCCTTTTTGATTTTTAAGAAATATTTACTAAGGAATGATAAATGGAAGCTTCAATAAGTCTTAATGTAAATGATTTAATCTCATCTTTAAAAAATACTCCACAAGTCCCAAGATACAAAATAATAAACGGTCAAAGAATTAAAATTGAAGAATATAACAATCTTGAAAATCAAGAAAAAGAAAATTTACTCTTCAAAGATGAAATAGACTATTCTGTTATAGATGATGAACTTTATGAATTAGATAAAGAATGGAAAACAGAAATTGACCCTGTTATGAAACAGATTTTATCTTTGAAATATGACTTGATAATTTTCCAATTCTTTCATCATGAAGAGGATGTCAATTTAATTACTGAATTAACAAATCATCTTAACGATTTAACAAAATTATTAAAGAAATGAATAAATCTGATTTTAAAATATATGACCCAGTTAAATTTGAATTGATGATTAATCAAGTTATCAGAAATGATGATTATCCTTTTAATTTTAAATGTAATATAAGAGTATGGGTAAAAGACAAAGAGATACCAGTAGTAAAAAATGCTTTTGAATTTAATCCTCTGTTATTGAAAAATTTAGATGATTTTATAAAGTTTAAAACTCATAAGTATTTTCCAGGGAAACATAAGAATTATTTTATTAAAGAAATCAAAGATCAATTAAATTTAATTGATTTCGTTTTAATTGTAAAAGATAGAGAAAATAATGATTTTACTATAAAATTATATTTTGATACTTCTACAAAACAATATATTATCACATCTGTAGAATCAAATTCTCTTTATCCAAAGGGCTCACAATTATAAATCTGATGACTGGATGAATTAATTTATAATTGTTGATTTTCATTTTATAAATAAATTTAATAAAATAATTTAAAGGAGATTTTTTATGGACCCTAACAAATTGAAGAATCTAAAATCCCTATCAAACAAAGGAAAAAAAGATTCAGAAACTAAAAAAACTGAAGAAGTTGCAAAAACAGAAACACCTTCTGAAACAAAACCAGAAGTAAAATCTGAAGCAAAATCAGATACAGCAGCAACAGTTAAGAAAGCAAAGAAAGGTTTTGATGAAGCTAAACTTGAAGAATATGTAAAAATACTTTCTGATGGGAATGCTCATTCAATTCATGGCTTGCTTGACCATTTTAAACTTGATCACACAAGTTCTGGTAGAGAAGTCTTAAGGACAGCTAACAGGACTATCAATCAGACAGGTAAATTCAAAATAGAAACTATGTTTGTTGATAGTAAAAAAGCTAATAAATTAGTTAAATTATAAATTATTTTTCTTATTTGATTCATTGAGAGGACAACTTTAAATTGTCCTCTTTTAATATTAAGGATGTTTATGTTTGATGGAATTTCGTTGGTTATTTTTATCGTAATCATCTGGTTGATTAGGATTTTAATTGAACAAAATAGAGAATTAAAATCATACAGAAAGATATTTAAATTCAATAAGAGTGAATTAAAAATTTTTAAAGAAAAAACTTTTATTTACAGTTATATTCAATTTAGACTTTTTATTCTTAGGGTTAAAAGATTAAATCTAAGAATAAAAAGAATTAAAACAGAAGAAGATATTGATTTTGTAATAAAAGAATTCTAAAACTTAAAAAAGGAGTGATTATGTACAATTATATTTATTCTCATATTCGCTATAATGCAATTATATCTATTATTGCTGATAATAAAAAAATAGCAGATGCTATTTTTAAAGAAATTGTTGGTAAAAATAAAAATTTTTGGGATTTTATAGAAAGGATAAAAAACTAAATGGAACCGAAAGTAAAAATTGTAATATTTGATGATGAAAGTTTTAAAGTCTGTTCAGAACTTCAAGCTAAAGAATACGAAAATAACCCAGAATGGCTTATGACTTTAGATTTAAACTGGATTAATGAATTAGCAAAGGAAGTAAAATGAGAATATATCAAACACTTTATGAATGTACTTCTGAAACAGAGAGGAATCTTTGGGAAATGGGTATTGACGTACCCATCAAAACAATGCAAAATAAAAAAGTTGAAGGTGATCCAAATTTGGGGATGACTAAAGAGATTATGGGTGAGACTTATAAAATAATAGATCCTTTAAATATTGAAGGAATCATTAAAGCATATAATCATATGTTTAAATTTGATTCAAAAAATTTAAAAATTAGTGAAGAAGTAAATAAAAACTTACATTGGGTTCAAGAAGAATTTAAAGAAAGAATTTTTAATCCTAGTAAAGGTAATTGTGATTTTATTAATCCTGGGGAAGCTTGGGAAATCAGAAAAGAAACTTGGGAACCATTTTTAGTAAATGGTAAATTTGAGTATACTTATAATGAAAGATTGCGTGCATTTAATCAATTACAAAAAGTAATTAATCATTTAAAATCTGATATCAATTCAAGAAGAGCAGTAATTAATATATATATAGGTCCACCATTTTCAGGTTATTTTAATGATGAGGATGGTATTTGTGATGGTTATGAACCAGGAGATCTACAAGGACTTAAAGATATTAAAAGAGTTCCATGTTCAGTTACTTATTCATTTTTATATAGAGAAAATAAGTTACATACATTTTACCATATGAGAAGTTCTGATTTTTATTTACATTGGATTAACGATATGCATCTTGCAGCAAAATTCGGTAAGTATGTTGCAGATGAATTGAAAGTTGATTCAGGTGAATTGATAGTTTATATCAATTCATTACATGCATATTACGGTGAACTTAAAAAAAGAAAGATATTTTAAAAACTTTACTTATGATGGAGTTGATTATATTGATTGTAATTAAAAAGAATGAGTATAATTAATGAGACCATTAAAGTAAAGTTTTATTTTAAATTTGAGAGGTATAAAATGGTATTACATTCAATTAGAGAATTTGATGCATTTGGTATAACTAAAGAAGAATTATTTAAAAAATTACTTGCTGAAAATAATATACCTAAAGATAAAATACAAATAGATTATGCTATACCTCAAGGATTATTTAATGTTTTCAATAAAATTGATAATGATAATTGTTCATGTTTTGTATATGTATATGGTAATGGATTTGAAACTGTATTACCTTTAACTATTGAAGCATTATATACTTTAATTGAGTATGATAGAATTTCAGACACACAATATATTAAATATGGATTGAAACCATTTTTTGAATTAGGAAAAATTTGAGTGAGTTGATTCCGTAAGTCCTTTATAAGGGTTATTCTCTTGAATTAAATATTAGACGTAATATTTTTCAATTGATAATTACAGTAGGCAGAATTGACAAACTCTTTCAACAAGAGGTAGACTTGATATCTTTGGATTTCAATATCAAGAGCTCGTTCAAAGAGGAAGTTTATCTCTTGTTTTTAATTTTATTAAAAAGGAGAATTAATTCAATGACATTAGTAGAAATGGAATCAAGAGTTAAAAAAATAAAAGAACTTCAAGTAACATTAGAAAGACTTAATTTTTTAAGTAAAATTGAATATTTTCAAGGTATTGATTATTACATAACTCAATCTAATTCAAAAGATATTTTAGAACAACATCGATTATACGATTCTAAATTATTAAAAGAGTTGATTAATTTAGATTTACTCAAGTGTATGACTTTGAAAAAGATAAAAGAAGTAGAGGAAGAAATTAAACAATTAGAAGCATGAAAACTTATCCAATTCAAATATTAAGGAAAGCATTCTTTCAATTAGTTGATAATAATAAATTTGTACATTTTACTTTATTTAATGCTAAACGAGGTAAACCTTTTAAAGTAAAAGCAAAGATTTCAAATTTATATGCTTCAAATCAAGGATTAAGTATTCATTTTAGTAATGTTTATGTCAATAGAAAAAGATTTTTTAATATTTATCCATTAGTTAAAGATATTAGATGGAAAGAAACTCCATTTAATGAAGAAGTCTTACAACAAATATGTGAATATATTAAAATTAAGAATTTAACATCAAGTTCTGATAAGAGGCTAGCAGGATCCTTGTCTGAAACTGCGTCACAACTGAATAGATCAGACTTAGAACTTGATATTTAAAAAGATGAATTATGAAAGAAAAGAAAAAGTATTGTGTTTGTATGAATGGTCAAAATTATTATAGATATGCAACATCACCAAGTCAAGCTTTAAGATTATTTAATCAATTTTTTATGAAGAAATTTGGTAAAAGTAATATTACTGATATGTCAGTTGAATACAAACCAAGAGAATGGTCTAGAGTTGCATTTTAATATAAATATATCCGAATAAAAGATGTATTATATTTAATCAATCAAAAAAATAATTGAAAATAAAGTTACCATTTACTTTATTCCTTGCAAAGAAGGCCCTAGAATTGTAAAATTTTGGGGTCTTTTAGTGTTTATCGAAAATCAAAAGATGTATTAAATTTATTGTATCAATTTTAATAAAAATTAAATAAAAGGAATAAAATGCCAAAAAAAGAATTTAATCCAGAAGATGTAAAAAAGATTTTAGAAACTCAGAATTTGAGTATTTCTGATGGCAATGCAATCAAATCAACACTTTTGAAGTTTAAAGATAAAGAATATCTTGAGATTAGAAAGTTTTATATGGATAACTCTGGTAGATTTTTACCTTCAAAAGGAGTTTGGATTCCTATTGAAACTGAGTATTCAAATATTGATGAAATTTTATTAGAGAGTATTAAGATACTTCCTAAAAAATATGTTGATAGTATTATTGAAGGATTAAAAATCTTTTCACAAGGAAAATAAACTATTATGAGAATGGGTTTTACAGGTACTCAAAAAGGAATGACACCTAATCAATTATATATTCTTGATAAGATTATTAAAGAAAAGAATCCATATGAAGTACATCATGGTGATTGTGTTGGAGCTGATACAGAATTTCATCAAATGTGTAAAGCTTTTGGTTCAATTATTATAATACATCCTCCAGATATTTCAACAAAAAGAAGTAATTGTGAAGGAGATAAAATCTTACCGGTTAAACCTTATTTGGATAGAAATAAGGATATCGTTAATAGTTGTGATTTGTTGATAGTTTGTCCAAAAACTAGATTTGAAGAAATAAGATCTGGAACTTGGTCAACTAAACGGTATGCACAAAAAAGAGGTGTTAAATTTATTATAATTTACTCTGATGGTTTAATATTTAATGGAGAATAAAAATTGGAACAATCATTAAAAAATATATTAGCATTCATTCTTATGACATTATATACAACTGATGATTGGAATGAAATCTATGAATCATTAGATGATTGTGAAGAAGAATTAATATCTGATTTGCAAATTTATTGCTCTTCAAAAGGGATTGGGACAATAGATTCAGATGATGATGAACTTATAAGACTTTTAATTGAAAAATTTGAAAAGTACATTTTATTCTGTCATGATTCCTCAACAACAGAAAAACTTATTTCCGGGGCAGAAACTTTAGATAGTTTATATATTCAATGGTTAAAGTCAGAAAATAAAATAAAGGAATAAACTTTGATACCAAAAGAAGTTGAAGAAAAATTAAAAAAGTTATTAACATTTAAAGAAGATGCTGAAAAAAGGGATTCTCAGGCAGAACTTGAAAATGTTACTGCAAGGATTCAAGAAGTTCTGTTTAAATATAATATAGAACTTAGTAGTTTGAATTTTAAAGAAGAACCTCAGATAAATCAATATACAATGAAGTTTGATATTTCAAAGACTGAAGGTTTGTGGGTTTATAAATTAAGTCATGTGATTGCTGAACATAATCTTTGTTCTTCAATAAGTAATAGTCAATATCATTTAGTTTATATTATAGGTAAACCTGTTAATGTTGAGATAGTTCAGTATACAATAGAAAGTTTAATATCAAGAATTAAAATCATGAGTAAAATTGCTTATAAAGAGTATATAGGTCCTGAAAAGAAAAATGCTTTTTTAAGAGGATATTATATGGGAGTTGTTGTTGGTATTAAATGCAAATTAGATACAGAATTTGAAAAGTTAAAGAAAGATTCTCAAATCAATGCTTTAGTATTAAGTAATAAAGATGCTATTAAAGTTTATGAGAATAAAATGTACCCAGATGCAAAAGTAAAAAAATTAAGAGAATTATCAGCAGAAGATGGATTTTACAAAGGTGTTATAGACGGTAATAATATTTCTATAAATAAAGGATTAAACTCTAACAATTTAGGACAAAAGTTAATAAAATGACAAATCAAAAAATAATACAAGAAGTATTAAAGAGAATTGGATATCAAGAAGTCAAGATCTTCAAAATTGTATTTTTAAAGGAGTAGATCTTGATGGTAATATTATGAAAATAGTTCAGGGACTTCCATATATAATACCATATGAAACTTTAATATTTTCACATTGGGTTTGTAAAGCTTTATTTGGTGAAAAATTAATAGCTACTAGATTAAGAAGAGTTGATGATTTTAAAGTAAATTCAAAAGAGATAGAATTGCCTGCTTGGCAATATCATATTCAAAGATTAGCTTTAGAAAGTGATCGTTTAAGTTATCTTGAGAAGTTTTTAAATGGAACATTAATATTAAGATAATGAAATGAATTATAAATTAAAAAAAGATGTTTTATCTGTTATTAATAGTATATATCGTATGAATGCACCTAATGCAATAGGTTATAGATTTTTCCCGAATGAAGAAGAAGATAAAATAGCTGTAGGTATGTTTATCCATGATTTACGTGAACTATCTGGTTTGGAAGATGGATATTATGTTCCATTTGCATATAACAATGGTATATTTAAAAGTATTAAACTTTCTAAAAGAAATTTAAATAAACTATTAAAGAAATGATATTGATTTATTTTAATTTAATAATTTCATTGAATGTGATTCAATATAAATTGATTGAATTTCAAAACCTAAAGGTGAATGATTCAATTCAGATTCAATCATATGATATTGTAGATTTTAATTCAAATAAAATTTCAATATCAAAACTCCAAGATTGTGATGATCTTTATCAAGTGTGGATTACATACAATAAAGAGAGATATCTATTTATTTTGTTAGTTGAAAATGATACTTTACTTAATATTCAAAAATACAAGGTGATTGATGAAAACAATAAAAACAACAAAAAGAAGAAAATTAAACCATCTTAATTTAGATGATTTAACATTATTAAAAAAGCAATTAGAATCTAAACGTCAAAAAGATTCTAAGGTTTACAAACATATTAAGAGAAAGATTCTTAATATTAAAGATGCAGAATTGAAGGCATCAATTCCATTGGGTTCACAAGATAAAAAGAAAAAATGTAGGCCTAAAAAGAAAGTCACTGCAGTAAAATAATTTAATGCTGACATATATTTGTATTGTTGTTTTGCAATTTTATTAAAGATAAAATAATAAAATTATGAATCTAAAATAAGGAGACTTGGATGATATTAAACTAATTCAAACATACCCAAATTACATTTTCTCCCCAATTCAAAGAATCGTTTTCCTAAAGGCTCTAATAATTATCCCACAGTTAGAGCCTCCTTTTATACTTCAATGTTATAAAGATGAATTAAATTTATAATACAATAAAAATTTTATAAATTAAAATTATAATAAAATGCCTAAACAAGAAATGGAGATAAAATGAGTGATAAAATTATTGAGGAAAAACCTTTAGAATATGTTTGCTTAAAAGATGATCCAAGAAAAACACCATTAAATCAATGTATGTCTATGGGTGATCTTATGGCAACAATACAAGTATGTAAAGAATTAGATAAAAAAGATGAAGAATTAAATAAAGATGAAGAATTAAGAAAAGAAAAAATATGAAAGTTTATGAAATTCTAAAAAGAAATGATTTTGAAAAAATTAAAGTGATTTTTAATAGTAATCCAGTGAATTATTTATATCGTTGTTTAATTACTGGGGATGAAGAAGAGTACCAACTTGAAGATGAGTTTAATAATTCTAAGGAAGAATTAAGTGAAAAATATTATAACTTATCAAATGAAGTTATTAGTTTGTTATTTGATTTTTATCATGCTCTATTAGATGATAATATCAGAGATTCAATAAATTTAAAAGATAAATTAATAGAAAGTTTAAAACCATCAATTTCTGAATTACAATTTAGTATTCAACATTATGATTTTTGGGAATTATTAGTTACAAATGGTGATTATAAAGAAGTTTGGAATTTATTTAATGAAGATTCAATAAATTCCGAAGAAATTACAATGTTTTGTATAGAATATTGTGAAGATCACGGTTTACTAAATTCTTGTATGAGTCTTTCAGATATTGAGTATATAAGATATGATAAGAAATTAGCAATAGATAAATTAAAAACACTTTTAGGAATTTAAAATACCTAATAAGAAAAGGAAAAAATGAAAACATTTACCCAAGAACAAGTATTAGATCTGTTAATTAATTTTGATCAGTCTATGGATCCAAAGTATTATCCAGGTTGTGAAAATTTAACGTCTGATGATTTTCTTGATGCTGCTTACTCAAATGCTAAAAGACTTGGATTATTAAAAGAATTTGAAGAATTAAGAGAACAAAGAATAAATAAAAATGTTGTTAAATATGGTCCATTAATAAAAAACTCAAAAAGATATTGAAGATATAAATAAAGTATTCCCACAAGATTAAAAAAGTAAAATATAAAAAAAGGAGTTCAAATGAAAAATAAAGATATAATAGTTGTTGACAAGATTAAAAACAACATTAATATATTTGAGAATACTTCTGATCTAAGAGATTTTCTTTTAGAAGAATATGAGATCGACAATATATTTGATAGTGATTTAAGTAAATATATCAAACAAATAGAAGAAGATCTTTCATTTTATTTATCTTGTGGTAAACTTCAACTGGAATTTGATATATCTGAAATTGAAGGACACAGTTCTGAATTTGATCATTTTATCGGTATTAATGAAGTTCTTGATGCTATTGAAGAACAATGTGAAAAATTCGTTCTTAAAGAAGAATTATTCAAAAGATCTAATCTTAGAGGATTTATTATAAATGAAACTGCTATGATTCCTTTAAGATTAAATATAAACGAGATCATCATAAATATTGATAATGTATATATGTATTTTGATGAAAATATTATAAGTAACACAGCAATTTTTGGTAATGATACTCTTAATAAATTAAAACAATTATCTTTTTTAATTAAAAAATTAAATGGGAATGTTACTGAGTTTTATCTTTTATCATTAGATAATATTGAAGAGAATCTTTGGTTAAATTTTGAAAGTCAATGGGAAAGATTAAGTGAATATCAGGCAAGATTTATATGAAAACTATTAAATTAATAATAATCTTTATTATGTTTATGTTTATTAGTTGTAATGATTCAATAGTTGAACCAGTTATTGAGAATCCAGATATAAACATAGAACAATATGGACATGACAAGATTCAATATTATTTTAGATATAAAAACCAAAGTTTAACTCAATTAATCATTGTTGGTCCTAGTATGGAGTATTGTATTCAAAAGATGAAATATATTAAATTAAATACGGATGAATGGAAATTGAGTTTCACTATTCCCCCAGAGAATTAAAATGTTAAAAGAGTATTTAAATCATTTCGATCTTCCAACTGAGTTAATAAATAATATTATTTGGTTTGTAGAATCATATCAAGATTATGAAGATCCAATTAATGCAAAGAATAGTTGTATTGAAGCTTGTGAAAATTTTAGAACTTTTAAAGATCATGATCTGTATCAAGATGATATAATATTCTCAGAAAATCTTAATATGACAGATTTATATATACAAGGGATTTATAATATAGAAAAAGTGGATTGGCCTAATCAAGATATTAACCATACAGTTATTAAATATAAAGATGTGTTTATAGATTTTACTGCTAAACAGTATAATTCAGAATTGGGTTATCCATTTGTGTTTAAACTAAGTGATTGGAATAAAAATGACAAAGATTAAAAATAGATTAAGTTTTAAAATACAAAAAAGACAAAAATGGGATATATTAAAATCATGTGATATAAAACTTGATGGGAAAGATATAGGATATATTAATGAAATAGGAGGTTTACTTGTAAAAGAAGATAACCCAAATATTGGGAAATTTTATATTATGTTAAGAATTCATAAAGAATCTACAAAAGAAAACCCATCTAAATGGAAATATATTTATTTAAAAGCTAAATTTGAGACTATTTCTGATGCACAACAATTTATGATAAATAAAAAAGATGAATTATTAAATAAATTTAATTTTTATAAATTAAAAGACTAAAAATTATGGAATGTAACAACACATTATTAGTAATTAAATCAGTTATTGAAAAGTTAACATGTTTAACTGATTTAACAGTACCTTATGCTATACGTAAATTAGATAAAGTAATAGAATATATAAATAAAAATGTTCATATTGACAATGATCGAGGATTAATTCATTTATTAAAAGTTTCTGAAAAGTTAATTCTTGAATTAGATGAGAATCTTATTAAAGATTTAGCATGGTTTATAGAAAGTTATCCTGAATATGGTGAAAAGTTTTTTGCTTTAAATGCTTGTGTATTAGCATGTAATGATTTTAAAGAAAACATACATCATACTAGCTATTCAATGAATATGGTTTTTGAATGTAATATTTATATGAATGATGATTTTATGGAAATTTATGGGATTGATGAAATTCCAAAATATTGTGCTTGGAATCATATTGTTGTTAAGTATAAAGATATCTATATAGACTTTACAGCTAAACAATATAATGAAGATTTACCTTTTCCTTTTATATACAAATTTGAGGATTAAAATGGTTACTGACGAACAAAAGAAACATCCTTTAGAATTAGGTGATACTGGATTTCTTGATAGAATATGTCCAGAAGATATAAATCAAGATTCTGAAGTAGATATAAAACCTAAAAATAAAAACAGATTTATAACTTGGTTAAAATATATTTTTAATATAACTGATTTGGTTGAAGATATTGAAATTCCTAAAATTAATAACGTTTTTAAACATAAATGTCAAAGATGTGGATATGTATATCCAAGATTACCTAGTAAAAATGAATTCAGGTTTGATTGTGGTACTAAAGGTTGTTATTGGATGATATTTAGTGATGGTTCACAAACCTATGATTCTCCAGGAGAATAAAATGATAAGTGAAGATTCTAGTAAAGATTATACATTTTTTTATGAACATGAAATGATTAATAAAGTAGTTAATTTGTACATAGGTGGTATGGCAATAGATGATATAGCTGTTTATGTAGAAATGGATACAGCAGCTGTAAATCAATTATTAGATTCTGTAATACCACATTTATAAGGAAAGTTATGGACATAGTAATGCACGGTACTCATGGTGGTATTATTAGGTATTTAATGTTTAAATCTACATGGGCTTTTATTATTGGGTTTATTGAAGGTATATTACCTGATTTAATTGGTTATGTTGAGAAAATAATAAAGAAAGATAATAAAAAATGGGAATGGTATGTTAAAATTCATTTACCATTACCTGCAGAATATGTTGGATATGTCTTATTCTTTCAACCTATTGCGTTACATATATTTTTAGATTCTTTTACACACCATAAAAAGAAATGGTGGAAAGAATTGTTGTGGTTAGAAATTTTATTATGGGTAGTAACACTTTTTATTTTATATTTAATATGGAGAAATAATTTATGGAGTTTATAGGAAAGTATATAAGTAAAGTAAATCATAATTATATAGTAAAAAGATTTACTATGGAAAGACAATTTTTTATTTCTAAAAGAACTATATTTAAAATTAATTTTCAAGGTGTAGATTTAAATCTCGTTGTAATGATTGAAGATACAGAATCTTGTTTCTCTTGGATTTTGGCTTTAGAAACTTTAGATGGTTGTATTATAAAATATGAATGGTCTAATGATTATCAAGGAATAATGAGTCTTGAAACTCATTATGGGACTTGGTATTTAACTACTAGTTATTGGGCTTCTATGTTTCCAGAATTTGTACCATTTCAAATAAAAACATTGGGAGAAATAAAATGACTAATGAAATAGTATTAAATAAATTACTTGCGTTTATATTAATAGAAGATGATGAACTTGAAGATTTAATTGAGAACATTGATAGTCTTAGAGTCAATTTTAGTATTGAATATCAAAAAATCTTGAATTTCATACAAGATTCCGGATTTAAATCCGGTAATGAACTTTCTGATTATTTTTATAAGAATCAACTTATTTTGAATGATATAAAAAATAATATGAGACACAGTATTGTAAATAAAATAATAAATGAAGTAGAGATATAAGAATATAAATGGGACATTATTATAAAAACGTACCAGGTCTTGGAAGTGTTGCTGTAAGTAGGCATGCTCAATATAATATAAGACAACAACAGATTCCTGAAAGTAATTTTATTAAAGTGTTATTTGAATCTAAGTCATTGGAAGAAGGATTTGAAGTTGTTAGAAGAGAAGGATTTGGGATTAGAATCATCATACTATTAAATCCAACACCATTCAAAGGAGCTAAACTTGTAAAATCAGTATTTTCCATTAAACCTCAAAAAGACTCTAAACATCTTCATTAGTAGCGAACCCAGTGGTAATTTGGATATTTAATATGCTTTTTACTTTATTAAAAAATTATTTTATTTTTATAAAATTTTTATTGACAATTAAAATTTTATTTTATATATTGTATTGTAAATAAATTTTGATTGATTTTTAATTATTTAATAATAAAAAGGAATAAAATAAAATGGAACAAACAATACAATTTGGTTTTAATACAATTCAATCAAATAGATTTGTGGGAGAAAGAAAAAAAGTTTATTTAAATGATGATCAAATTGCAAAAATTGAAGAAAGAAAAAAAGAACAAAAGATTGAAAAGTTAGAATATCAATTTGATAAGTATGAATTTATTGTTAAAGAAATTAATGAAGAATTCAATACAAAAGGGCCAAAGGGATTAAACAAATTAATGAAATCATGGAAAGATAAAAAACAATTTGAAGATTTTGATAAAGTTTATATTGATTTGATTGAAAAGTTTGGTGAAATAAAAGGTTCAATTAAGTTTATGTTTAAAATCAATAATGAATTTTTAAGATTTGATGATGGAGCAATCAATAAAACAAGAAATAGAATCAAAGTTCAAAGAAAAGAAAAGAAGTTACCAAGTACAAAAGAATTACAAACAAAAGAAGTTGTTAGTTCAATTGTCAATAGTTTTGTTACAAGGGATAAAAGAAGAAGGATTTTTTAATTAAAAGTTTTTAGTTAGTTTAAAATAATTTAAGGAGTAAAGTAAAAATGATTAATGTATTAAACAATGAAAAGTATCCTTCAAAAGAAGATATATTAAAAAGTTTACCTGATAAGATTGTTATTAAAACGAAACATCCTATTAACAAGGTAAAAGTTTTGAAATATGAAATTGAAAAAGAAGGAGATACACCTTTAAATAGTAATGAATTTGAAACAATAGGGACATTTGAAGGTGAGTTAGAGATTACAGATGATATGAAATCTGCAATTTTAATATTAAATGAATCTTTTAATAATGGTCCTTATATAAGTTTCCCTGAAAATGGAGAAAGAACATTCTCAATAAAGTTTAATGAAAAAATAACTGATGATTTTGAGATATCTCAAGAAGATCTTGATAAATTAATACTTCAAAGATCTGCTTGGGGAGCTTATACATGGATTTATTATTATAAAGACATGATATCAAGAATGAATAGTTATAATTTTGATTTAACAAAAAAGGTTAAAAAAAATTCAAAAAGATTTCAATTGTTGTGGTTATTTGTGAATGTTTCTACATCATTTAAAAGAAGTGAATTAGTATCAAAATTAGGTAAACCTGGTATAACAGATTTATTATGGAGCTTTGTTGGTGATAAACGAAATGATGGATTCTACAAAGCTCCTTTAATATTAAGAACTGGTAATGGTTGGTATGAATTAACTGATTATGGAAAATTAGTATACGATAATTCAAATAAATAAAAGGAGTTAAAGTTATATGTCAAGTTATATTAAAAAGTTGGTTAAAAAACAAACTAATGTAAATAAGTTTGATAGTAATTCAAATACAACAATTAATTATGTAAGAGGTAAACTTATATTAAAGGATTTTTCTGAGCTTGAATTATTATGTGTTGCAAGTAATTTGGAAAGTAATAAAGTAAAAGATAAAACAAAATTTAAAGTAATCACAGGTTAATAAAAGGAGTAAAGTAAAAATGGAAAAGTTATTAAGTTCAGATAAATTAAAAGTAGTTGAAGCTTTATTTGATAATGAAATTCAAATATCAAGTTTCATTTTAGATCAGATTAGTGTTTCAAGAATTTCAAATTCTGATTCTGGTATAAAAATTGAAGAAGAAAATATTTTATCAATTCTAACAAGAGATTTAGAATCATTATCAAAAGTATTGGAATTTTTAAATGCTTTAGGTTGGGTAGAACATACATCCGATTGGGATCCTTGGTTAATGATTAATTTTGTTGATGAACAAGAACAGTTTGAGAGTCCTTCAGGTTATTTTTTGTTTGATGTTGATAAGATCATCAATACAATTGTTATAGAAGCACCTGATGAAGAAAATCTTGAAGAAGACGATGAAAGAAGATTCTATAAAGACGGGAAATATGTAATTCCTATAAATTTAATTAAGTCAATAGATATAATGAGATAAGCTAAAAAAAGGAGTAAAGTAAAATGGAAGATCATAATTTATATCAAGAGTTAAAAGATTTAATTGCAAAAGAAGTTCCAAAAGAAATTCTTGAAAAAGAAGGGTATGCAATTGAAGATGTTATTAATAGTTTGAAATGTACTCAAAATGAGTTTTGTCCTAATATGTCACTTATAGAGATATTTCAACAAGAAATTCTTTATTATAAGAATTTTGGAAGATCAGCTTTAGATTCTAATTATTGTGGGAAATCTATAGCAATTAATAATAAACCTGTTTGGAAACATTATCCTGGAGGTCATTTAGAATGTAATCCTACAGGTAGAACCACTTATAGAGAATTGAGAGATTTACTTAATCGTATGAGTGATTTTCAATTAGATTGTGATGTTACTATTGAAGACCCATATAATGAACCTTTTAATATAGTAAAAGGGGAATTAACAATTTGTGGACCAGAACATAAGTTGGTAGATTTCTATCCTACAATAAGAATATTATATAAGGATTAAACTATGGAACAAATGATATCGTTTAATCTAGGTAAGAAATTTACCAAAAAAGAAATCAAAGAAATCAATAAAAAGAAAGATAATAATTCAGAAGTTATAACTTTTCAAGGGATTGACAAACAAACTTCTGGATATTATACACCTGTAAAAGATGACTTTGAAAAGGAAGATGAACAAGTTGATTGTAGATTTATTCAATTGTTACAACAATTAGATAATCAGTTGAGTCATATAGATAACCCTATGATTGCAGATTTATTAATTCTGACAACCTTGAGAGATTTTGAAGATTCTCAAGCTGAACAAAAAATAAAAGATTATCAATTAATTTTAGGAGTAAAGTAAAATGATTAATGCAGTAAATGATATAATTGCAATATCAACAAGGATTTATGAAATCTTATTAAATGATTCTGCTGAAGGGTATATTGTAAGACTTTTTATTCATGATGAAAAGATACCAACTATATATCATTTTGATAATATACAAGAAATTAAATGGAATTGGTTTGGTACAGAAGAACAAATTAAGAATCATACAAAACAATGGTTAATAGAACGTGAAGCAGAATTTGAGATTTTTAATTTAACTTCTGATTCATCTGAAGAGAAGTTTGTATTTCCAATGCATTATGTTTATGAATTTTTAATAGGAATTAAGTAAAATGATTTTTATTGTAACATCTGTAATTTTAAAAAGTGAAATTTTTTCAAAAGATGTTTATCATCGTTTTAATTCAAATTCAATAGATGAAGTTGTTGTAAAATTAAAAAGAAAGTATCCAGATTTAATTAATTATTATTATCACATTCAGAGGAATAAAGTAAAATGAAATTAATTTTTTGTCCCATATGTACTGATATTATTAGATTATCTCATGATAATTCTACAGTTTATTGTGAATGTAAAAAATCATCAGGTAGATATGTTAATCAAATTGATGCAATCATTTATGGAGAAGCAATTCCATTAGGTATTTCAAATGAATCTTTTTCAAAAGCTTTAAGGAATAGACCTCAAAATGGATTAGGTATTGAATTTAAAGCATTTGTAATTCCAGTTGAATGTAAATCAATAATTATAGGATAAAGTAAGATGGAAGTAAATGATATTACAAATATGTTAAATTCTTGTGGATTAAACGTTACAACAATTGATCTTGTAGACAATAATACAAAATGTATGACTTGTCAATGTATGTATATGGTACAAGAGATGGCTTCTAGAATTTGGACATGCCCAAATTGTGGGAAAACAGGATTTAAACCTTTTGTAGATTTAATTAACAAATATGCTAAAATTGATATGATTACATATGAAGAATCTTGGAATTTAGCAAATAATTTATTAATATTTAAACAAGAAGAATGTGAAAGTAAACATAAAATATATTTTGACGAAGACTATTTTTATAATGATTTGTTAGATTTTTATAAAAGAAGAAAGTTAAATAAATTTCAAAAAATATTAAGGTTTTTAAGGATTAAACAATGATAATAAAAATATTAGATGAATTTGATGATGTTGTCGTTGAAGAATTTTATAATAAAGATGATTTTCAAGATTATTTTGACGAACATCCAGAATTGAATGTAGATCAAGTAATTATAAATGGTAGAATATTTTTTGATTGAGATGAAATTAATAATTATTTAGAGATACAAAATGAAATATAAAAATAGAACACTTGATGTTAATAACATGATTCAAATTTATTTAGATGTACATAAAGAAAAGATTACTTTATGTGAAGCTGAAAAAATGTTAATTGCAACAAGAACTCTTCCAAAGTTAAATTCTGTTAGAGGTAATGGAGTTCAATTAAGATCTCTTTGGAATAAAAAAGCATTACTTGGTGCTTATAAGAATGAAAATGGTAATATTATGATTAAAAGAATAGAAGAACGTGAAGAAATGTTATCTATGAAAGAGGCAGCCAATAGATTATTCTGTACTCCGGGTAATGTTTATATTTTAATTAATAATGGTAGATTACCTATAAGAATAATAGGAAAGAAAACAAAGTATTTATATCAATCTGATATTGATAATTATAATAAAGAATATTCAAAAGGAGTAAAGTAATGAGTGATATTAAAATTAAAAATATTCCAGAAACTGAGTATGAAGTTGTAGAAACTACAACTGGTCCAGAAAAAGTGGAAGAAAAACCTAAAAAGAAAGTTGGAATTATTGGTAATGGATCAGCAATGCAAGCATTTAGTTTATTAATGGGTATGTCAGTTGTAAGTTTATATCCTGATAGTACTTTTTTATTCACTAAAGAAGATCATCCATCAAAAGATAATAGACCTTTAAGAAGAAATGAAAAGACTTGTCCTGATTGTGGTCAACCGTTTACACCACATGGTCATAATAAATCTGATAGATGTACACCATATTTTAAAGCAAAATTTAAAATATAAAAGGAGTAAAGTAAAATGGAAAGAAATCAATTACAACAATTAATATGTCAAAAGTTTTTAGGATTGTGGCTTGCATATCCTGAATTAAGATTTAATCAATTAGTTCTTAGCTTATCTGATTATCCGAATGATACATCTAAAATGTTTTATACAGAAGATGGGTGGTTTAATGATATGTTAACAAATGCTTCTAAGAATGGATTTTATAGAACTATTAGTCCAGTTGATATTAAAGACAAACAATTAGAATCCATGCTTGTTGATGGGCTTATGATCGAAGATGTTATTAAAAAGGTTATTGAAATGAATGGGTTAATTGGAGTAGGATTGGTAAGTTTACAAGAAGAAATTAATAATATCATGACAAGAATTAGACTTGATATGAACAAGAATCATTAAAAGAAGCAATATATTTGTATTGATTGAAATTAAAATTTTATAATTTAATTAAAAGGCCTAAAATGAGTTTATTAAAAAAAGTTCCTAAGTATCATGCTAAAAAGATTCAAGAAATTGAGAAACTTACTGATTGTAGGTGTATAGGATATACAGGTGGACAACCTTCAAATGATATTGTACCTGAAGGAATTAATATTTTCTTATTCGTTTCTAATAAAGATGATGAAGAAATGGTAATTGATGCTAATAAAATTAGAGAAATTATGTGGAAAGGTGAAGATTTACAGTCACATATTATGTTTGGATTTAATCATAGCAATCCCGATTCATTTTGGATGATTGAAACTTATTATTATTAAAGGAAATTAAAAAAAGAAACTAAAGAGATTAAAAAGAGATAATAATGGAAACTAAAACAATTAATGCAATAGATTTATCTGTACAACTAGAAAGACTTTATCCTGTTGAATGGAATAAACAAAATGAAAGAGAAGATGATAATATTATTCTTCAAGGTAATATTATTATTGATAAAGAATATATTTGTCCTATAGATATCTATTTTAATATAGATGATGGATTTAATTTCTTTGAAGATGCTTTACCTAAGATAAATCAAAATAGTTTTGTTGTATTTAGAAAGATTGATAATGAGATTAGGATTTACCCTATAGAATGGTTAATGTGTGAAATACCATTTTTTGGATTAGCATCTGAAAATGATGATACTACAATCATATTAATACGAGTATACGATATAGATTATGAATTTATAAAAGTTTATTGTGATACAAAATTAATTAAGGAGTAAAGATTATGGGATCTTTAGTACGTTCTAAAAATTGTGCAAAGATAGTAAGATTATATTATAATGATATTAAAAATATTTATAAAAAAGAAAAAAATTGGGATATAGATATTTTAGATAAAAATGAATATGTTTATATTGTAATAAAAACAGCTGCTGAAAATTTTGTGTCTATTCCCATAATAGAAGGTGATGATTGTATAAGAGGAATGTGGATTGATATTAATATAACTGAAGAAAGAATGAAAGAGTTAATTCCTAATCTTTATAAGTATTTAATTAAGGAGTAAACCATGTTATTTGTTTGTGAATTTTGTGAAACTATAAATGAAATAGATGATATCCTTAAAATTAAATGTGAAAATTGTGGTCATAAAGATCCTGTTAAATTCACAAGAGTTTATAGTCAAGATGAATACGATGATAGAGTGTTAAATAAAGAAGATTTACCTAAGATTAAAGAAAAATTAAAAGATATAATACACAATATGCCTGATAAAAATAGTTTAACAGATTTAATAAATGAATCTGAATCAAATCTAATAGATGTTGTATATATGCTAAAAACATATAGTGGGTTTGAGTATGATAAAGAGCATTTATTAAATACATTAAATTCTATTGCGATTGAAGCTAACAAGATTATTAAAATATTAAAGGATTATGTAAATTAATTTAGAATTCTTTCAAGGAATTGAAGATTATCCTGATTTTGTGCTTATGTGTACTAAATTAATTAATCTTGGAGTAGCTACAAAGGATTTATTAACTGAAGGTGAGACAAGATATTCAATTGCATTAATAGAGGATGTTTTAAGATAAACTAATAAAGGAATATAAAGGTTAAAACAATGACTGATGAAGAGAAAATAGAATTTAGAAAAGTCTTTATTAAAGATTTACAAAGTATAGCAAATGGTGTTTTTGGTATATGTAAAACTCTTTACACTTCTGATAAAAGAATGATTGTTTTGATGATTTGTATGCGATTTAATATAGATTATAATCCTGATGAGAAAATTACAAGAGAAGAATTAATAAAAAAGTATCAAGAGTTGTACATCAAACAAATTGAAAAAAATATCATGGAGTTAGAATGAATAAACAAGAATGTGATTTATTAACAAATTCTGTATGGGATTGCAGTAATTGTGAAGATTATAAACAATGTCAATATTCTAGAATTGGTTGGCACAATCTATTACTCCCAATAGTATTTATAGTATGTACAATTATAGTTTTATGGAAGGTATTATGAGTTTATTTCAATGTTCAAAATGTGGTTGTATAGATAACACAGTTACTTCAAGACATGGATATGAAGGTATATATAGATTAATACCTGAAGATGTATTAAAGTCTTATAGAGAAGTTTTAAAATTAAAACCTGAAGATAATTTTGGGATTTATTGTTGTGTTTGTAGTCCCATTTGGTTTGATGAAAATGGAAAATATGGTATTGGACCAAAACCAGAAATAGATATTAAATTATATGAGTGGCATAATATATTCCCTAGAAGATTTTTACCATTAGGAGAATGGATTACTGATGAAGAAACTGGTAACCTCAAACATAAAACAACAGGTGAAAAGAATTATTATAAATATATAATTAAAGAGGAATAATCTAATGAATAGTATTATGGTTGATGTAAGATGTTTTCATTATTTAAAAGAAAGAGATATTTTAATATTTCTAGATGCTAATGATTATAAATATTATAGAGATGATTACGATTTAACAATAATAAACCCAGATGAGTGTTGTGTTGAAGTTTTAACATCATTTGGTTATGAATTCAGAATATTATAAAAGGAATAAAACTATGCAATATGATACAAGAAGAATTCAAGATCAAGAAATAGAACCTTTACTTAATAAGATATTTGGTTCTTGGATTAAATTTGTTGATGTTACTCAAGATGATGGTGAATGGTATATGAATATTGAAACAATAAAAGGAAAATTAACTTCTAATGCAAGATTAACATCAGAAGGTAAAGAAGGTGATTTCGTTTCAGTATTTTGGTTTAATTTTTACCCATTAGGTGCTGGTAATATCAGGTTTGATGGGCAGTTATCCAGAAAAGTTCATGAGTTTTGTAAACCATATGAAGGTTTATATAACGAAGAAGAAATAAGAAATAAACTTATTGACAAGTATAATGAATTGTTAATTAAATATGGTGGTGCAGGAAAGAATCTAGTTAGTCATTTTGTTAATTTAGATTAAAGGAATTAAATCATGCAATTTATCGTTACTGGAGTTGATACTGGAAGATTCCCTGAAATATTATTGATAGAAGATTGGTTTATTTATTTCTGTTACAAAGATTTAGTTTATTCTGTTTGTTTTGAATTAAGTCCTGAAGAAATAAATAAAGATAATGCATTAAGTTATGTTTTGAGAAATAGAGACAACTGGAAAAAAGAAACATGGAATGCAGAGTTAAAACAGATAACAGGTTTAAATGATAATACTCAATTAACGTTAAAAGATTGGAAATATATTACAAATCAAGGAAATAACATTTTATGAATGAATTAGAAATGGTTATATTAAAAGATCTGAAAATATTTATTGTTGATTTTTTAAAGAAAGAATTAAATTTTAATAAAGATGATGTTAGAGAGTTATTTATCAATGGACAATTTAAGGTTGATGTTATTAGTTCAATACAAATGAGTTGGGATTTAGCACGTTATTCTAAAAAAGAAGTTGATGAGTGTACATATAAACAATGGAATCAAATTAAAAGTAAATTAAGTAATGAAATACGTAAACAGTTATACCCATTATTAAGAGAAGGAAAGATTATTACCATTACTTCTGATCTTGGTTCATGGATTGAGTTTACAATATTAGAAAAATTTTAGTTATGAAACCTCATTTAATATTTGTTAAAAGAAAAAAACATCCTTTTAATAAGATGGTTTATAAAGATATGAATCTTAAAGTAGGTAAGAATTCTATTTTTCATAGAGGAGAAAATAAAATATTTTGTGGTAATACAATTGCAGAAGTTATTAACAATGCTAATGTTTATTGGATGACTCACAAAAGAACCAGAAAATTGATTAATAAATAAGGAGAAATAAAATGGCAACAAAATTAAAGTCTTTATTTGAAATAAATAATAAAGCATATTATAATTTAGGTTACGAGGAAGGGCATGGCAGCATGGGGAAAGGATATGCTCTTGAATATTATGCCTGTAAAGATGGGTTTATTACACGAGTTGAATTTTTTGACGAAAAGGAACATAACGAGCCTTTTTCAAAAGAAAGACACTTACGTGATTTACCTAAGTGGGCTAAAGAAAGGATAGACTTAATCCCAAAATAACTGCCGATACAAGAATTGTTAAATTATAAACAAAGACAATATTTAGAAAGTGAATTAAATAAAAGGATTATAAATGAATGAATTAGAAATAGTTATGTTGTTTTATGTAATATGGGAAATAGCATTGAGTATTTCAGAAGATTGATTCTCCCCTCTCAAAGTCAAATCAACCCTTTTCAATTCCAAATCTGAATTTTTGATTTCTGCAATTACCCATCTACTTTAGTATGTGTTTTTCAAATATTTATTTTTCCATTCTTTTGATACCCTTTTGCACCTCGATTTCTCAAGATTCCCAAATTCCCCACAATTTATTTAAAACTTCCTTTCTTCATTCTAACAAACGATCCGACTCCCAACGAGGGCGCTTAAGGAAAGAATTAATCCTAAGAATAACCGTTTTAATTTAATTTAAATGATAAAAGAATTAAAAATCACTTAACTCTTTGAGATTAAAGAAATAAATTATTGAGTATAAAATAAATAAAAGAGTAAAGAACAAAGAAATAAACTTCATCATTTGTTTTATTCTTTACAGTTTTATTCTTTATAACATACAGATTAATTCGTTTACATCACTTTGTTCTTTGTTTCTTGAAGGTAAATATAGTTTGAAAGAAATATAAATACCTTTTTCATTCTGGAATTGGGAAACTCCAGGTAATCCCTCTAGTCGGCGATGTTGGCTCCCTGGGCCATAATATGATTCTCGGCCTACGTCTCCTCGACACAAGCCTCAAGGCTCATCTCCCTGAGACATAGAAGTACCTCTTTTTACTCATTAGATACTTGAGCTTGAATAGAGATCGAAATTTAATACAAGGGTAAATTTGATTTATTCTTTGAGATCTCTTCCCTACAGAAGATTAATCTATCCAATCATTGATAACCTCTTCTTTACGGAAGATATACAAATAATATAAAGACAACAAGCTAACTTATGATCTCTATGATTCTATATAGACACTACTTGACCTTTCAAGGCCCAAAGTGTATGTTATAGACCTTAGAGAAATCAAAGTCAACTTCTGGCCAATGGGAATGAAAAATAAAGAACGAAGTGATATGGCCAGGCATTTATGTTTACAGCTTCATGCACGTGGCCACCACTGGGCTCGCAAAGAATGAGGATAATAAGAATGAGGGGGAGGACTGCGAACCCACTGGATATTATTGGCCCAAAGGATTGTGTAGATTGGAAGTTGGGTTACAAGTTTCTTGGCAAGTTGGAACGTGGATTGATACAAATATAAAAACAACTTTCCATCATACTAACTCACCTTTGTTGATTGACAATTGAATTGTTAAATTGCCTTATATCCTTGTATTATATATACAGTTTATATATGCAATTGTATATTGAATTGTATAATTAAAATTCTAAATTATTGCTGTAGATAAGTAAAAAGATTATAAAATTTTACTTGCATATGTGGAATAAATTCTTTATACTTAAACAAACGATTTATTAAATAATTAAAAGGAGTTAATCTAATGTTTGATAGAATAAAAAAATTGTCATTAAATTGTAAAAATTGGTTAGTAAAACAATATCAAATAGAAGATATTGACTTATTCTACGACCACTTAATTGGTGATAAAAAAGAAAAACCTACTACTTGTAATTATAAATTAAACAAAGCATTAAAAGAATTTCAAAATAATTTTAATACATCAGAAATAAAAGAATTCCATATTACTTTTATTTCAATGTTAAAATCAAAACAATTATATTAAAAGGAATAAGATTTTTATTGGACTAATATCCAAGAAAATTTATCATTGAGTATGAAGGAAAGAAATATTTTTCAAAAGAAGTATAATTTATTTTTACTTTTTTTAATATTTTACTTGCATATATCAAAAAACAATATTATATTTAAGTAGTTCTTATATGTATTTAATTTTAATTCCCTGTTGACTTGAGACGTTAAACAGTTTAGTTCTTTGACATTATGATGACTAAGTTTCAAAGATATTTAAGAACATATCTTTATTAGTGTATGTTAAGAAGTTATCAACCTATCATAAAAACTTCATATCATTAAAAATATATTTTTAATTTAATTCAAAGGAATAAAAAATGGAAAATGGTAAAATCGATTTTAGTAATGTTTCACGTTCTAATGGTTCAGTTTTACAATTGGAATTGAACGATGAAAAGAAACTTGTTTCTTTAGGCTTAATTGGAAAGCCTTTAACAATGTCTGACTTGAAACAAGTAAAGGCTTATAACGATATTACAGGCAAAATCACAAGGAATGCCTATCGTAAACAGATTTCTACTTTAATCGGAAATGAGGTATTAACCTTAAAACAGATTAGGGAAAGATTTAATGTTGTTACCTGTTTTGGTAACTTAAAATCCCTTGATTGCTTAGGTGCTTATAGCCAAAAAGAAAGCAATGGTAAAATTTCTGATAAGTACTTTATCATATTTCTGCCAAAAGAATCAGGGAAAGTAAAAGCAGAACCAAAGGCAAAAAAGAAGGAAAATGAAGTAAAGGAAAATGAGCCTGTTATTGAATAGGTAAGATTATGAGAATTTTGTTTAATCTATTCATCATAATTGCATTACTTTACTTAATTCTTTGTTAGTTTAAGTAAACAAATTAAGGCTATATTAAGTTATAGCCTTAATATTTTAATCACTATTATATTGGAGTATCAAATGAAAACTAATAATCTTATTTACTGGTTAATCCCTGTTTTTCTGTTCTTACCTATTATTCTGTTTATATGGAGTATCATATTATGAAAGTATTATATATTAACCATATCCCCATTTACTATGGTTATATTAAACCTTTACAAAAATCGTATCGGTTTATTCTTAATTAAATAATTGATAGTAAAAAACTATTAAAATTCGAAGCAATCGTTCGAATTAGTTATCTTGAATTATCTCTGGTGGTAAAAATAATTAACCCATACTATGATCATATTTTGAAATTGACTTGTCAATTCAATTGGTGAACAAACGATAAGCTGGAGATCATAACATGATGGAGACCAAAAAGAGTTGAAATGTGTGGGACTTCAAAAGACCTGGAATGTGGGAGACCCCAGGTTAACATAAAATTGGGAGACATTTTTAATAGGCCACAATTTTCACCTTGACTAGTGTTTCCCCAAAATTTTTCTCACAATTTTTGAATTTCACATCAAAAAAAATACCTCTTTCAGCCTAGCAATGGTAAAACCTATTTCTATAATTTTTATATTGAACTTCAAATCTTATTGGTGACAAGATTAAATACTGAGAAAAACTCAATTCAACAAACACCAATTGCTTTGAGACTCCCACAAGAATCTCTTAACTCGAATTAGATTTGAATTTCATAAACAATTTAATCAAATTCCAAAAGGAAAAAATTGTCAGAACTAACATTCTCAAGTCTACTTAAAAAAAGTAAAGAAATCACTCAACAATTTGATGCTTTAAAGAAATTAAAGAATCTTGGGGAAAACTCCATTCTTGAAGACCGAGAACAATCTACATTTTGGATTGTATCAAAAGAAGGTGAAAGGATTCGAGCAATATGTGGACATAGAAACAATAAAGGGATATGCTTCAGACCTGCGGGATGGGGGACAGACCATGTTGGATTCAGCAAATGTAAAGACCACATGAGAGGAAGTCTGTACAATTCATTACTTTCTGCTCAACACAACTACCCTACAAGACTTGTTGAACTTCTAGAATTCACTAATGATCTAGAAGACAGGTCTTTGAATTCACTCGATCCAGAAATTAAAATGTTAACTGCACTTTATCAATTTGTACTCACAAGGCCTAGAGACTCTGAGGACATGGATGTAGAAGAAATAGATACAATAAGAGAGATAATTAAAGATTTGGTAAAAACTAAAGCATTGAGAAACAAGATTCAAAGGGAAATGAGACTGGATGCATCAAGTGTCAAAGAGTTCGTACATCAAATTTTCAGTGTCATTTCGTATGCAGTAAATCCAGCGGTAGCAAAGAAGATCATGGAAGACATCAACAACAAAGTTCTGGTACCATTCATGAGCAAAGACAGAATCATTGGGAAAGACATGAACTTCGAAACAAAAGCTGCAGAGACTATCAAGAAGTATGGGAACACACTCAAAAATATTGAGAAAGTAAAAGAATCAAAAGATGAGGAAAAAGGAGAAGAAGAATGAAATTCTTTGAAGATGAAGGAATCGAAAATCAAGAAATTTCTGATATGAAAACTAATAATCCATGTTATGGAGTAAACTGAATGACTCAGGGGATAACATTAGAAATTAAAGAAGGACAAGCAGAAATTATTTTATTAAGAGAAGAATTAGAAGCTTTATTAAGATATTGGCAAAAAGATGAAATACCTGAATTTGAGAGGAATTGAATAATGGGATTAAGAGATAATCGTATAAAACCAATGGGAAACAGTCAATTTTATGACTTGAATACAGACCCTAATGATGTATTATTTAATGAAGCAAGTAAATGGGTTGAAGACTTTCAAAGTAATAATAACAAAGCTCAATTCCCTTGGAACTCTCAAATTGCAGAAGAATTCAGAACTGTACCTATACAAACATTAATAAAAGATCCATACTTTTTAGGCTTTGAAGATAATGTATATGATGGAGTGTTGAATGATATTGTGGATTTGTTTGAAGCTAAAAAAGTACATCCAATACATCTTGCTATATTTCTAGAAGGGATAGGAGCAGGGAAGACGGTTAAGGCGAGCATTCTGATGTGGATGATCTGGTATTATCTATCAATGGACCCCGATCCTCAAAGTGTCCACACTCTTGCACCAAGATCAGTCATTGCTTTATTAATGATGAGCCGGTCAGAATTACAGGCTAAGAGGATTACATTCGGAGAAGTATGGAATCGATTCCAATCACCTTTCAATAAAGATTATTTCCCTCCAGCTGAGAGATTCAATAGAGAAATTAGAATTGAAGTCAATAATACTTGCGTTTATGCAGGTACTAGTTCTGCCCTTTCAAGTTTGGGATACAACTTGTTTGGAGGAGTGATAGACGAAGCTTGTTTAATAAAATCAACTCTACAAAGGGTAAAATTTGAAAATCAAATTGATTTAAGTAATATAAATTTGCACCAAAAAAATTTACATAGTGGTGCTATTGTAAGTTCATATAATATAACAAATAAAAAAGTTGAAAACCAATTCTCAAAAGGTATATCTTCTATAGGTTTTAGAGAGATATACGAGGTAGAACTGGAAGATGGAACTATTCTAGGTCTTACTGGTAATCAAAAAGTCTTAATTAAAACTTCTGATGGAAAAGAGGTTTATAAAAGAGTTGACCAGTTGACTGGAAATGAAGATTTAAGAGAAATGAAAATAAAATCAATTCGTAAAAAAGAAGTTTTAGAACCTGTTTATGATGTTGTTAACGTTAAAAACAATAAAAACTTTTTAGTAAAAACTGATTCTGGAAAATATATAGTTTTACACAATTCATTTCTTGAATCAACTGAAGAATCTAAAAAATCTGAAGATAAGTACGATGCATGTGAAGAAATATACCATGCAATCTTTAATAGGATGATTTCTAGGTTCTTAAAGAAAGGAAGAATCCCAGGGTTACTTTGTATGGTCACATCTCCTAATTTCCCTGATGATTTTGTACATAAAAAGATAGATGAAGCTAAGGCAAAAGGAGTCGATTCTGGAATTTTTTACAGGATTAGGTCTACATGGGATGCAAAAGGGGAAAGATATTATCCTGTAAAAGATGCATTTTATATCAATACTGATGATTCAGAGATTATAAATGATGATAATTTAACACAACTTTTAAATGCAATTCCTAAAAAAATGTATCCATTAGATTACGATATGGAATTATTAACTAAACTTGCAAAATATTTTATAAAATGAGGTAAACCATGAATCCTAATATTTATTATCATGTGATAGATGTAGAAACGACTACTTTTGATCCTATAAAAGGTGATATATGTGAATTAGCAGTATTAAGTTGTAGAGGAAGAGAAGTATATAACATATTTCACAAGTATTATTCTGTTGATTACATGAATATTGATGCTCAAAATACACATAAACTTTCAATTGATATGCTTTCAAATTGGCCTAAATTCAATTCTGAATGTAATATTAAAGAGTTGAATAATATTTTTAGTGTTGGAAGAAGTATCTGGGGACATAATCTTCCATTTGATATAAGGTTTTTAACTAAATATGGAGTTTGTATTAATAATCTTTACCAAAAAGATACACTTAAAATGTTAAAAGGTGAAGGACTTAAACTTGAAAATAATAAATTAACAACTTGGTTAAATCATTATGGTATTGAGATAAGTAATCATAGTGCTTTGGGTGATGCATTTGGTACATTTCAATTGATTACTTTAAAAGGTTGGCAATTATTATGATTTTTGGTGAAGTCATGTTATGTGATTTTCCCAATTGTAAATATAAAACTGATAATAAAAATAATAAAGAATGGGTAATATTTGGAAAATACACATATTGTAAGTTACATAAACACTGGGGAAGTAACAAGGTTAAAATAAAAAGAAATTTATATGATAATAAGAGCACCAAATGATCCTATATTAAAGTCTTCTGCAGAAGGAGATCCTGAGAGATTTATTAGAGATATAGCATGTATTCCTAGAACAGGATTAAAAGCATTTATAAGAAGACCTAAAAAGATGTATAATTGTGTAAAGGATTACCCGAATCCTTTTAATCCTGAAACTTATAAATTCATTGAAGGGTATAAATGTAAAGACAATCTCAGAAGGTATCTACATATAGATCTTGCTAAAAATAGAGATGCTATCGGTATTGCTATGGCACATGTACCTAATTTTATAGATAGGGAAGTAATAGAAGAGAATAGTAAAAGAAAGATAAAAGTTAAAGCTCCAATAGTAAGATTGGATTTTTGGGGTAGAATTACTGTTAGTTCTAAAGAAGAATATGTACTTGGAGATATACGTGAAATAGTTTATGACCTTTCAAGAATGGGATTTTATATAGGGTTAATCACTTTAGATAGATTTCAATCATTAGATTCTATTCAAATTTTAAAAAGTTATGGGTATATTGCTGCTAATATGTCAATAGATAAAACAGCATATTACATAAGACTTTCTGATGTTGGAGAATCAAATAAAGACGGTTATAATAGAGTGTCTACTAATGGTTGTCATAATTATGCTGTTACTACATTAAAAGAATTAGCATATGATGATAGACTTGAAGCTCCTAATAGTTCAAGATGGTATAAAGAAGATTTCTTTGTTCAAGAGTGTATAAGATCTCAAGAAGGAAAAAAAGGTAAAGTAGATCATTTACCTAATTATCATAATGATGTTATGCAAGCTGCTGCTGGTTGCATAACGAATGCAGTTTCAAATGAAATATTTATAATGAATAATGAATCTGAGAAAGATTTAGAGAAAATGAAAGATGAATATTATAGTCAAATTAAAAGTTTAGATAATAATTTAATAAAACAAGAAAGTTATCTTGATTACAATACTGATGATCCAAGAGATATCGGTACTGAGAGGTACCAACTTTAATCTATTATAACATAACAATGAGTAATAAAATGAGAAAAAAACCATCAAATCCTAGAATTAAATCCACACCAACAGTTGATATAGATTCTGATTTAAAAGCTGGGTATAAATCTGAAGAAGATCTTCAAAGAATTATAGGGAAAGCTATTGATTTACACAAACATTATCATCAAGATGATTTGTATAATCAAGTTGCTCCTGTTGATAAAGTAAGTATCTTTAATTCAGAATTTACTAAAAAGAAGATAAAAAATGAAGATGTTAAAGATATTATATCTTCTGCATTTAATTATTTTCCTGATTGTGAAATTACTCAAGAAGAATTATTTTTATTACAAAATGCAATAAGAACTAAATATAGAGATGATAATCTTTGTCAAGGAGTTGTAGATTCTTTTGTTGATTATGTTATTGGAAGTGGAGTTACGGTTAATTCTCCAGTAAAAGAGGTTAATGATGTTTTATGTGATTTCAGAAATATGAATAAAATGGCATTAAGAGAAAGGAATATAACGAAAGACATATTTCTTGATGGAGAATATTTTTGTTTGATTTACACAGATAAGTCTGGGAATTGTTTTTTAAGGAAAGCAGCACCTTCTATGATAACTTCTATAGAAACATCAAGAAGAGATATAGAAGCTGTTTTATCATTTAAAAAAGATGCTGTTGAGTATGATAGTGAAGGAAATCCTTCTGGAGTCCCTTTCACTCAATATATAAAGAATATTGATTATGATAAACTTATAAAAATGACTGATTTAGGATACATTCCAAGTGTATATTCAAGTAAATTAGAAAAAAATGTTGTTTGTAAATTCTTCAAGTTATCTGAAGAAGGTGTATTACGAGGAAGACCTCCTTTGAGGAATTTCCCAAAATATGCTAAACTTTATGAAAATTTTATTATGGATAGAATGGTTTTGAATCATGAAAGATCTAAAGTTGTGTGGATAAAGAAACTTAAAGGGAGAACTTCAGAAGAGACATCATCAACTGCTCCTAGAGGTGGTATGATGTTGGTTGAAAGAGATGGGATTGAATATAGAATTGAATCTTCAAAATTAGATTCTGCAGAAGCAAAAGAAGATGCACTACATATACTTTATTACTTAGGTTCTGGCATAAGATACCCTTTACATATCTTAAATCAACGTACATCTGAAGAAGTTTATGCCTCGATTCGTAAAAGTGATACTCCTTTCAGTACAATGATAACTGGTTACCAATGGTATGAAGCATTAGAATTTCAAGAAATATATAAATATACTATAGAGCAAAAAGTTAAAGCAAAGAAATTAAAGAAACAGTATACATATCCAGCATATTCTGAAGAAAGTGTTATGTTTGCATTACTTAAAGTGACTGAATTAATTGAAGATGATGTTAACAGACCTACAGAAGAAATATTAAATGTAGTTGATGGGATTTTAAAATCTGATGGATTAAAGGATATAACTAAAAATACTCTTGAAATACCTATTTCTCAAGATTTTCCTCAAATTATTTGGCAAGACCCAAAAGAGATGGCAGAAGTATTGAAGATCCATAAAGAAATAGGTATTGCTTCTATACCATCACTTGCTGCTAAAGCGGGATATAATTGGGAAAGAGAATTCTCTAAAATCATTATAACTCAAAAACAGTTATTAAAAAATAACATTATTCCTGATCCTAATCCACCTAAAGAAACTGGAACAGAAAAACCTAATGGAAACAAAACAAGTAAACCTGTTAATAAGAAGTAATGAAGAATTTGATTTGGAAATACCTTCTGAGCTTCAAGAATATAATTTATATATAAATACTGTAAGTAATAAGGATGTTGAGGTAAAAAAAGATGGAAATTTTAGAAATACCGATTATGACCATAACCCCTATAGTTAATGGGAGTAAAAAAGAATTAAAGTTTACATGTTATCAATCAATAGAATCTGGGTCTTTATTTACAGGTTTAAGTACTTCTAGTATAGAAGTAGTACTTAAAAGAAGTATACAGTCAAGTACAGTTTTAACCAAGAAGACAGCAAATCTAATAGGTGGTGCTGATACTCAAGTTAAAGTTAATAACGATTCTAATTTTTCTATTTTTTTATTAGACACAGATACTGAAGGTTTAACTAATTATACATATATTTTTATTATAAAGATAACTCTTACAGATCAGAGTATTTATAAAATGTATGTAAATGTCCCAATCATATAAGGATTAAATCCATGGCTTGTAAAATTGGTAAGAAAACTAAAAAGATGAATGTTACTAAAAAACATATGACGAATTCTTCAAGGACATCTCAATTTCCAACAATTAATAGAACTAGAACTTTGATTTTAAAAAAGAAATCAAAATGAGAATAGTATTAATTAAAACTCCTGATACAGTTAATTCTTCTAATATGGCTAGAACCGGTAAAAGTAACGGTCGTTGGAAAGGTGGAGTTTCAAAGACATATTATAGGAAGAAAGCTGGAGCTAAAACAGGTGATGGAAAAGTTGTTCATCACAAATCTTATAAGAAAGGTGAATTAACAAAGAAATCTAATTATAAGAAATTAAGTCGTGGAGAACATAATAAAGCACATCCTGATCGTTCAAAAGGAAGTGGAAGAATAGCTAAGAAGTATAAATAATATGTCTCAATATATAAATTTAACATATAAAGAAAAAAAGTTAATTCGTAAAGAATTACTTGATAAATTAGATGAAGCGTTTATTATTAATGATAATGCACAGAAAGGGATTCCTATTCATAAAGTTTTATTTTTTATACTTGATAAGTTTAATACAGGTGGGTATCATGGGAATATTGATTTTAGAATAATGGGTAATCAAATTCATGATCCTAAAGAACAAGAAGTAACACATAAACTTGATACTATATATAATTATGATGAAGAAGTATGACTAAAGTAACTAAACCTTTAAATGAGTTAGATGCTATAAGGTATGCAGACCTTCTTGAGCACACTAACAATAAATCAATTCATAAATTTGATGAGACTGAATTAATTCTGGATTATATTCCGAGCGTAATGGATATTAAAGCTTATATCTTTAATGAGTATGTTACAGGAGATGCTCTTACTATTCAAGTACCTAAAGACCAATTATTATTAAGATTTACAAATATGTTTAATTATGGAAATACATCACTAATCTGTTCTGATGGAATTACAAGAACAGTTTTGAATAATGTATTTAAAAATATTAAAAAGTATTTAGTTTTTATATGTATCTTAAATCAAGGTCAAACAACTTCTCAATATAGTTATCCTACATTAGATGATAATAAAGGTACTTGGGGATTATTTCAATCAATCGATGATTTAAACATACAAAATTCTGATAAACTTTGGTATGATGTTTTATTAACAGGATTACCTTCAGGTAAAATATGTTTTTGGATGGGAGTTTCTACTCAATATAATACATCAGAATTGTTAAAGAATATTAAAATAATAAATCCAGGAATGAGGTTTATTGAATGAATGGGTTTATAGGAACATTTGAAATATTTGGTCCAAGTTCTAAATCTATAAATAGAAACGAATTTACAGATATAGATTTAATTACGGGTAATAGTAGTTTTAAACCTAATGATGTTTATGGTATACAAGGTAATGGTATACAAGTTAGAATATTATCAAATGGTAGAGCATTACTTTGTGTTGATGATATTGTTGTAAGAAAAAGATTTTCTGCTAGTGCTCAAGTTTTTCAACAAGTAAGAGCACTTAATGGTAGGATATTTATAACAGATTGCGGTTCAGCAATCTCTCAAGGATATAAAAAAGAAAAACCAGAGGAAGTATAATGATTTTAGTACCTAATGTTGCTTTATTAAAAATATTAGAATTAATTTTTAAAGACACATCTCCTGTAAATCAAACTTTAAGATTATTTACTAATGATTTAACGCCTGATGAAGACACAGTCTTAACAGATTTTATTGAAATGTCTGGGTTAAGTTATGCTGTTATTACATTAACAAGATCAGAATGGACAGCTGCTTTATCTGGAGGAGTTCCTACTATTGAGAATTTAGAGAAAACATTTACTTTTACACAAGGTACTCCAGCTACTATTTATGGATACTATGTTACATTTAATGATGGAAGTGATCGTTTATTGTATTGCGAAAGATTTGATGGGCCTAGTACTGTTGGAGCTACAGGAGATGACACAATAAAGATAGTCCCTAAAGTTACACAAAAAACAGAGATTTTAGTATGAATTATGATTTTACACCTGTTGGAGGTGTTGTTGTTGGAAGTTCTGCTTCTAAGAGTATTACCAAAAAAGTAATAGGTTCTGGAGGATTAATATCTGGTGGATCAGGTGTTGTTGGTGATTATATTTATAGATTTTTCTTTGCTCATGGTGGTCCAGGATTTAAAGTAAATGACTTGATTCATACTAGTAGAATAGACTATACAGGAAGTGGTACTCCAGTTACATTATTTGAAATCTATGGTAAAGTTACTTCAATTGATGCTGAAGGTCAAGCTTTAATAGGTATATTAAACTGGACTTCAACTATTGGGGATTATCTTGAACAGTATGGTGATTATTTAGAATGGGTAAGATTTGGTAACACTTCTGATTCTTCTAGAGCTAATCTTATAGAAATCAATTCATCCATCGGTTCTAATACTCCTTATATAAGTATTAAACAGAATATTACAAGTATTAGTGCATTAACAAATCCAGAAAATTTATTAGTTTTATTAGGAAGAACTAAAAATTATGTTGATAATCATTTTGGTACAATTCCTGATGATGGGATATTAGTAAAGAATGGTTATTTTAGAGGTTGTGTTAAAGTAGGATCAGTACAAGATACTACTGACTCTAGTGGTAATAACTGGTCAATTTCTGGAACGGGAGCTTATCTTGACAAGTATGGTAACTTTAGAGTTGGAAATGATAATGCCTATATTCGTTATAAAAAAGAAGATAGTTCATTTAAAATTAAAGCTGCAGATTTTATATTAGAGACATCACATTTAAAAATAAATTCTGTTACAGAAACTATTTTAATAGGAAGTGCATCTGCTTTTGATACTGGAGTTGGTATTTTTATCGGGAATGATTCAGGGTATAAAATCAGAATGGGTGATCCTACAGCACAAAGATTTCAATATGATGGCACAGATATTATAATTTTTGATAAAGATGATGAAGAAGTATTCAATTCAACATCTTTGGGTGCAAATATGAGTGGCTGGAAACTTACTTCAACTGAATTTTATAAAGAATATATACATATCAATTCATCTGGTTATATTCAAAGTAAAAACCCTGTTACACCTTTTTATGAGTATTGGAAATTAGATAATGATGGTTTAAAAATCAATATATCTGGTAATAATAGGATGATTCTTGGAAAAGCTGGGGCTTTATTTGGGATTTATATTGATTCATATAATTATTGGTATGATGATTTTGCATTTAGGATAGGGGGAGCAACTACTAATTACCTATTATTTTCTTTTGGTGGAAGCCTTACTATAAATTCTGATACATTTAAACTTACTGCAGGAACAGATCTTGTTATTGATTCTACTGCAAAATTAATAACTTTAGCAAACAGTGCAATGAAATTTGGATATGGAGTAGGGGGTACAGGTTTACATGGTGTATATGTTGATGCAAATAATTATTGGTATTCTGATGGTACATTTAAAGTTTATACAGATGCAGATAATTATATAAGTAAAGCTGCTACAGGAGTTGTTATAAAATCTACTTCTTTTTTATTAAAAGCAGGTAATTTAGTTTTTAATTCAACTGGGAGTATAAAATCATATGATACTAATTATTCATACTGGGAATTAAAAGCCGATGGTTCTGGGTTTTTAGCATTAAATAATATCCATTGGGATACTTCAGGTAATTTGAGTATAACGGGTTCAATATCAGCTTCAAGTTTTAATATTGATGAGAATAATTATTGGCATTCAGATGGTACATTTAAAATATACACTGATGCAGATAATTATATTTCAAAATCGACTAGTCTTGTTATTAAATCAACATCATTTTTATTAAAAGGTGGTAATTTAGTTTTTAATTCTACAGGAAGCATAAAATCATCATATGAAACTACAGTTTATTGGGAATTAAAAGCTGATGGGTCTGGATTATTGGCATCAAATAATATTCACTGGGATTCTGCTGGGGCTTTGTCAGTTACAGGTACTATTACAGGGTCTAGTTTTCAGATTGATGTTAATAATTATTGGAACTCAGATGGAACATTTAAAATTTATCATGATGCAGATAACTATATTTCAAAAGGAACTAGTTTTGTAATTAAAGCAACATCATTTTTATTATCTGCTGGTAACATTTCAATAAATTCAACAGGAAGCATTAAATCATCTGCTGGAGCTACTACTTATTGGGATTTGAAGGCAGATGGATCAGGTGATCTTGCTTTAGGTAAAATATCATGGACATCAGCTGGAGTATTATCAATTACTGCTTCTTTAAGTGCTTCATCTTTTTCAATCGATGCAAATAATTATTGGAATTCAGATGGGACTTTTCAGATTTATATCGATGATAATAATAGGCTTTCTAAAGGAACTTCAAGTTTTGTATTAAGATCTGAGAGTTTTATTCTTAAAGCAGGAAATTTGTTGTTAACTTCTGTTGGTAATATCAAATCATATTCTGGAACTACAGTTTATTGGGATTTAAAAGCAGATGGGTCTGGATTATTGGCAAGTGGGAATATTGCATGGACATCGGCAGGAGCTATAACTTTAGGAGGAACTATTACCTGGAATAGTAAACCGTCTTACACTGCAAGTGAGGTGGGAGCTAGACCTTATGATTGGGTTCCTACAAAAAGTGATTTAGGGACTTGGACAACCTATATAGATGCTAATGGAATCTACACAGGGACTTTAACAGCTAATCAAATAAATGTTTCAGGTATTAGTGCTTCTAATATAACAACAGGAACTTTATCTGCTGACAGAATAGCTTCTGGATCAATTACATCTACTAAATTAAGTGTTTCTACACTTTCTGCAATTAGTGCAAATTTAGGTACAGTCACTGCAGGAAGTATTTCAGGTGTTACAATTACTTCAAGTACTTTTGCAACAAATCCTGATGGTTATACAAGAACAAAACTTACATCAGGGACTGCTGGAATTACTTTTTATAATTTATATATTGATTGGGAATTATCAAGTTCAATTAGTACAGATATTAGTTCTCCAAATCGTTTAATTATGAGTTTTAGTGGTTCAGATTATTATAATTTTAGTGGACCAGTAACAGCTACATCATTTACTGGAATACAAGTATCAGATTTACCATCACATAATCATGATACTTTATATTCAGCTATAGGACATGACCACAGTGGAGTTTACTCAGCTGTGGGACATGACCACAGTGGAGTTTACTCAGCTGTGGGACATACTCATTCTTATGTACCTACAGGTAGTTGGACTAATGGTAATATTATTGTAGGGGCAAGTTATGGAGCAGGATTAGGAGATAGTGGTTATACACCATCATCATTTGCCACAGCTGGTCATGATCATTCAGGGGTATACTCTCCTGCAGGACATGACCACAGTGGAGTTTACTCAGCTGTAGGTCATGATCATAATAGTTCATATGTTGCAATTAATACAGCTATAACAGGAGCTACTAAATGTAAAATAACATATGATACTAAAGGTTTAGTAACATCAGGGGCAGATTTAGCCGCATCTGATTTACCTACTGGAATTGATGCTGCTAAAATAAGTTCTGGGAATGTTAGTAATACAGAATTTGATTATTTAAATGGTGTTACATCTGCAATACAAACTCAATTAGGGGGGAAATTATCACTTACAGGTAATGGTTTAAGTAACGGAATTTTAGTAACTTCATATGGGTCAATTGGGATTATTGCTGGTTGGGCTGGAACGTTTACTGACGGAGATAGTAATGTTTACACAGTAACAGATGGAGTTATAACAGGTAAAAATTTATAATTAAAAGTTAAAAAACTTAAAAAGGAGAAAATACAAATGATTAATTTAACCAACAAACAATTATTAGATTCAATTCAAGGATTACAAGCTTTAACTAATTTGATAGATGAATGCCAAATAGGATATAAAGTTGCAAGAAAGTGTCTTGATATTGTTAATGCTGTCAATAAAGAAATTGATGAGCATTTTAATAAACATGCAAATGAGTTAACTCTGAAACATTTTGAAAAAGTTGAAGATAAAACTCAACAATCAGGATTTAAGTTTAATCCTAAACAAGAAAATAGTGAAGAAGAATATCAAAAAGAAATGAAAGATTTATTAGAAAAACAAATTGAATTGGTTAATGTATTTAAATTTACAGAAAATGAATTACAAGATGTTAAACTAAAAGCAACTGCAGTTATAGTTTTAGAACCTTTTACAATAAGAAAATAAAATGGGTGATTTTAATATAGGTTTAAACCAAAGTTTTGAGAAATCTTTTTCTCCAAAAAAGTTAAATAGTTTAAAACTTTGGTTACGTTCAAGTTCTGATATCACATTAGGTGATGTTAATAATCAGTACAAACTTGAAACATCGGGAAATCTAACAAGAGAAAATTCTAGTAAACTTCAGATTAATTCTAAAAATTTCAGTATTCACATACAAATCAAATGTGATTTTTTACCTGAAAGTATAATAAATCTTGTTTATCGTGATACTCAAATATTCTTTAGATTGAATTTAAGTGGGTTAATTGAATGTGAATTAGTAGATTCTGATCTTAAGACAAGAAATAATATTTCTCTTACTAATATATGTGATGGTAATTATCATGATGTTGTTTTAATTGTTAATTATGAATCTGGAAATTATTTGTATATTGATAATGAACTTGAGTCTTCAGATACCATTAGGTTCACAGGTGATATCATCAACACAAATCTAATCAATATTGGCAATACTACTGAAACATCAAAATTATTTTATATTAAATTTGTAAGAATTTTTAATAAAGTTTTATCTTTATTTGAGATTTCAAATTTAAATACACAAGAGTCAATACCTGCAGAATATCAGTGGTCTGATAACGAATCATTAATCAGTAATCCTAGTTTTGAGAATTGGGATTCAATGAATGAAGTAACATTAGATGGTGTAGATCAACATATGTATAGAAATGCACCTACAAATTTAATTCCCATTGAAAGTAGTAATTTTGACACTGATGGGATTGATTATTGGTCTACAAATAATCTTACTAAAACATATGACTCTGTTAACAAATGGATGGTATTACAAGTAAGTAAAGTTTCTAATATACAAAATCTTTATAAAGACATTTCTGATAAAGTAAATAATAAAAAGTATAGAATTAGTTTCAAAGCTAAAACATTAGACATAGAATTAACTGATTCTGTTTTTAAAGTATCTGATTCTTCTATAATTAAGAATCCTAATTTGAATTTTTATTTTCAAGAATATATATTTGAGGGTATCTCATTAAACTCTTTGACTTCAATAAGTCTTGATGGTGGAAATAAACCTTTAAATTCAAGATTCATATTAGATGACATTGTTGTTATTGAAGATTGGGAGTTGGATTTTAATAGTCAAGAATTAGGACAGAATTACAATTTTAATAATATAGATGAACCAATTGAAGTACAATTCACTGGAACTCAATATATTGAAAAGACATTACCCAATCCAAATTTATTTACTAATGGTAATTTTGAATCAGGAGTTAATACTGATAACATTTTGTCAACTTTTGGTATAACAACTTCTTATGATGATACTGATTCAGGAAAAACAGGAAGTTATTGTTTTAAAGGTGTAACAGTTTTATCAGAATGTGGGATTTATAAATTAAATCTATTACAAGTTGAGAAAAAATATAAATGTTCATTAAGATATAAATCCACATCTGATTTAATAATTTACTCTGAATTACCAGGTAGAATATTAAAACAAGAACTTATTATACTTAAACATTGTGATGATTGGAATTATATTGAGTTTGAATTTCAAGCTGAGTATAATAGATTTGGTATATATAGTATTTTATCAGGAACATTTTATATTGATAGCTTATATTTAGGATTAAATCATTGTTTAGATATGAACGATTCTAATATTTTAAATTTTAGTAAAGATAATAACTTTGAAATCTCAGAAGTAAATGTTCTTGGGTATGATGAGAATACAATATTTTCTTTTGGTGGAGTTAATTTAGTATGGAGAGATTAATATGATAAAAGAATTTTCTGATTTAACTTCTGGAGTTCCAGTATTAACAGATGAATTATTAATTAGTAGGAATAATATTCCTTACAGAATTGTTATAGGTAGTACAAGTTTAACTCTTTTTTCAGTATTAGATTGTGAAGTTAATGATATGTTTGTTGTAGAAGAAGTTTTAGGTATTAAACATTGTGTAAATAAATCACAGTCTCAAATAAAAACTCTTTTAGGTATTACCACATTGGAAGGCAATTATGCTTTATCTATAAGCGGTCAATACGGATTTTATAATATTTTTAATCCTTTATCTTTATAAGGAAATTAACTATGAAAAAAATAATTTTAATAAAATCAGACGGTAATGTAGGTGGATATGATACAATTCAGGCTGCAATTGATGCGGGTGCAAGCGGTGATTGTGTGATTTTATACCCCGGTACTTATAACGAAAATTTAACTATTAATAAAAATTTAACTTTGGAGAGTATCGGTGATGTAACAATAGCTGGTGATAGTACTAGTGGAACTATTGCTATTGCTGCAAATACGACTGTTTCAATTAAAGGTTTTCCAACTATTACAAATAGCAATGGAGTAGATAAAAGGATTGTTTGTGCAGACGCTACTGCAATTATTAATGATTTTTACTGGGAATTCTCTGGGAGAATTCAGCAGTTACCACCAGCAACTACAACTTCAGGCTCTTTAGCTGCAGGTAAAGTTTATTTCATAACCACATTTAATGCAGGTGATGATTTCAGTAATGTTGCCAGCGTAATAAGTGGGACAATAAATACAACTGGATGCTTTTTTAAGGCTACTGGCACAACACCAACTAATTGGAGTAATGGCTCCACATTAGATTATAGTGGTGCACCTTATATCTTGGCTTTATTTAAGAATACTACCGGACAAGATTTTGGAATAAATTGGAGTTATAGCAGTACAGGTAGTGTAACTTGGAGTGGGATACTTAGTCCGATAAAAACACTTATTTCTATTACAAGTCAGGGTGCAAGGCAGGTTACTTATAGTATTTCAACTAATACTATTGGAATAACTTGTTATAATATCACAGCAGACCCACCTGCCTTAGTTAATGGTACAGCTTTTATGCTTAATATAAGAATGTTTCCATGATTACTAAAATTTCCATAGGCGGTGGCAATTTATCCCATGACACTAATGTGACAAATGCTTTTATAGCAGGTTACGAAAGTAATGGTGCAAGTTGGACGGGTGAAATAATTCAGCTTGGCGAAGGTGATTTTAATTCACAGATATTAACTGCATTAAATAATGGAAGTGATATTTATATCCGTTCAACAACAGGCTTAACCGCTTATATAGCAAGTGCTCTTGCTAACTACCCAAACATTCTATGTTTTGTACCGGCAGGTGCAAACAGCCCAGGAGAAATTTTTGAAAGTAATGGCGGAATAAATCTTCCTTGCATAGTTGTTACAGGTGCTGGGGATATTGCAAATGAAACTGGTGATGATATAGAATTCTTTAGTCAAGATCCTATTACTATTGAACCAGATTATTCTTCATACAGCAACGGTTATATTGCTGGACAGATTGCTTATATAATAAATACTCTTAATTGCTCAAGTTGGGAAGCCCGTTATAGGGCTCATGTTACAGGTTCAAAAAATGGTGTATGGCATGAAACAGATGGGTTTGGTTTAATAAATGTTCCGGCTGCTCTTGCATTCACAGGAACGATTCCAGATGATCCTTATATTAATCATATATTGGAAATAGGAGATATTTCTTTTTCTTTAGAAGATCTAGAATTAACAATTGTTTGTGATGTGGTAGAAAATGCAGAAAATTATATTATAGAACAATTAATTGATGGTGTTTGGACAGTTGTAACTAATCAAGTAACAGTTGAATATGGAAATGTTTATAGATTTAGATATAAAGCTAATATGACAAATGGTTATGAGGTATTAGAAGAGACTGGATATAGTGAAACATTTTTATTTAATGTTCCAGTTTTACCTACAATTATTAATCAATCTAATAATATAAATTGGATTGGTTATAATTCACATAGTTGTGATATTTCATATAATGATTATAAAAGTGGAACTTCTTGTTTAGAAATACAATCAACAAGAGAAGGTGATGAGTATGATGATTATTGCTTTTTAAGTAATAGTTATTTTAGAAGTTTAATTCGAAATAAACAATACCTAATAAATTTCTGGGCAAGAACGGGATTATCAGATACTTCAATTACAGTAAAGATAGGAAATAAATCAAAAACATTTAACACAGTTTCTCACACTGTTGAGGTATTTACAGAATGTAATTTTTATTTTACAGTTGACATTACAGAACTTAATCAAGGAATCAAACTTTACTTAAATCAATCTGATACTGTTTATATTGATGATTTTACTATTTCTGAAGCTCATGACTTTAGTATGGGTATTTGGGTAAAAAATGGTCTTATTCAAACTACTGATAAAATAATTCAATTAAGTAATGGAAGTAGTTCAATAAGTTTTAAATACGAAATAGGAACTTCTTGTGTTATAGCTTCAATAAATGATGAAGAAATAAGATATGAAGATGAATCTATAATTGACGATACTTGGAAATTATTAAGTATTACTGGTGATAGAGACGGAAGTTTAAAGTTTTATATAAATCAGAGTTTAATAGGTACATCTGTTATTTCTTCAAATGTGGGATTATTAAAAGATTTTGAAAGTTTATCAAGTTCTGAAGGTCTCATACACTCAATAAGTGATTTACAGATTGTTAGAGATCATATTTGGGATTTAAATGGGATAAAAGATATTTATAATAACGGATTTAAACATAAATATAATACAGGTGAAGTAGTATTATGGAATGATTTTAAAGAGGAAAATCAAAGAGGTAAAGATCTTTCATTATTAAAAAATAACATTACTTTATATAATACTCCTATTTACACGTCTATATTAAAAAATAATATTATTAATAATTGGAAAAAAATTACAAATGGTTTAAGTAATATTATTTATGATGAATCAGAAGAGACTATTAAATTTGAAATAGATTCTACACCAAACAGAGTTTATATTAAACAAGAAATATTACTTGTTAAAGATAAAAAATATACTTTTGAAATCTGGACTAAAGGAAGTAATTCTTCTACAGGTTATATAATTAACATAATTAATCCAAATGGTTTAAGTTTAAAATCTGATTTAACATTTGGGGTTTTGGATAATATAACAGTAATTCCTGGAACAACTTATAGTAAAAAAGCTATAACATTTATTGCAGATTCTGATGGGCTATTTACTATTGAAATTAGTAATAATACTGTAAATAGTGCTTCTTCATCTTTATGGTTTAGTAATTTTAGTTTTACAGAAGGGTATGATTCTACTATAAATATATGGGTTAAGAATAATTCTGATTTAGAAAGTAATTTATTGAATTATGGAGGAAATAATCAATTATCTATAAAAAAGAATACTAATAATAAATTTTGTATATCAAATTCAGGAGTAGGAGATTATAGACTCACAGATTCTGTTTTAACAGAAGATGAATATTATTTATTAAGTGTAATTTTAATAGGAGGAGCAAAATTCCCTAAAGATATTCAACTTTATTTAAATGGTGAATTAAATCAAGGAACATTTACTCAAGATTTAGGTAATTATATTGCTTTAGGTAATCCTACAAAATTATGTATAGCTTCTAATAATGGAACTTCTAATTTCTTTCAAGGTAGTATAGGCGAAATAGAAATATTAAAAGGTGTAAATTTAACTGACACACAAATTAAAGAATTATATAATTCAAGAAAAGATTTTAATAACACAAATCAAGTGTTACATATTAAACCTGATGTTAATGGAGAAGATTTATCAGATAAAGAAAATGATGTTACTATTGTAAACTCTCCAACATTCTCAACAATTGATTTGAAGATAGAAGATTGGAATCATTTTTATAATGGTAATTCAAAAATAGATAAAAATACTGATAATGCAAGAAGTACAACTTGTGTTAATTTTAAATTAGACTCAAATAATTCTGAAGTAAAAGTATCTCAAAGTTTTAATTTACAATCATCAAAGAATTATGCATTAGAAGTTTGGGCTAAAGCAGATGATGTACTTTCAAGTTATCACATTAATATAAAAGATTTTAATGGTTTGGTCTTAACTGAAGATAATACTTGGATTGAAGAAGAATCAATTATTGTAGTTCCTGGAACTTCATATTCAAGGAAGTTTATCCAATTTCAAGTACCTATTTCTGGGGTATATACAATAGAATTAAAAAGTATCGGAGTTGCAAGTTCTAATCTATACTTTGATGATCTTAGTCTTTATTTTGAAGGATGTCTTGTTGAATTACTTCAATCAAATATTACAGGAAGTAAATGGGTAGATTCATCTTCAAATCAATTGGATTTTACAAACAACTCAATTTTAGATTTAATCTCTATTAATATAGATACATTAAATGATTTAAGTATTAATTCTAATAATATGAGTCAAGACACCAAAGATAATCAACCTATTCTTATTGAAGGTGATAAATATAATATCATTAGATTTGATGGAGTAGATGATGTTTTAATATCAAACATTTCTGATCTTACAGATTTTTCAATTTTTATCTTATTCAAAATTAGAACTTCACCCACAGTTAAATCTATTATATTTGGGAACACACTGGACAATCTTTGGATTAATAATTCTTTACAACTAGGAGTTTATTGTAGTAATTTTAATAATACAATAAATCTGCAATTAACTCAAGACACATTAGAGATATTAGGTTTAGTTTATGATTCAACAAATAATCAATTAGAAATATATCAAAAAGAAAATAAAATTAATACCATCTCAGGAATTATTAATGGTAATAATCTTTTAAGTTGTCTTGGTGGGTTATCAAATGGAACTTCTTGTACAAGTTTAGATTTAGTTGAAATCATTTGCACTTCTGATAAAATGAATGATATCCAAATGCAAGCTCTAGTCAATTCTTTAAAAGAACAATACTTCAATGATTAGGTCATTCTGATTTTTATGATCATCAATATATTTAACTATTAACATTTAACTATTAAATCTTGATGACTATGATAAATCTTATAATTGCTGCTGAAACAACTTATACATCATCTCCCGAATTTGTTTGGGGAATCATCATTGCTAGTACTCTTATTAATATTATTTACCATCTTACACAATCAAAAAGTAAAAGATCTGAAAGTGATATTATTAAACTTTACTCTCTTAGTACTGCTAATAGTAAAGAATTGAATGTTTTGAAAAATGGTGTTCAAAATATAAAAGAAGAAAGTTTAGTTAATATTGAAAAAAAGATTGAATCGTTAGTAAGTGATTATAAATGTTTAGAAGAAAAAGTTAATAAATCAGATTCTAAGATATTAATTTGGTCTAATGAAATAAAAGATTTGATGAGAGAGAATGAAAGACAACTTACATCAAAAATAGATGATGTAAAGTTAAAAGTTTGTAATGTATCAACATTAGTTGAAAGCACATTAAAAGAATTAAAAGAATTACTAAAAAGCACTATAAATGGAGTACAAAAATGAAACACATTTCAATCCCGATAATTTTAAGTATAATATCTGTCATAGTATTATTTTTATTTTTAATTCCTGCAGAGAACGATAATAATCTTAAAATAATAGATAATTATTCTAATCAATCATTACAACTTGATTCATTAAATAAATCATTTACATTATCTAATCAATTTAAAGATTTTAAAGTTGTAAATGATTTAAAAAAACAAATGATGGATTTAGAATTTAAAGAAAAGATAATAAATTATATTTATATTTTTATAAATTCATTACTATTATTATCTATTATAGGAATCATTTCTAATTATCTTCAATTTATTTATACAAAATTTGATTTCATACAAGAAGATGGAGCTAATAGAGTATTATCATACAGTTTACTTTGTACAACTTTAGTAATATTACTTGTTTATTACTTACAAATGAGTCAATGAAAAAGTTATTACTTTTAATACTATTCACATCTTTATCATTTCCACAA